TTAATGGCTCTTTTCTTTTGCTAATAAATTAGACATTACTTCATTCACTTTTAGATTCACTTTCTTAATTGCATCAGCCGATGGTTGATTCATGCTTTCAATCGTTATACGATATTTTTCTATTTCAAACGATTGCTTTGACGATGATTTAACGAATTCACTCATACAGCGCTCACACTCTGCTGTTCTTTTTTAATCAAATCATCGCAAAGCTTGTTTAAATAATATGTATAGTTAACTTTTTTCTTCATCGAACGGACTTCTGTGCCGATCTCTTCACAAATTGCAATTGGAATGCTGGCTTTGTTTACTTTATTCTTATATGTATGTTTCAATTGTTTTTCAGCTATGTTCTTATATGTAAGGAAATCATTAATATGTACGAAATAAACTTTATTTTCCGGCTCTCTAAATTGAAACAGAAACCCAGGGATTACGTTTGGATATTGCGTAGCCTCTTTTAAGTGTTTTATCTGCTGCGGCTTTATAATCTTCTCTTGAAAGGCAATAGACTTATCCTTTGTTGATTTAAGCTCAAAGGGGAACAAGTATCCCTTAAAGTGCAAGAAGCAATCATATTTGTTTTTTGATACTGCAGCTCCCCTTTTTAAAAACACTGGATTAACATCTTTAATCCTGTAGAAGAACAGCTTTTGATCTGCAGCTGATTTTTCTATATTTGCTTCAAAGACCTTGCCTTGGTTTGTACCTGCCAATCAATCACTCTCCTAAAATATTGAAACCAAAATTGATATTAAAATAAACCTTTGTTACACTGTTTTATGTTAATTAATATTGAAAGAAGTGTACGAAATGAAGCAATGGACACCCCTACGCCCTCGTTTAAATGAATTAATGTTTGAATATGATCTCACAGTTGATGACCTTTTCAAACGCACAGGATATCCGAGACAACGTATCCACGATTATATAAGTGGAGCTAAAGCAAATATGAACTTAGCTACAGGCATGACTTTTGCTGATGCCATTGGTTGCTCAATTGAAGAGCTGTACGAATGGAACCATGAAGAAAGAAGAAAAGTTAAATCTTAATTCCTTTTCGAGCCCATCTGATTTCCTGCATCAATTCTTCCTTATTATCCGAAAGGTTGATTAGGTTACGGTGGGCTCTTTCGTATTCTTTGTTCTCGAGAGCTTCTTTCACCGTACCCATTTGTCTTTCCATTTTGTTGAACAGTATTTGAATTGTTTTATGTTCTTCAGCTATTATCCTCCACCTCTAATCATCTAATTTTATTTTTACTCTAAATAGAAGACCGATTTCATAAAGAATTAAGTCCAGCACAGTAATTGCAAAACGCTACTCCGTTGTTAGTTACCCAATCTTCCCCCAATTCATCGCCACACTCAGCGCATCGGCAGCTCGATATTACTTCGTTTAGAAGCGCAATGTGATCGAGTAGCACCGGAATGTCTTGGTGTGCATTTGCAATAAATTCTGCATCTTCTTTAGTTACTGTTGCTGCTAAACCATCTTCAAGAGTAACTACCCAATAACGAAGGTTTTCATTCCCAGGCCATTCATGATGAATGTTTGCATTCCAATATCCTTTAGTCGTTATTTCCGCACGCTGACGGATTTCTTCGAGTTGGGCTTTCGTTAGCTTCTCATTCATCAAGCATTCACTCCTTCGATATTGATTTCGAGAATGTCGAGTGTATTGCGTATTCCGGTTAATACTCCGACATTATGGCGTTTACCTTCAATATCCCCTGCTACATACCTCTCATCCCGCGATCTTTTTATACCCTCATAATAGTCCCGCAGTTTTTCCTCAGGTGTCGGTTCAGATTCATAACCGTTAATTAATGCAGCAGCTAATGTTAGTAAATCAAGATTATATAAACAACCGCTTTTATTATCGCCAACTGATAAGCTATCATTTGTGTATGATAGTAATATTCCTTCATCGCTCAATCTTAATCGGAGTTCTTCTATAGCCTCTGCCTGTTCCTTTGTGATTGTCGGCTTCATTTTAACGCCTCCTTTGCGATTGTTTGAATAAGATATACTGTATTTGAAAACTGCATGATATCTGGTTTTATAATATAAGTACCTTTAGCAACCGAATTATCCTCTACGTAAAAATCATTAGCGAGCTCCGTAATTTCCTGAAAAGACGCCTTCAATCGCTCATTCTCACCCATTAAATCTGCTACAGCACAACGTAGTTGTTTGACTTCCTCAGTCATTGGTTCCGTAAATAAATCATCCGCAGAGGCTTCTCGTTCAGTTCCATCCTCGTTTACGATGTAAAAACTGCCCTTTACACCAGGATCATCATGTCGCATTTTAACCCCGAGTTTTTTGGCACTCTCCTTGATGCGTTCATTATTAAACCCAAAACTTTTCATACTCTCCACCTCTAAGTTAAATTAATTTGATTCTCAATTTCCTCAATAAACGCTTCTAATGCTTCTTCATCAACCATAACTTGTCCATCCTGAACTTTGATGATTTCTTTCATTCGGCCATCCATATTTCTAAATGATTCTACTTCCTCAACAGTTAATGCTTCTCTGTATTTTTTTATGTAAAGAAGAATATTTTTAAGGGATACAATCTCCCCAATTATGTGGAGATTGAAATCTATTTGTTCCACTTCTAGCCGGAGTAAAGTTGCTTCCTTTTCTAAAACATCAAATTCAAGCTGTTCTTTCTTTGACAACAATTCTTGCTCTTTTTGTTGCAATTAATCACCTCTATGCTTATTTTTTATTTTTATGACTTATTACAATGCAACATCCCCATTGGATATACGATAATAATATACTTATATTTTGTTTTTGTCTATGGTTTTCTGAAATTTTCATAAGTAATAAATGAATAATCCTGTCCTTTTGTTGTTATTGCACTCCGATGATCCTTTTCAATTACTCTCCAGTCATCATTTAACCTTGGAAAATATGAATCTGCCTTCGCAACGACTGAATCAACAATCGCTAAATAAACCTTATCTGCATGGGGTAAGAATGCCTCGTATATAGCACCTCCTCCAATGACCATTACCTCTTCATCTTTATCCAATTGTCCTCGTATAAGCTTTAATACATCGTTAACCGAATGATAAACAAATGAAGAGTGATCAGGCTTGAAATCTTTATTTTTAGTCAATATGATATTACTTCGGTTTTGAAGTGGTTTTCCTGTAATGTTTACGATTGATTCGTATGTAAGCCTTCCCTGTATACACAGCTTTCCTGTAGTGAGTTCTTTAAAACGTTTCATGTCTTCAGGAATATGGTAAAGCAAATTATTCTCATACCCGATGGCCATTGATTTGTCGCAGCAAGCAATAAGAGATAGCATTATACTGCTACCTCAAAGTAAAGCTTGTCTCCATGCTTATAATTAATCAGCTTGAAATCGTCAATGGTAAAGTCATAGAAGTCCTTTACATCTGGATTAATCCATAACTCAGGTGCTTCATGCTGCTCTCTGTCCATTTGAATTTTCAAATTGTCTATATGACGAGTGTATACATGACAGTCTCCGATATTGAAGATGTACTCACCTAGCTCATAGCCAGTAACTTGAGCAATCATACGTTGCAATACATTGTACTGAAACACATTAAACGGATTTCCGAGCGCGAGATCACTGCTGCGACAGAAAACTTCTAAATGCAACTTCCCGCCTTTTATAAGCCATTGAGTACCATAGACACAGGGAGTCAATGCCATCGAGTCTAATTCATCAGGATTCCAAAGCGTTGTAATATGTCTGCGTGATGATGGATTATTTTTCAACTGATGAATAAGATAGTCAACCTGGTCAACTTTCTCACCGTTTAGCATTCTGTTCTTCTTACCAAGCTGATAACCATATGCTTTGCCGATTGTACCGTCTTCTTGTTTCCATTGATCCCAGATATGTACGCCCATCTTGTTTAATTCGTTAACATCATTTGATTTAAGCTGCCATATCCAAAGTAATTCTCTGATTGCCGTTTTCCACGCGACTTTTTTAGTCGTTAAAATCGGTACTTCTGAATTATCAAAGCGCATTTGCTTACTGATTACACTTAATGTATGTGCTGGTGTTCCATCAGTATCCCATTTGGTTCTGACATCGAATTCTTCGTCTGATGCCCCATTATTAATTATGTCATTTATGATTGTGTTGTATTGTCTATCAAACTGAGTCATATTTCTATTCTCCTTTATTGAAACCAACTGATAATAAAGTTAACCACGAAGATAATATTACCGCAAACAAACAACATGTACACGAACTTGTTTTGTTTATTGTTTGAGTCACCTTCCAAAACATCAAGAATTTTAAACATTGTTAAACCGGTATAAATTAAAGCAAAAGCTGTCCAAACTAACATTAATAAGTTACCGTGCGTAATCAGTCCAATAGTTGCCAAGGGGATAATGAACGAAATCCCCTTGAACAATGTACAGGCATACACTAAGTTCTTATTTTTCTTCAGTTCTTTATACGGTGAATTAGAAAACATATGCGTAACTTTAGCGTATACGTTCTGTTCTCCTCGTGTAATTAATCTAATTTCATTAATGTTTAATGCAAATAAGTATGCTGCAAGTAATAACGTAAAGTATGTAATTCTAATACATCTCCTTATTTTATTTTTACCCTATAAATAACTATGCTTAATCAAACAGCTCGCCGGCTCTCTTCATGTCTTTGATTTCCTCACTCACACTTTCTTTGATTGCATGAGGTAGCCGGTCAATTCCTCGTTGTATTCTTTTCTGACCTGTGTTTCTTATATGTATTGTTAGTTCTTTAAAGGCCTCCATTGATTCGTCTGATATTAAATCAAACAGCCGTTGTATCTTAGCTAATAAGCTTATATATTCTTCATCGTCTTCACTGAAAAGTTTGAGACCCTGTTCAAGGTTGTTTATTTCTTTTAGATGATTTTTTATTTTTTCTATGTGATTATCCATGATGGCTAAACCTTTCAACAATTTCTAAAACTTCAGCGAGCTTATCTGTTAGCTGTCTTCCCAGGTCTGTTGTTTGTTCCTGATCCAGTTTGTTCATTTTTCCTTTGCCATTAAGAATATCTCTCTTTTCCTCCAAAATTCCAATTTCAATTTTAATTTTAATCAGTTCTCTATAAGCTTCGCTTTCTTTGGGAAGCAATCCAGAGACAACTTTTACAGCCTGTAGTTCTTTGTTTAATTTATAATAATGATAAGTATTCTCCATATCTTTTCCCCTTTTTGTTTTAATTTGATTCTAATAAACTCAAAAAATTAACTGCTGCGACTCTATACCTTTGGTCTTCTTCATAAGCTGCAACTTGTTTCATATGCTCCAAAAACACATCTTCAAGCCCATGTTTTTGAATAAATCCTAAACACAGACCATTCCTGAAGAGCATGTTGTCATATTTTGCTTGCAAATCTTTATAACTGTTTTTGTTTATCGTCTTTTTCCTCCTTATTGTTTAGATAAAAGTCTTCTTTTATAGAGATGTTCGTTCAATCGACACCCTTTGGTATCCCTAAGTTCTTTATAAACTTCAGGCATCACAATTTCGCTTTTTTCTAAATTTTAAACTTGTACATGTTCCCTTTTCTGTCTACATGATAGCGTCCTTTTGGATAATATACATATCCATCTGCATTTACCTTATCAATTACATTAAACATGAATTCGCCATGTTTTGTATTCCCTGACATCCACGCCTTTTTACGTAATCTTTTTTTCATCCAGCATCTCCTTTGTAGGTATAATTGTTGAATTTTTTTGAGTATTTTAAGTTGTAACCTGACTGCGACCCTCCACTGGATAGACATACATCATTAGACCTCAGTCAGGACTTGACTTGTATTACTTAGTTCCAGTCGATCCGTGCCCACCGCGATCATCGTTACCTAGATGATCTACCTCTATCAATTCAACTTCAGGCATCTTCTTCATAATTCTGAACTGACAGATACGATCCCCTTTTTTAATTTCTGTATCCCGTAATGCATAAGCCGGAAAGAACCAGAAATCATTGTCTCCCTTGTAGGACTCATCAATAATACCCATTGAGTTTGTTTCAATGATGCCAAAGTTTTTAAATGTACTTGAACGAGGAACGACATGAGCTTCATATCCTTCTGGCAGCTCCATTGCCACTCCTAACGGGATAAGTTTGAATTCATTCTTTTTGATTGCAACATCTTCAGATGCTCGAAGATCAATCCAATCCCCCTGCTCAATTTTGTTAATTCTTGTTTGTGATTCATCTAGGTATTTGATTTTAATTTGCATTATGTATTAACTCCTTTTGTTTTTTAATTTATTTTGTCTAACAATATTTTAATTGTAGAGTTTAAGATTTCTCACCCATTCAGGAAGCTGTTCAGGTGTCTTAATGCCGTAGTTAATACAAGTCAGAGTATTAGGCTCAAGTTGTGTATAACCTTTATCTCTAATAACAGTATATCCTCCTGCATGTTCTAACTCTTCAAGTTTGTATTGGGGGCATTTTAAGATGATTTTCTTTTGTTCTTTCATATATTCATCTAGGCTTTTAATTTCTCTTCCTTCACTTAATGGCTTGACTGCTTTGTGATATACATAGCTCATTACTGCATGCCCAACCTGCCCAGCTAACTTCCCTTTGCTGATTTTGATATCCTCGTTAACTAAAATATACATTCTATAATCTCTCATATTTAACCTCATTTATTGATCCTTTCTGAACGATTTCCCACTGTTCCAAATTCAAACTCTTTACTGTATGAGGAGATATTTCATCACACCATATAACTGGCGTACCAGTATTGTCTGGACTATCTCCATAAACTGTGTAAATGCAATTAGTTTCAAAATGCCAATCCCCTCTTAGGCATTTAAGTTTGTCTCCAATCTTTATTAACGATTTTTGTTCTTCTGAAATTTTAAACAACCTCCCTTGCTAACTTATCAAGCTCATCGGGATTAAAGCCAATGCTTCGTTTTACTTCCTCTCCTTGATCACTCAGCAGAATGGTTACCGATACTCCCATTACCCCATATTATGCTGCCGCTTCTGGCTTCTGTATTACATCAACTGTCTCATATTTGACTCCTGCATCATTTAAGTAATTGGACACCATTTTGCAGGGATTGCAATTCGGTTGTTCTAATTTAATCAGTCTCATTTAAATCGCCTCTCTTTTATATTTGAATTTCCATCCTTTATGTGTTTTAGCCCTTCCAGATAAACACCGCATAATACCTTGTTTAATTAATCCATGGTCTCTTGCAAACTCCCTAATTCCTTTAGCTTCAATCAAAACTCCTTCAGGAGATAATGCGAATATTTCTTTTTTAATATTTTCTAAGTCTCTATAATTGTTGTTTTCTTTCTTAGTTAAGAAGCAACATGTTACAAGTGAATATTTCCTTTTATTTATTGGCACATTTATTTGAATTTTATCTTTATCCAAATGAATCTTTCCTTGAGAAAACAGGATCTCATCATACCCTTTGATTAAAGGGAGATCCTCTAAAAAATTCTCGAAGCAATGCCACCTTCTTTCCACAGTCACTCCTTTGGCACCGTATCTTTCATAACCACTTCCCCTTGGATGATAGCAACGCTCAAGCATTCCGCTCCAAACACTGTACTCCTTTTTATGATCAGTCATTTTCACATTGCCCATGTACCCTACTCCGAATACAGACTTCTCAAACTTATCTTTTATCTTCCCGCGTTTCATTTCAACTTTTTCAACAACTCTTCCATACCCAGTTTTAAGAAAACGAATTCTATATTTATATCTGTTCATTTCTCTAAAAACTTGAACCACTTTGTACTTTTGGTTTGCGTTATTCACATAAACTTTACCGACAAGACTGTCTTTTTTAAGTTTAACCAAATATAAAATCCGTGTCCCTTAATGATTCTACTGTTGCTTTTTTATAGCCAACGCCCTTCATTGAAAAGAAGTCATGGGATTTAGTCTTTGTACTCAACCCATTGATAACAATGGGATTAACATCCTCTTCTTCAAACCAATGATCGAATCCCAGATTGTTTAAAGCTTTATTAGCATTGTATCTGATAAATTTCTTCACATCTGGAGCTAAGCCAACCTGATCATAGACATCTTCTGTATACTCTAATTCATTTTCATAAAGCTCCTGTAGCAAGCTTAAAGCCCATGCATACAGTTCTTTTTGCTTCTCTGGTGTTTGCTTCTTATAAATCTCTTGAGCTAATAAACCGATGTATACGCCGTGTAGCGCCTCGTCTCTAATACCTTTAGTTCAACCGAGTTCGCTACTCTCGGCTCGTTGCCCTGTCGCAACCGCCTTACGTTACCGTAAGGAGCAGACTATATCATCATCCCTGTAGGATGCCTCCCGTTTCGATTTAAGGGGTTCTCACCCACGCCAATAGCTTGCGCCCTACTCGTTTTGCGGAATTTCGCCGCCTATGCGATAGTCGTTGAACGTTCTATGCGATCCCATAAAGTCTTCCATCTTCTTTTATGTCGAATCAGACTAACGTAACGAGGATGAAGGCTGTATTTTTCACCAGCTTCAACATTATTCATTCCAGCAAGCAAATCATAGATTAAATTTGTTGCCTCTGAGTCTGTGAGCTTTGACATTGAATTACTTTCTCCAGGTTGTCCTGACATTAATCCAATTTTCATTGCGTGTAGAGTATTTTCTTTAGGTGTAACTATCTCTAAATTCCGAACGTGATTGTTTAGTTTATTTCCATCTATGTGGTTTACAAACATTCCTTTTGGTATTTCATGAATAAAATATTTTGCGACTAACCTATGTACTAAAAAGTTCTGTGTTCTTTTTTTCGGATGCGTGTATCCTATCATTTCATAGCCATGTGGAGTAATAAATGTCTTTCTTGGTTTCTTTAATTTTTTTGATATGATAACTCCCGTTTCCGTTATCCACCAAGGTGCTTCTTCGACTTCTTTTCTTATCATTTTCACCTCCTTTGGGTTCGCATAGCTTCGCTGCTGATTGTCCTAAAAAGGATTTTCCAGCAATTAGAGAGGTTCACATTTGCCGTTGCCGACAAAAGGGACTATTAAATAATCAGGTTAATAATCTCTCCACTCTGCATGAGCTTCCCTTGTCCATAAAAGTAAAGTGGATAATAAAACCCTGAATAGAAAAGGAAACTCTCTAGAAACACAGATGCAACCATTGCTTTAAATAAGGAGATATCATCGTTTTTCTGAACTGCTTTATAAATTAAAACAATTGTTCTAGCCTTCTTTTGAAGAAACCTATTGTTTTTCACCCATTCGAAGACTTCATTGATCTTCTCGGTCGGAGCCAAAGTTAGAAATATGTTGCTGTAGGATTTTGCGTGCACCGCGTTCTCCATCATCGCCATGAAATTAAGAACCGCTTTTCGCTGATGACCTTCGACGTGCTCGGCCACAATCGGCATGCCCGTGTTCCCCTGCTCTGTGTCCAATAATGTAAGCCCGGCTAAAACTTTCATATAAGTGTCTTGCTCATTTTTACCCAAATACTTCCAAGTAAGAAGATCGCCGTTTAATGCGATCTCTTCCGGAAGCCAAAACTGCTTTACGTTTTGGTTGTAAAACATTTGGGTGAAATCATCTTCATGCTTTGACCAGTTTGCTGCGTCATAAATTTTTGTCAATTATTCGTCCTCCCTAACTTCTGGTACTCCAATAGCTACTGCAAGGTAATAACAATAAAAGAAGAAAACAGTTCGATCTTTCTTGAAAAATATAGGAACCCGTCGTTTTCTTCCCTTCTCATACCAAACTGTTTCTCCCAACGCAAATACAAGGCGAAAGCATCCAAGGCTGATATATAGATATCGGAAGACTTCGCCGACTTCCGTGATGCGTTTGTCCGTATAGATATTTAAACCACGCATGACAAGCAACCCTCTTGGGTCGTATCCTTTGTTCTTGCATAATACAGCGTCTTAATTCCTTTATGATGAGCGTAGAGGTCTATTCTATTTAGATCTCTCGTCGTCATCGTATCCTTCAAGAACAACGTAAATGAAATCCCTTGGTCAACGTGCTGCTGAATAGTGGCAATAAGATCAACTACCTTAAACATATCCATGTCGTATGCTTCCTTATAAAAGAACCAATTCTGAGCCGATAAACCTGGCATCGGATAATATGTCTTACTGTTTCCGTATGTACGTTCCTCGATTCTCTCCATAATAGGCATTACACCGGCAGTAGATGATTGAACATATGAGATGCTTCCTGTAGGTGCAATAGCCTGCCTATACGAATGATACAAGCCATATTTCATAACATCCTCTTTAAGCTTCATCCAATCTTCAATGTTAGGAATATGTTGATCTCCAAACATGTTTTTAACCTTTTGATATTTAGGGCTATAATCATTTGTCACGTACTTATCAAAATACTCACCTGATTTGTAGGTCGACCCATCAAACTTGTAGTACGTCTCCCCTGTTTCTTTTGCAATTTCCATTGAACGCTGCAGGGAGTAGAAGTTAACCATCATAAAGTATGTATTTGCAAAGTCCTTAGCTTCTTCACTTTCATAAGGGATTTTATTTTGAGCCAGAAAACCATGTAGGTTCATCTGTCCTAAGCCAATTGATCTCATTAGTGTATTTGCTCTCGCAACTGCTGGAGCATTTACAATGTTTGTTTTCCTTGTGATAGTTGTCAGTGAGTCAATTGCTATTCTGACTGTTGAAGCAATTGATTGATTGCTCATTACATTTACAATATTCATTGAGCCAAGATTGCAAGAGATATCTAAGCCAATTTCATCCTCTTTATCGTAATCTGTATAAACTGACACTTGAGATGCTTGAAGTACCTCTGACTTTAATATTCAACGAAAGGCGCAACACTCTCGTCCGTTCTCTTATGAACTGCTTACGATCACTCGTAAGAATAGACTATATCATCGACCCATAAGGCCGCCCGCCGTTTCCATCGCCATATACTTGCGATGTACTCTACTCCCTTACGCGTATGCGTGGTTTCGATAGTCGTTCGGCATTTCCGCAAGGTGCGGTTTAGCACGGTATTGTCTATTGAATAGAGTTTCACCGTTTAGACGGGTTTGCTACGGCCATTACTGACCGAAGGTGCTACAGTTAACACAAATTAGAAAATTTCACTTTTGAAATATGTTCATTCGGATGCACTTTATTTACATTGTCAGCAAACATGATATAAGGATAACCAGATTCGCTTCTTAGAATGGCCAATTGCTCTAACAGCTTTCGAGCATTTCCCTTGGCTTTTCTAAGCCTAGGGTTTTCAACAAGCTCATCATACATTTTATTGATGTCCATCTCATCAAGATACTGCCCATATTCTTTGTAAACTGAATGAGGATAGAACATGTAAAAATCCTTATCTTCTCTTGCCAATTCAATGAATTTATCAGGAACAACTACCCCAATAGATAGTGTTTTAACTCGGACATCTTCATCAGCACTTATTTTTTTGGTATCAAGGACGTCTGTAATATCGGGATGGAATACACTTAGATAAGCTGCTCCTGATCCTTGTCTTTGCAGACCATTCAGACGTGTTCGCTAAGCACGCCCCGCCATACGGCTGCTTCATGTTGCCATGAAGATTAGACTATATCTTCATCCTTTTAGGATGCCTCCTGTTTCGACTGCCAATAGCTTGCAGCCTACGCCTTTCGGCTAGTCGTTGCACGTTCAAGACTTTAGTCTAGCTTCGCTCATGATTGTCCCTGTAGGAGTTCCCATGAATTAAAGAGGTTTTCGATCGCCATTTCTGACAAAAGGGGCCAAATCAACCCATTTGGTCGGCATATCTGAAGGCATTATCTAGAAGTTTCATAACACCTACGACACCTTTAGTTGCATTCTCTACGTCTTTAATTGCTTCACCCTTGGCTCGTAATTTGCTTAGGTTTAATGCAACACCGCCACCCAATTTAGACAGCTGCATGGAAATATCGATCGCCCGTGAAATATCGTTTAAACTGTCTCCCACTTCAAGCAAGAAACAGCTCACCATTTCGCCTCTTCGCTTACGCCCTGCATTTAGGAAAGTAGGTGTTGCCGGCTGATACTCTTGTTTCATCATTGCGTGTACTTCCTCAATAGCCTTATCGTAATCACCATCTGCACAATACAAAGCTACAATTGAGACGCGATCCTCATATCTCTCCAGGATCTTTGTTTTATCGTTTGTCTTCAATGCATAGTCATTGTAGAACTTAAATGCACTCATGAAAGAAGGGAACCTGAATTTGTAACTGTAAGCAATTTTAAAAATCGATTTAATCTGCTCAAATGTGTATTCACTTAAGAATTCTTCTTCGTAATAATCATTTTTAATCAGATAATCCAGTTTCTCTTTTAAATCATGGAAAAAGACTGTATTTTGATTAATGTAATCAACAAAGTAACTGTGCACGGCCTCCTTATCCTTCTCAAATTGAAACTTACCGTCTTTCTGAATCATGATCTCATTATTGAGTTTGATCCACTTTGGTATTGTGTTTGTCAATAAGTTGTACCTCCCGATTAATCTTCTGCAAATCTTGTTTTGTTCCGCTTAGTTCAAACTTTAATAACAATGGTACGTGGAACATTGCTGAAAGCTTGTCCCCAGCTAAACCATAGTTATCACCCCAAACCTTGTTACCACTCACCGCAACTCCTTTTATTTTATTTTTATTCTTATTGATAAAACTCAAAGTCCTTTCAGGTACTTCCCCAAAGCCTATCGTATATGTAATATGTATGAACTCTTGAGTGATGATCGTATCATCAGTTATTTCAATTGCCTCAATGTCTAACTCTTGTTGCAACGCTTTTACAAACCTTCTTACATTGCCAGTTTTACTCTCATATGTAATGATCACTTATCGTTATAAGCCCCTGTAATTAATTTTGTAGTCACTGTTTCAGCTTCATTTTCAGCGTAATTGAATGCTTCTGATATCTCACGATTAATGTCGCCCATTTCCATGTAACCCTGTGCCATACTTTCATATAAGGAACTCTTCTTAACTGGAACGTAATCATCTAGATTCTTTTCTAATTCAACAAATTGATTTCCCTGTTGGTCAGTTGCAATAATCTCTCCTTTTAATACAGGAAAAGATTGCCCATCAGCTAAATGAATATGAGTGTTCTCATCGGCTATTGTAAAGCTAATAATGTTCTTCTTTTTTACATATTGTTGAGTTGGATCAATACGTCTAGCTGCCCCCATTTTACATCTCCTTATTTTTTAATTTCATTTTGAATAAAGCTGTGATTTTATTTAAACTAAAACCAAAACATTGTTTTTGATGTACTTGTCTATTTCTGATTTTGTATAAGTAAGAGTACTGTCGGTTGTAGTGTCAGTTATTTCGAATTGTTCAGTATTATGATTCATTCTTGCTGTGTATACAGTATTGCTGACTACAGCAATAGCTTCTTCTGATAGCTTAAATTTAAATTCGTTTAAATCAGCTACTTCATCAATCTCTCTTACCTCATGCGGTACTCCGCTTTCTTCTTGAGCGTACACAGCATCTTTATGAGCCTCAATAGCATCATCATAAGTGCCAACAAGTGTTCCCATGCAATAAAGTCCGTGTTTTTTATTCATTGTCATCATCCTTTTAATTTATTTTTGTGAACCTCTTAATCTCTTTACCTTCAACAGCCACATTTCCAAAGAACATTTCTTTAGGTCTTGCCCAAAGTAATCCGTCTTGGTCTTCATATGTAACCAGCTTTTCTTCTGTTTCAGTGTGAATGACCTCTCCTATAACCTTATACAGACCGCCTTTATAATGTCTAAACCAGCAACCGACTACTTCGTATGTATTCATTTGAATTTATTGCCCCTCAAATTTCAGTTTTAGTCGTTCATATTCTAATCTTTCCTGCTCTTCTTTTTTCTTCTGGTATTCAATTTGACGAGCTTCTTCTGCTTTTTTAAGCTTCAGCTCATAATCAGCCCAATCCTTTTTTGTAATGATTTTTAGTCTATTAAGTTCATGTTTTGCATATCTGTTCTCATATAGCTCTTTTTTTGCCCGGCATTCATTAAATACAATGGTATTGGTTTGATCTTCGTCCAAATCAAAAACCTGTTTTACTATCAACACTCCACCATCTTTGGTTACGATTGTAGTGCTATCACAAAATTGGTTTGCATGAATAAATCCAATTTCTTTGCCAACCAGATCATTCGGTTCTGTTATAAAATACATTTGCTTCCTCCTTATCCCTTTAAAATCATCCTTTTAATTAAAATTTATAACTCCATCCCAGCTTTCCAATTCTTTAATATCGTTATTAATTTCTTTGCTTCTTAATAAACGTTTTCTTGCAGCTCTTGCAGACTCTTCAAACGCACCTTTAAGTGTCTGGGCACTTCCGAAGAATGGATTGCCTCGGTATACAACTTTGTTTTTTTCATTGTCCTTAACCACAACTTCGTCTATTAACCACTGTCCGAGGCGACTGGTTTCTTTGGCAAAGAATGTGATTCTAAATTGATATCCATCAATTACAACAAGTTTTTCAAAACTTTTCATTATTCGCCCCTCGTTTTCAATGAAATAAAACTTTTAATCGGTTACGCTTCAAAATTCCCGCACCAGTCCATGAACTCCTTAATGTCATCTACCTTTCTCTTTTTTGTTATTTCTTCTGATTCAACATGACTAACAATTCCCTTAACCTTATCAACTAGCGTCAATCGTTTTAAGGGAGAATGAACATGTGTTAACGGCATTCCATTGCCTGCAGCCAGTGTACTTTTTGTAACAAGATTCTTAACCTCCCATTCTAGAATGTCCCATCCTAGCCCCTTTCCTTCTTCAGCAATTAATCTAATTTCATATGTACCTCTAGCCGTTGTAATCTTCTTTGTTAATTCCATAACATCACCCTCCATGTATTTAAGTTCATGCGAATTTCTCCTCGTTAGGTAAACAGTGTGCTCACATACAGAACGATCAACGCAAAAGCTGAATACAGTAAAGACTTACCTGCTTTCTTGAAGATGTTTTCGTTTTTGTCTTGATCTGACTGTTTTACACCTTTGACAAATATATTAAGTAAAACACCGATAACAAATGAATGAGGTAAAGTGAAATGAACATTTTGAATATTGTATGTATCAATAAGCAATGGGTTTAACACATGATTCAATCCATAATAGACAACTAGTGACATAGTCAATGCTTCAACAAAAATGAGTAACCCAACTACAATCAGAGAACCTGATCCGATAAAGAAACCGTTCCAAATATCTTTTGTATCCTTATTCAAAAAAATCTCTCCTTTAGTCTTTTTTAATTAACCTCTTCCACCAGGATGTTTTACTCACTTCATTTTGTTCTTCAACTTGATGATTCTCTTGTCTGACATGTTTCTGCCATTCCTCTTCAAATTCCGCTTGCTCTTTAATTGCTCTTTCAAGACTTTCTTTGTCTTCAATTGTCTTAATGATCTTATCAGTCTGATATGTCCATTCATTTTTTATGTTGCGCTGCCTGTCTGTTACGACTACGTATTCGTTAAACCCTGGGATATACACTTTCCCTCCGACTTCAATTGGGTCTAAATCAATAATTCCTTCGAAGAAGGCTTTGAACTCAGTTTTTTCCTTTTCAGTAATACCGCAAAGAATATCCAGCCCCCAACTTTTCTTAATTACCTTCCCTTCAAATGTTGCTTTATGCCGTCCCACTTATCCACCTCCTTATATGTAACTTCCTAATGTGTAATCTGAGATAATTCCCTCTTCAATTAAGTAAGACATAATTTCTTGGACTTTATCATGTATGATATGTGGAAATTCAAGTTTTTCTCTTGTATAAGCATTCATGTAGTACTGATAATCATATGGTTGCAAACTTCTTTCATTTAGAACATCAATTTCACCTTTTAGACTGTTTTTATGTATTGTTAAATTAAAAGTAATGTTAGGGTGAATTGATTTTATGAAGTACCACTTTGATTTCACGTGATCTGTAAAACCGATGCCTCTCATTTGTTTCTCTTCAAGTATGTGAAACCTCATTTTTCTCCCTCATTGATGATTTTCTTTACGGCTTTTAAAAGCATGTTTAGTGATTTCTTGTCACCCATTTCATCCCGATTGACCTCAATAAAGTGAACTGCTGACATTAATTTATCCTGCATTTCAGTTGCTCCTCTCGATAAAAATTGAATTTTAACCTAATTTCTCCAAGATAATTTTAAGATAATCTTTGAAGTCAATAGCTACAGCTTCTTCACCTTCTACACGTTTCTCATCTCTTACGCCAAAAAACCATCTATCACCTACCCACTGGCTTGCAGTTATATTATTTCTCCCGAACACATCATGGCCTTTGAAAGGATTTGCCTCTTCTATTTTCTCTAGCATAGACCTTATGTCTGTGAAATACTTAGAACGTTTTTTAAATGCATAGAAGCCAGCTTTTGTGGGGTTTTTCACCACTTCATCTTTAAAGAAGTCATATGCTTCTGTTCCTGCGCGTACTCCGAAATACTCGGAATGATAGAACGAAAAACCATTCTTAATTCCGTATGTTGCTTCGAATTCATCAAAGAATTTGTTAATATCTTCTCTTCGTTTCTTCTCAGTTTTATACCAATCGCTTTCTTGCTTAATCTCATAAATTGGTGCATCTAATGTTTCCATGGCTCTATGCTCCTTTTTTGTTTATCACCTAAAGACATCATTTGTTCCAATTTGTCGCATACTGCACTTTCCCAGGAAATCATTTATATTTCCTTTCACTATTTCCCTTCATCTTGTTCATATCACTGTAAGAATAAATCCGATAAGGAGCGAGCAAGCTCTCATTAAGAAAACAGTGAGATAAAATGGCAAGGCTTCTTTAAAGTTTTTATTCTCAACTAAACTTGTAAGTCCATTACCTATGAATATTGAACCGAACAAGATTAGTCCCAGCACCAAATATGACATTTCATTCATCATATCCCTTCTTATAATGGACTAGATTATTACTCATGGTATTCATACGCCTCTTGAACTGCATTAAAGTCTTCATTATCTAAAACATCCTTTGCTACTTGGCACCAATATCCTAAATCACTAACCGCTTCAACTAGTTCATTAATTGCTTGATCCTGAGTAATTGGTTTTGAATCTAATATCCAGCCTCCATTAACAGTTCTTTCTAACGTATGAGCACCTTTTTTATGTAAACAAACTTTCAATTTATCCATTTAGCATCTCTCCATTCTCGATAAAAGGAATATTTTATACTCTTATTTTATTTTTATGTTTAAATGCTTCAAAGTTTTTGATACGGGCATTTCACTGCATTCGTTCTTAATGCGCTTAGATTGGTCTTGTGCGCAATCATTGCAACAATTGAAGTCTACATAGGTCTTCATGTCACTAACTCGCAGGCATATGATTTGGCCTTCTATGTATTCGCTACAGATATCGCATATTCTATTCATTTATCCTCTCCTTGCGCTTCTTAATGATTTTATTTTATACTTATTTTTTATATTTGTCTACTGTTTTTCAAATTATTTCTTTGATGTTTTTTAGTGTTGCAAATGCCTGTAAGAGCGTTTTCTCTGTCCTTTCCCATACCTGTTTATCTTCATACCGGATGTTGTTCTCCAAATAAACATATAGCCTGTCTAGCAATGATTCAATATTATCAATATCATTGCCAATCATTTCGTTTCTAATTTCATTGATTGCTATTACCTCCTCTACGAGAATATAATTATAGCTTTCCCATTGTCATTCTTTATGTACGGTGAATGTTTTCTCTGAAGGTAATTTGTCCCCCTACCTTCACCAATGCTCACGTTATAAACAATCTTTACCTTATGTATGTCTAATGCCTTTCGTTTAGCCTCTTCTGTAGACGCTGCTTCAATTACCAAAGAAGCGTTTTCGTCATTGTGATCTTTACATCTAACATAGTACCTTTTCAATAAACATCCCTTTATCCTTTCTTTTTATCCTGTTGTATTAATCCTCTTTTAGGTAAGTCTTAAAAAACTCTTCTAGGTTTGCAGCAATTGCACCGGCAACTTCTGCATAATATGTATGGCTCTTCTCTTCGGATCTTAAAAGTTCAACTGCAGACTTGGCAATGGCTTTTATTTTCCCCTCGTCTAATTTGCCGCTTCTTACTTCGTCTTTAATTCTTTCGGCTTCCTCTTTTAAGCTTTCTGGATAGTTCACCACAGACTTCACCTCTTATATTTTATTTTCACTCTTTAAAAGACAAATTTTATTCAGATTCTTTATTATCGTATGTATGTATTAATTCCTTGAATATTGACTCAAGTACAGTTACAGTAATTGAATTGCCGGCTTGCTTGTACAACTGCGAATTACTAATTCCCACTGATAAGGCTTTCTCAAAATCTTCTTCATCAAATGCTTGCAGTCTCCAACATTCTAATGGAGTGAGCTTTCTAATTCTGTATTTTGGGTATTCGCCAATTGCTACACCATGACGATCAATTGTATTAACAGTGAAGGCCGGTTCATCGTCTTCTTTAAAGCGTCTGCCATTTTGTCTTTTTTCTTCCCTTTCTGGAGTTAAGACGGGTCTTATTTCAGGGTTTGGCACAGAAATTTTCACCCCTTCACCCTTATTTGTTGTTAAAGTTGAACTTAGCCCATTTGAATTGTAAACCTGACCATTCATTCCTTCTCCTGAAGGATTAATATTACCAACATACTCAACAGCAATTTTAGGTTCTCTATGACCTCCTCCCATAGTTGTTAATGTTGGTGACACCCCATCAGGCGAGTACACTCTTTTAATTGCATCATGTCCTTTTAGATCAATGTGACCAATCATGATCGGGTCTTCCACTTTGTATAGCGAAGTCTGCCCTCCGAGACCACCTACCGATTGGGATGTCAAAGTTGTTGCAATGCCATTTGAATCATAGACTCTATTGCCTTGTTTAAAGTTTCTGGAATATGTTTTTCCGTTATTCAGCCACCTCTTTCCTACGTTAATGCCACCAACAAACACCACATCTTTTTCTTTTGGTTTTTCAATTTGTTCAATCAGTTTAGATGTTTTTTCTTCGCTTAAGTAATACTTCTCATCTACATATTCCTCAAGAATTTCTCGCAATCTCTTTCCAACAATATCTTGTGCAGACCATTTAAAATTGAAACTTTTTATATTTAATTCTTTTAATCTCTTTTTTCCCTTACTTAAAACATCGTTCCTTCCCTTTTCGACAATCCATTCGTCATTTTCAATTAAATCCTCACGAACTCCAATTATGTATATACGCTCACGATTCTGAGGAACATTGAAAAATTTTGAATTAAGTAGCTCTAAGTCAATTCTGTACCCAACTTCACTAAAAGATTCAGCCATAATATTTAATGTATTTCCTTTATCATGATTGATCAACCCTTTAACATTTTCAAAAACAAAATACCGCGGCTTCTTCTCTTTTAAGGTATCTATATATTGAAAAAACAATGTCCCTCTAGTATCTTCGAACCCTTTCCGATAACCGGCTACGCTAAAGCTTTGACAAGGAGATCCTCCAACTAAAAGATCAAATTCAGGCAGTTTTTTCTTATCAATCTTGCTTACATCACCAAAATTTGATTGCTCATCAACGTTGTGAATCGCACAATATGACTTAATAGCATATTTATCAATTTCACTAAAGCCAACCAGTTCATATTCAACCCCAATGTTTCTTAGTGCAGCTTCAAACGCACCGATTCCACTAAAAAGACTCATTACTCGTAGTTTATTCAATAAACAACCTCCATATATTTTATTTTTACTCTAAATAAAATTGATCTTTTAAATGGAATCATTCAAATTATTTTCCTTCAATTATATTTCTGACTCTTATGTTTAGTGCTTCTTGTTCTATTTGAAAAGAAGTGTTTGTCTTTATCGTTAAATATGTATCAGCTAGATGATTGGCAACATTACGGTATATCGGATCTGTATTGTATCTATGAAATTGCTCCTCTTCAGTCTCTTCTGTCACCAGCTTAATTACCTTTAATGCTTGGTCTAGACTTTCTCTATGCTTTTCAGTGTTAATAATAATTTTCACCTCTCTTCAAAAGAGATATTTTATAGTAATTTTCGTTCAATCTCTCCCCAGTTCATAACACGAATAAATCTGTTATCATCCCTGTTATGCGGTGCATCAAAAAGTATCTTCATTCCATCAAATGTTTCTAAGTTATGTACTCCGTCATCAATCATGATATCTGCTTTAATTATGTTTTTATTGCCACAAAGCACAACATTGCTATGTGGAATAAATGGGAAATGCTCTGTGAGCCATTCTAACTTAGCTTTAAGGGATTCTGGATGGTTTGTTGCTGTAGTAACAATATATACTTCATATTTTTTCGTCAGCTCCTCAACTGCCCTCTGACTCCCTTCAATAACATCCAGATGTCTGAACAATTCATAATCCAAATGTCTATAAACATTGTTTTGGGTATTTGAATATTTGCTAATATCCCAGCACAGTATATCTTCCTCTTTTAGAAAAGGATCATCGTGGGCATTAATGTAGGCTACCCAATCACTTAATAAATCAGCTAAAACTTGATCCATATCAATTGCAATTACTTTCTTCATAAATCCCCCTAATCCACTAAAAAGATTATGCCTTTAGCAATTTCTTCGCTAGACCACTGTTCTGTATCCCATGAATATGTATGTAATCCTGCATCGCTCATTACTTCTCTATATAACTCTAAGACCGGTTCAATGTCTCGATCATTTATGTATTCGTCACCCCGTTCAAGTAAACGTTGCTTAATAACTTTTGGATCAGCATGTAAGTAGATCACTTTGGCTTTATCTCTAATCTTCTTCTCGATTGTTCTTTGCTGCTCTTCCGTTAAAATTGAGTAATCCTTGAACTTCTTCGCATAAACCAGATTTGAATATATGTATCGATCAATAATTACATTGTCCTCATCGGCCAGCTTGTTGAAGTGTTCAAACAGCTTCTCATTTCCGCTCTTGGCCAATTCAAAGCTGGATCCCTTTATTACCGGATATCCGAGTTCTTTGCCTAGCTTATCTGCTACTGTTGATTTGTAGCAGCAGTCAGTGCCTTCTAAAATAATCATCGTCATTTATCTTCCACCCTTCTTACATTACTGAAGCCAAGCACTCTATATGAGCCGTCTGGATACTCAACTTCTAATTGTTCATATCCTTTATCAACTTGCGCAACAACACCAATCTCTCCTGTGAAACCCGCAATCACCTTCTCTCCCTTTTTAAACATATAATTAACCTCCTTTAGCTGGATTTAATTCATGCTCCTTGAAGAATGTAATATCACCTGTTTCATCACTGACTGCGTAATCATATGTGGCAGAGTGTAGCAGCTCAATAATTTTCCCTTCCCGTCCAACATGATGAGGACAAGCGTTCCTTGCATTCTCATTTATGATGACTTTTAACCCTTCTGGATAAGACCAAAACTTAGGCAATTAACCACCTCCTTTCGCTTCCAACTATTAGTCTTTCAACTTGATTTTTGAAACATCTTCAAAGGAAATACCTGAGCTTAACAAGAACTTTTTAAATTCATCTAAAAGGAATCCTAGGGTACCATCTTGATGATCATCTAAAGCGCATGAAGTAATGACTCTTTCTAGTCTCGTTGTTTGGCTATATTCATCAGTGAACGCCATTTCGACTTTCAAATCCTCTTTAATACCTGATCATCCCCTTATAATTTATTTTTAATCGTTAGATCTTTGTGGGCTATCACCTCCTATAATGTCATCAAATTTTCGTTCATCATATGTACCATCGTAATACCAAAGTTCGACACTATTTGTTTCGTGATAAATGTCTACTACAATTCCTGATTCACCAGTTGATTTCACACATACTTCCTGATCTAGAGCAAACATGAGTATCCCACACTCTCTTATGTAATATTTTTCTATGTATTTATTGCATCGTCCACACTTTCAAAATGTTTACAGCATTCTATCCATTGGTTACATTTACCACACCTTGGTCATTAGTTTTTCAACACATTCACCTTAACTGCCTTTCTTCCGAATAGCCTTGCTTCATCTTCTGTATTCATAAGGATGTCAATTCTGTTGTTTTTTATAGCTCCACCAGTATCAATTGCATAGGCTTGAAAGCTGTTTCCTTTGTAGCTAACCTCAACTAATGAGTTTAATGGAATTATTTTAGGATCCACCGCAATTATTCTCTTCCCTTTGAAGTATGACGTGCTTGATACATCATAGCCTGTCCTAGTTTTCCCAATGCACCCAGATGAACAAAATGCAGTGTAAGCTGTCGCTACGACACTTATTGAATGCAATGAATGTGAAGGCTTCCGTGTTTTTTCAGTAGCCTTTATTTCAGCTTTATCTTTACCTTCCTGATACTTATTTTTATCTTTTTTCGGTAATCGTTTATGCTGTACCTTCTTGAGCTTATTTTGAATTATTTTTGCATTGATGTACTTCTCTTGGCTTTCGATACGTTTATCAAGGCTACTTTTAATTTTAGGAAGTGGTTTGCAGTTATTTTCCCTTTGATGCGTAAGGCTTTCAATTAATAATTCTTTTTGTTTTTTATTGTGTAACGGTTCTTCTTTCGCATCAACTTCACTTTTTTCACTGTTGATATTCTTTACACTTACCACTACCCCAGCAAACAAGAGCATTACGGTTGCTGTTAACTTAATACTATTGATATTATAATATACATATTTTTTATTTTTGTCTATGAGTTTTTTGAAAATTTTCATCACTTCCTTATGATACCTGTATTTCTATTTCCTTTTTATCAGCCCACGTGGTTTCTGTGATCTCTAAATCAACCACCACGGGCACTTGCATCCATTCCACATCTTCCATAATTCTCTTAATATGAGGGAAAATCCATTCCTCACCCTTGTGCACTAAAAACTGCAATTCATCATGAATGTTGGCTAAGGGAAGAGTTTTACAATTGTTTTCTCTCAAAAATTCTCCAATTCTAATAACATATCCTTTTAACATATCTGCGCATGAGCCTTGTACAAGATAGTTCCCTACTTTGTATGCTTTATCAGTATTTGAAAGGAAATAAACTCTCCCATACATATTTGTTGCATAGCTATTCTTTTGTACTTTAGCTGCAACTTGTTTCTGATAATAAGATACCTCTGGAAAGGTATTTGACCAACCTGAGACAAGGGCATTAGCAATTTCCATTGAGACTTCAAGTGCTTCCGATGCTTTTTTAGCACCGCCTCCATAGTTTCGCATGAAGTTAAACATCTTTCCTATGTATCTCCAGAACTTTTTAAAAGATTTTTCATCAACTGGAGATTCTTTTTCATGTTCGTATTGCTTATACTTGTCTACACATTTAAATGCCAATGCCATTAATGTATTATGGGATGTTTCGCTATGGACATCAGTGGGAGTCCAGCTCTCTCCGTTTTCAAGAAGCCAAACTGAAGTTCCGTCTTCTTTCTTTTCATACCACCTTGCTCTTTCTTCTTTCGTATCATAACGAAACTCTTCACCAGTTATGTAATGAGTACATTTAAAAGGCATATATGCTCGGCATAGGTTTAAATCAGGCTTCTTCAACAGAACTGTATAGTTTGCCTGTGCTCTTAACTCTATTTGTGATAAATCAAAGTATGCAATTTTGTTGTAATTTCCTCCTTCAACTATAAATGCTCGCCTCGGAGAGAAAATTTCATATTCAATCGGTGCCTTACCTTCTCCATTTTCTTTCTCGTAGAGCTCTCCTTCCTCTGTTAGAATTCTTTCTTTAGGGAATTGCTGCGCATCTGATCCCAGCCTTCCAGACACAGTGTTAAACTGCCCATACTGAGTATAAAAATGATTATCATATTGCGCCACTTCAATAATCCTTGAGATATAAGTCGATTGCCACTTTTCAAGTCGTCTAAGTCTTGTAATTAATTGGGATACACGATCATCTTTGTGTTTTTTAAGAAAAGATTTATCAGTTGTTTCTGGTCTCTCTCCAAGCTTTTTCTCAAAGTAATCAGCAATTACTGTCCCTTGAGAAACGGTGAAATATTCTCCAACAATTCCCCATAGTTCTTCATACAGTTTTTGAATTTCGTCCTCACATTTTTTAAAGCAGCTGTGCAAATAAGGCATATCTACTTTCATACCAACACGTTCCATTTTTAATAATTCGATTATCAGTTTATTTTCTTGTTCAAGAATGGCTTTTTGTTTTCTTTTTAATACTGTAGAGTAAGTAAATTCAACTAACTCTAATGTATAGATACCATCACTATGGACATATTCCATCATTATATCTCGGTCTACTTCAGAGTAATCTGCAAAAGGATTTTCTTCCATCCATTTAAAATACACATTTTCAATTTCTTCAGGCACCTTCAGCCACCGTTGCTTTTTCTCTTTTGTAAAGTAGTCCATTTCGTTTCGCTTTTTTACTTTGTACGCTTCTTTAATTTTTCCAAGTCCCCATCCTTTATAGGGCTTTAATAATTCTTTTAATATATTTCGCTTAGCATCATTTATTTTTCGTAGTTCTTTCTTTACCTCCTTCTCAAACTCGCCAGCCTTAGGATCAATATATTTTTCTGATACTTTTTTAAGCCCTAAAACATCTCCACCATCTCGTGCAGATACAGCATCAAAGGAAAACCTACAAAGGCCCATTGTATCTGTAATATTTTTCAACCCGTAAACAACTTTTTCAGAAATACCGCCGTTTATTAACATGTGCAAATCGTATTTCACATTGTGACCAACAGTCATTACACACTTTTTTGTTAGGGCAATTACTTGTAAAAGAATTTCGGCTTTAGAGTCAAAAGCAAATACCCTTCCTTTAATTTCATCTGTTCTTTTTTCTTTTGGGAGCATCCAGCCAAAAACCCACATAAACGGTTTGTCTTTAATGATATGTAAACCTGTAGTCTCTGAGTCAAGAACACAGAGTTTCGGCTCATCTTTATGAAATAGTGTATTTATCTCATCAAAGTCATTTACCCAATGTTTTTCGTATAGTTTTGTTATATCCGTTTCTAACTTTGGTTTTATAATCACGGCATCACCTCATCCCGTTAAAATAAGAAGCTATCTGTTACTTCAATATCCACTATCTCTACTGCAGGAGCTGATTTATTTTCATATTTATTAACCTTGCATTTACCAACAACGTCTAAATAAAATGTTTCGTCTCCATTATCAAACAATTCATCAAAATCGCCTTTATAGTACGGTTTAGTCAATTTGTATTCTCCAACATTAATAACAAACGTTGATGTTCTGTTTTTGTATACTCTTACATCAGTATTGTTTATTTGTATACCTTCAATTGCTATTAGGGGTTCTTCAACTGTTGATCCCCAGTCGTCCCTATATTTATGTATAGATTTAATTAAAGTAGCATCCATGTCTGCAGCGGGGATAATGAAGTCTACTTCATGAACATCTTCTAATAAAACATCTGCTTCAATAATGCTGTTTAATTGAGTACTCAAGTTTTCAAAGTATTCAGCTTCTATTTCAAAACCAAATGCATTTGCATGCCCTTCGCAAAAGTTAAAAAGGCCTGTTTCAGTAAGTAATTGTTTAAAGTCTTTAATTCCACTTTTTTCATATCCTCTTGCAGACCCTCCAAATTTCCCTTCCTTTGTTTTCCTGCCTAACATTACGGGTCTCTTAAACTTCTTAGCTAATTGGGTAGCTACAAGCCCTGTAAATGAGGATTTTAATTCATCGGAAACATCTAAAACTATTACTTTATCATTCGTTTTATTTTCTTTGATAAGCTGCTCAATTAATACATTAACTGGTTTTTCAAGTGATTTTTTCTGCCTATTCTTCGTATTTGAAATTCTTCTGGCGACTGACTTTACTATAGGCTCGTATATTTTCTTCCTTGGATAATAAACAGATTCTTGACTGCCTAGTAATGCCTTCATCATATCTGTCTTTTCCTCCATTGTTGCGTAGCGTATAGCTGCATTTATGAATGGAACAATAGAGAATGCCGTAAAATGTATATTTATATTTCCATCTAAGAAAAATGATTGTCTGCCCACGATTTCTTTTATCAGTGGGTTTTTAATTTGCTTTAAGCCTTTCTTTACATAATAACGTGTTTCTGGTTCCCGTAAGTCAATTACATCGCCAATATTCCCAATTGCAACTAAATCTAAGAAGCTGTCAGCCAAGTCTAAACCAAGTTTGTCATCTAAAGCTTTACAAAATTTATAAACAATACCCACACCCGAAAGTCTTTTGTTCTGATACTCATTTGAGAGCTGGTTATTTATAATGATTGCAGCATTTGATTCTTTTTCACATTCATGGTGATCAAGTACTAACGTATCTATTCCCCGCTCTTTTAACTCTTGGTGTAACGCATATTGGTTACTTCCTGCATCAGGAATAATTAACAAATGCGTATCTTCTGGTATTGTTTCCAATGAGGCCCCATGATCTTTTTTATCATGAAGCCTCCATTTTACTTTAGTACCAGGAAAGGCTTGATTTAGGTAATTAATTAGGATTGCGCTTGATAGATACCCATCACAATCAGAATCAACTTGGATAAATATATTGTTCTTTAATTCAATATGTTTCAATAAACAATTAATGCCCTTATCCATATTATTTAATAGGGAATAATGATTTATAACTGATGAATTTAAATTAAAGAACGTATCAGCATTAATATCTCTATTCTTTATTATTGTATAAATAGGATTTTTATAATCATTCTCCCCTATAAGTTTATAAATCAACAGCATTCATCCTATCTATTTATTTTAAATTTGGTTTCGTATAAGGAAGTCCAAACATCGTATCCTTTATCTGTAGGCGAATCTTTATCAGATAAAAGGTTGTCCTTGTCATAAATTCCGTAACGTAATCTGCCTGTAAGCCTGGATACCTCATTAACAATGAATTTGGCATCTTTGTCTTTGTCATATGCAAATACAAATTTAATCCCAATTCCTAAATTTTTAAGTATCCTTATTTGCTCATCAGACATACTGTCTCCTTCAATCGAAATACAGTTTTTAAACCCCCATTGAGTTAAATACCAGGTGGTTTTGCCACCTTCGACCACTATTGCTTCTTTCAGTCTCTTAATGTGAGGGAGAGCTCTATGTAAATTATAAAATTCAATTGACTTATTACAGGGCTGTATATAGAGATACTTATATTTATCATTAACCACTGGGTCATTTCCAATATATCGCCCTTTAACACCAATTAATTGACCACTCTTATTATGTACCGGAAAAGTTACGCGATCAGATCTTACATCAATTCCTACACCAAAAAGCTTTTGTGTCCTAAGTGACAATCCTTCATTATACCATCCTAAATACGGAATATTTCCGTACTGATCCAAAACACTTTCGGGCAATATTTCGTTCTCATCGGTTATTCCATCTTCCTTATTACGATTTTTCTGAAGCTTGTGCAGCCATCTATTCGGTTGTGGTTTTTCTTTTTCTTTTGTTAATTTATAAAATCCATCTATGTACTCTAAATAATTTAGTTTATTGCATAACCAAAATTTGCTCTTTGAAAGGCATGCTTTTTTATCATCTTCAGATTTAGCTTCATAAAGTATGTAGGATATGACATCAAATATTGATCCTGATATTCCCTTGCTTCTGATATTTGAAGTTAAAGAAGGTGTGTTTTTGACTTGAACACTTCGTTCATTATCACCGTCAGGAAGTCCGGCAACAAACAACTTACCTCCTTGTTCAGTGCTGATGCCCCAACATCCAAGAGCTTCTAAAACATCTTGTATTTTTTCTTCCTTATAAATTCTTTCCCTAATGGTTTGTAGATCGGACATTAATCGCCACCTTCTTAGAATGATCCTCCTATTCTTGGAACCTTCACATATGCAACTTCTTCGAACGAGTTAATACTGTAATTCACTTCATATATAATCTGCTCTTCTTCACTTCCGAAACGGTTCTTTGCTAGAAAAAGAACTAAGTATGTTTTCTTAGGATCTAACTTATACTCTTCTTCATACCAGTTTCCTAATCCATCTTTTTTATAGTTGTACGGTTTTAACTCGTATTTGCTTTTAGAACCAGTGTATTCATCTGCAAAAAGCAATCTGCCCATCATTACAACGGCAGCTACCTCGTTGATTTCCATACTCTTACCTGTTGAGTCCAGATCCAAAAACCTTGTTTCCTTACCTAACTTCAGCTGCACAGTAGCTAACGTTCCAACATTTTGATTATCTTCTTTTATTAAATCGTGCAATTCTTGTGCTGAATTTGAAAAGGCTTCCCACCGAGCCATATCTTTTTGTGATCTATCAGGTTTAAAAGTATCGATTATAAGCTTGTTGTATCCTTTGGGTCTATATAACTCTACACGACTGAGGATGTCCTCTACTCGATACTTCTTTAACTCCAGTGTTTTAATTAATCCTTGTCCTCGCTCCCATGCCCAGTCTTTTGCTGCATTTAATTTATTTAACATCTCTTGTTTAAAATTACCTTCGTATAATTTTTCTCTGTTAATCGGTTTCTTTAAAACCTTAGATGAAATTGTCGCAAGTAGTAGCGAACGCCATTTCTTTACACTTTCTTCGTTTATAGCTAAAATAGCCTTCTCCTGGTTTTCAAAAAGACTTAAAATGAACTTTTCCATTGCAATTGAACTTTTCCCAACACCGGAGGATAGGACTAAATAATAAAGAGAACCGTCTTTCCAACCTTTAATTTTTCTATTTAATCGAGGTGAATCATGCAATGGTGATCCCATAGACTCCCCTGAATCTAAATCCTCAATTGTTTCATCTAGCCCATCCACAAGGTCATGTTCAATTACATCACCAGAATTAATGTGAGCAAAGGTTTCTTTATGTTTATACTGCATATACAGTTGTAGTTGTTTTAAAGTCATTGCAGTCAGTTTATGGATTAACTCGCAGTTCGTAATATCAATTAGTGAGGCCTGCTGCAGTTTTCTTAAACTCTCATACTTTTGAATTTCATTAAAATGATATTCCTCATTATGGCTGTCTTTTTTGCATTCGTTCATTAACTCTTCTATTGATTCAAAACCACCAAAGTCATTATAAGCGTCGATATAACTTTTTTTATTTTTTTCTTTGGGTCTAGATACTAGAAATGAATATACTGTTTTATCATCAAAGTCTCTAATGCCATTTTCGAACATCTGAGACCCTACTGTGTAATAGAAGTACCAAATGGACTCTGTGAACGTCTCACTTGAGACTTTATGGGTTCTGTATCTTTGATAAAGCATTGGATTCGACCATAAATAACCTACAAACAGAGCTTCATGAATATGTGAGGGTTCAACAAATTCTTCTATATATTTTTGTTTTGTCATTGCTTACTCCCTATAATAAACTTGAAATATCTAATTCATCCTTCTTGTTTTTATTCCTTTTAACCTCAAGACTAATTTCATCCTGAAGCTGAATTTGTTTTTTTATAACGCTTGTACGAATTGAGTCTTGTTGTGCTAAGCGTCTGTTCCTTTCTTTTACTTCATTTATGTTACTAACTACAATACTCAAGAAATACGCAAATTCGTGCCAAGGTGATTCGAACTGTTTGTAATCCCTTGCTTTATGTAATTGCTGTTCTGAATACTTATAGGTGTCTAAAATGTCTCTAAACGGAACTCCTTTTTTATATCTTTTAACTTTTTGACTTTGATATTTAACCGTTCCATTTCTAAGATCCTGTAACCTTTCAATCATTCTCTTACTTAATCCTTCTAGTCTATGTAGATCTTTAAGGTATAGGTAGAGTTCATCAAATTCATTTGCTTCTTTTTCTTTAAACGCTTTATCCTTCTCATATTGAACATAACACTTATCGTGAAAATATTTCCTTATGTACTTTTCAGTGCCGTTTTTATTGTATTTCCCAGTTGGTTTTGCTTCACAGAGCATTTCTTTTTTTACCCCTTTAGATCCGCACCACTGGCATTTAACTTCCCTCATATCCGCTCTCCTTTTATAAACTAAGGGGAGAAAAACTCCCCTTTATTAAACTGCATTAAGTACAGATTTAGTGATTATTAAAGCTTCTTTAAGATCTTCTACCGAATTAAGTTGTTTATAATTCTTTTGCCCATCAAACTTTGTTGCATAGGCATCAGCTAGCTGGCGTTTCACTGCAGGTGGTTGGTCAGACACTAAAAACGTGATCTCATCTAAATAGGTCTGAGGATCATTTGCAGCTTTTTCAGCTGCCTCTTGGACTTTTTCCTCTCTGAGTTGTTCTTCCTCTTTTTTTATCTCATGTACAGTTCGATTAGTCTTTTTAATTTGGCCAAGCACCGCATTCTCGAATGTCTTTAAAAAGTTTTCTGCGCTATATTCAACTTTTTCAGGGAGTTCAGTATAACGTCCGCCTGCAATTTCAACATACTCAGATGGTCTAAAATACATCATAACTTTTGTGTCATGGAAGTTACTTGCCTTATCACGTCCTTTTTTATCTTTAATGTTATCTTCTAGTTCATTGCCTTGTTTATCTAAAACAGACACTTCATTATGTAAGCAGCAGATTAGACTTGCCTGTGATTCAAATACTTTTCTTCCAGAGTTGGGCATCATTAATTGAACTGAATTATATTTCATTCCATCATACAGGGTGGTTTCTTTTTCTTTTGTCCAGGCCAGAAACATCAGTCCGTAGCCTGCATTTTTTAATGTGTCAAAAGGCTTTTTTAGTTCTTCATAAAGCGCTGTCCATCCGTTTTCTTTACCATTAGTTGACTCAGAAATATCTTGAAGGGACTCAAAAGTTTTCCCATAGCGTTTATTTCTATCGTACAGAATCCAAGCTGTACAAGCATCGATTGCTCTATCTGCTGTATCTACTCCAATAAGTTTAACGATTCTCCCTGTCTTTGCCTCTTGAACTAATTCTGGGACAACTGTTTTTTTAAAGTAATCCCAAACTTTCCAAAGGTTTTTATCTGTTCCTTCATCATGGAGAGGAACGATGTTGTCTAGCTGCCAGGTCTCGTATCCGTCCTCAAAAGACAACAATAAAGCTTCTTCGGGGTTTGGATAGTGTAATTCAGTTACCTCTTTCCACAGACGTGTCTTACCTGTCTTATATCCTCCTGCTACTAGTGTCATGATCGATTGTAGTTCAACCTTTGGTGTGTTATTTTTAATTTTCTTACGGAAACTCATTCAATCTCTCCTTATAATTTAATTATTATTAAATCGCAACTTATCTTAGAAAGGCAGGTCATCATCGTCTACAGTTACTTCAGCGAAAGGATCTTCATTAGGTTTTTTCTCATTAGAAATCTCTTCCTCCGATAAGAATTCACTCTTCCAAGTACCGCCAATGTATCTCAATACTTCTAGACCCTTTCGAGTTCCAGTTGAGACTGTCTCAAAAGAAGCAACTTTTTCCCCTACATCTTCAAAAGGATTCTCTTCCTCTGATTCTGCAACTTGGACTTGTGTAAATTGTGCTCTGTTATTGTCGATCCCTTCAACAACCAGAAAATCGCCTCTCTTTAAACCAACAAATGCATCTGCAAAAGGTTTTTTGCCTTCTTCTGGTTCTTTATAATAAACAATAAGCTCAACATCTTTTGGAACACTCTTTTCTTTCCCACGATCAAGATAAACTCCATTTACCTTTGTATCCTTTGTTTCTTCGTCTTGGTATGTACTCTTAATCCCTAGCTGCATTTCAAATTTGTTATGTTCTTTAAAATCTTCAGAAGCAAAGTCTCTTACATAAGGCACATAATTGTATTTGCCATCTGCTTCTACTACTCTAACTTCACTTTGAATATTATTTGACACCTTAATTTTGTCTGTTTCTACAACTCCATCAGTGTAACTTACTTTAAACCGCTGCCCCTCACCATCGTCTGTTACCTTTGCAATGAATAGGTCTCCACCGGAAGGATCCAGCCAACCTACCTTAACTTTCGCCACACCTTCTTTCGCTTTTCCACTACCGAGTTGGATTCCGTCTTGTTCTGAGTCATACACATTAAACTGAGTTCCACTTTCCACGTCTTTAATTTCAACTTCTCCATTTTTCAAAGGAAAAACTCTGTTAATAATTCGTTTCACTAATTTAATTTCTTCTCCGTTGCCGTTTTCAAAAGTATCAAATTCGTACTGCCCTTGAACTTCAGCCCAGATACCAGGCTTAACGATTTTTGCAAATTGTTCTGCCATATCCCATTCTGGGGTAATCACATGATATGTCTCATCAGGTAGCTTTGTCTTGTCGTTACGATCTGCCCACGGGACTGTTACTGTTTTTTTATGTTTGGAGCTATACGCATAAACTAAATCACGTTCCATTCCTGCAAGCTCAACTTTTAATTCATTATAAGGCGCAGTTTCGATACTGAATTGAAGTACTCTCCGATTCTTTTTAGTCTGGGTAACTGTCGTTTCGTAAATTTCAACATCATACCAACTGTCTGTTTCAGGATCTTTTTTTCTTACCGGCTTCACTAATCCAACAAATCTAAAACTATTGGTAAACTCTTTACCACCATGTTTTTTATTAATCTTAATTTCATCTTTTTTCTTCACCATTTAATAATCATCCTCTTTTTTTATTTTTAATTTCATTTTTTCTTTGAATATGTAGTTTTACTGAACTTACAATCTTTAATCCCAAGTTCTTTATTTAACTCTATGTATCTCCTTTTAGGAAATTTCCAATTCACTTGATCAACATCTTGGTCTTTCTTATTTAAAATTTCAAAGACCTGCTTTTTTCTATTTACCTTGATGATTAAATTGCCATATGCATACTCCGTGTAAAATAACCGTTTCCTCACTCGACTAGGATGTGTTTCTTTAACTAAAGTGACATTTCGAATCATCTTTAATAACACTTGATCAGATGAAGTAGCATGATTATTTTTGACCGACTTTCGATATTGAGCCAAAGCTTTCTCAGTAATTCCGAGTACTAACACGGCTGTACCTCCTTTCCTTTAACTTGAATTTATTATATACTTATTTTTTATATTTGTCTATTGTTTTTATACTTATTTTTCATTTTTATTTATTTATTAGGACTGCAAGGCTTCAGATATCTATCGAAACCCTGCAATTAAAATGGATTATTAAATAACCTCACTCCAAGACCACATGTTCATTGTTTGCAGCGTAAACCCATCAGGAAGCTTTTTCATTTTAACATTCACGTTATATCTCTTCCCAGTAGTCTTATGGATCACAGCAAGTTCTTCGCCATCATAGAACCGCACAATTGCTTCATTAAATTCAATTGGCTGATCAATCACATAACCTTCTTTAAGTGCCCTGATATACAGATAGGGATCTGTCTTATAAAGCTCATATAGTCTATTGCCAAAGTCTTCGTGTTTATCTCTAAGCAGATTAAAATTAATTAGGGATATGTACAGTTTTTCAGATAAGCTCAGCTTGTTCTTGAAATACCGGATTGCTTCATCTTGTTCTTTGCTTAAAATATTGGCCATTTATCCATCTCCCTGTTCAGACTATACACTAATTGTGTTTAAAATTTTTCCGTTATTATCTATGACAAGACCATTTAATTGGCCACCAAAAACAGCTCCTCCATCAATTGCTATGTTCGTTCCACAATTACTGATCCAAACATTATTATTTGTTTGACTGTTATGCATAAATTGAGTGGGAGTATGTCCAAACACAATGTGTTTATTTGTTTCGTTTTTGTGATTCCAATGACCTCTTGTCCAAAGAAAATCTTTCACATCTCCTTGTTTCCAGTCGGATATGAAAGGATTGATACCGGCATGAACAAAAAGGACATTCCCGAATTCTTGAAACAATGGCAGGTCTCTAATAAATTCAATCTCATTTGTTTTAAGGGACATTTTATGTGCTTTAACTTCATAACTGTGAAAATATGTATCAGCTTCTTCAATAAAGCTCTCATATGTTTTATTTCCACCATTATTGAAGTACCAGGAGCCTGTTCCATAATCCCTTTCCTGTAAAAACATCATTAGCATATCTTCATGGTTGCCTTTTAAAACCACTACTTGCTCGCCATAATCTTGTCTAAGCTGCATAGCTTTCTGAACAACTTTGAGTGAATCATTGCCCCTATCAATTAAATCGCCCATAATAATTAAATTCATTGAATCAGGATCCCAATGTTGTAGTAACTCAATAAACTTTTCATACTCTCCATGAATATCGCTTACAGCAAATGTTGTTTCATACTTCAATAAACCATCTCCTAATCTTGTTAAAACTACAGTTTTATTTAGACCACAATATCTCCTTCTGCAGTCTTCAGCGTTCCACTGTCATATGTGTTATAAATTAAGGTTGTATTCTTTGCTTTATCTGTGCAATATGGGTGGGATAATAACTTGCCACCAATTCCGCGCACATCGTTTCTTACGAGACGTACCTTGTTTGTATTCTCTAAATAAACGCCATATCCTTGGTCTGCTGAACGATTGAACATGATCTCATTATCCTTTAATATATGTTCTGAACCGCCAGTCAGTTGGATGGCTATCAATGATTTACAGAAATAAATCTGATTTTCACTAATTTGGCAACTATATTTATCAGGAGTGCCTTTAATTGCAACATTCCTAGGCTCATGAATTTCATTTCGATGTAGTGAGACAGAAGAGTCTTTATCCCAAAAGATGCCGTACCCACTTCCACTTAACAACAAGTCATTTCCCTTTAAACGAACTGACTGAGACCTTTCGCAATAAATTCCACCATATACATTAGCAAACTCATTATTAACGAGACTGACTCGGCTAGAGTCCATTATCTTTGCAGCATATGATGAGCTCGTTCCTTTTCCTTTGGTATTCACAACCTTAATATCATTTGAGTTCCTAACCTGGACTTGGACACAATCACTGTTTTCTATCCTGTTGTCCGTAAATAAAAAGTCCTCTGCTTGATGTGTTGCAATAGGGCATGCTTTTATTTTTTCAAAAGTATTATTTGATACTGTGCCACCCTTTCCTCTTACACAAATGCCCACTTCAAAGCCACTAATCGTATTGCCATCAATTTGAACTCTGTTTCCAGACTCAGTACTTGAAACACCTACCGAATCAATCCCATATGTCTTAATTTCCTTTTCATTGATGATCTTGTTATTTTTGATACTGACATCCGTGCTATATCCATAGGAAATAACATGGTCGCTGTAGTTTCCTTCAATAATTACCTTGCCGCTTGTGTGAGCTGTAACGGATCCACGTCCATTATTTTTAAACCTGCAGTTTCGCACAGTTAATTTATAGGGGTGATCGTATTTAATTCCGTTTTCTCCAAAGCCCTCTAAATCAATTCCTAATTGTGGCCCAATTGTATCTCCCCCAGCTTCTTCTATATCACAGTCATCGACAAGAAGACCTTCACAACCATTGGTAGCCAGATTATTTCTTCTTCCTCTTAAAAGCGTACACTTTCGAACGGTTACATTCTTTGAGGGCGTATATGTTCCTGAAGTGTTCATCATTCCATCAGCCGCTATCCAAATGTTGTCTCCAATACAGTCAGAAACTTGTACATTTTCAATTAGCACATTGCTACTTCCATTAACATGGATACCAAAGCCCCATTCATGCGTCTTCTTAATTGAGGTAATTTTTGAATAATCATGCTCATGTCGATCCCCAATAATTTGACCGCCACGAATCGTAACATTACTTGCTTGGCCGATATAAAAACAGGAGTAACCCTGATAATCATTTGGCTGCACTTTAAATATAGCCTCTGGATGAAGTATTAGCTCAATATTCGAAGGAACATTGATACCTCCACCGAATTCAGGTAACCGCTTTGACGTATTCACTGCATCAATTAGGTAGATACCTTTTGGAACATATACTTTATAGAATGATTTTGAGCATGCATACTCTAAAGCTCGGTTTAATCCTTCTGTTGTTTCAATTGCATTTGACCCTTTATCATCAATTCCCCAATCCAGAGCATCAACAAAATAGTATAAGGGCTGTTGCATGTTCATGTTGTCAAACCCTTCCCTTCTACATTTTCATTGAGAAACCCTGATAGAGTGTCAATGAAGTTATAAAAAGTCTCATTTCTTGTACCAGAGCGTCCTTTCAGAGAAAAGGTGTTGAACATTGATTTGCGTAGTCCAGTGCTCAATTCCAGTTGAATGCTCTTTCCTGTTTTATTTTTATTGGCCACGTTATTTGGACTGCTACCGGATAACCTTGTCCCCTCATCAAGAAGCTCTGCAGAGTAGCCGGCATTATTTAATGTGATTGTTATCGCTTCAGCTTTGTTCCGATCTGTGCCGCCAACTAAAACATGTTGATCATTGCTTGCGTAGCCGTGAAGTGACAGTGTGAACTCATGCTCCTTCAACATTTCAAGTGCTTGAGGTTCATCGAAATTTGTACTGGTTAAATGTAAATCAAATGCTCCTGGTGTCTTTAAAGCTTCAAAAAGATATGTAGAGTATGTTTCGCTTAATTCCTTTGCAAGCTCGCTTGTTCCCCCTTCTATACCACCTCCATGGGGAGCAAGAATTAATACATCAGAGTCTTGCTCTTTTGAAAATACGCTAAAATTGAACGGTGATTCATTCGCTTTAAGCTCTTCAAAGTTCCGATACTTGTCCGCTGCTAAAATACTCACTGGATTCAGGAATGAGACCAGAGCTGTCACCAAGAATGGAAAAGTCTTCTTAACTATGTTATACTTTAATAGCTTCACTTCGCGGTGAGGTGGGCAGATTAGAGTGTACCGTCCAAAGTCTCTCTTCTCTGCTCCTTTAGTCTTTTTTAGCAATTCCACTATTCTGTTTTTAATCTTCAATTAAATAAACACTCCTTTTATTTTTATTCTTATAAACTTCAGATAGCTGAAATAAATTACATCTCAATCACCTCCTTTTAAGTTAAAAATCACTTTTAACGCACGCTATCTCAAAATTTTGTTTTAAATTTATCGCATACTACACCATAGTATTTAAAATATTGCTGATGATTAGCTTTTTCCAATAAAGTTATGAACTCATCTCCATGTTGTTTTCTCGCTGAGGAATGTCTTAGGTCGGCAATGTTTATTTCTTGTGCTTTTACACTATGAATAAACTGTTTTACTTGATTAATCAATCTTTTGGGAACTGTTCCGTCTTCAATCATTAATTCAAGCTCTATCAAAGTACGATTTGTTCTATCTATATTGCTTCACTCCATTCCTCTATAAAATATCGTTTTTATTCAGTTTCTTTTCTTACCCATTTTCTAACCTTAACTTCCTTAAGCTCAACTTCAAAACACTCAACCTGGTCATCGTATTCCCACGGTCTCTCCTCTTGTAACTCTGTAGCGCCTTCCCTGTAAGTTGTCTCATAAAACTTGTCTTGATATGCAAACACAATACGATAATGAATACTCCACCTAGACGTATCAGTGATTTCTTCTAAAATTGAGGATTCAGGTAGCCCCAATTCATTTACCATGTAATCTTTGTCCAATTTAATTTTCATTCAAAATAACCCCTCTTCCTTTGCAGCATTCACATTCGACTAAAGGCTCGTTGATTTTAGCCATCAGATCATCTAAAAATTTCTTAATATTACTCTTCAAATCCTCAACGTCCTTACCACTAAAAGGCTCTACAATTGGGTAGCTCTGATAGGCTTTAGGTGCAACATTGTAAATTTCAACTTCCCGCTTTGTTTGAAATCTTTTCTCAAGTTTAGGCTTTCTTCGTTTGTACATTGCATTAAGATCAACTACATACTCGTGAGGTTTGTAAAGCTCCAAAACTTTGACCACAGTTAAACAGAAATCATAATCACTCGTGATTCTTGCCAATTTAGGGTTAATATTGGCTTTAATATGGTTTCTGATAATCTTATAACTTTCTTCTCGGGACAAGTAACACGGCTTTGTTTCAAGAAGCATTGGATGAGTTTGAATCCTATCCAGTAAGTTATAATTCAAGTTAAAATTATGGCTTTGCAACTTAAGTTCTCCGTCAATTTCTTCAATTACATTCATTTCAAACTCAATTTTTTGATTCTCTTGCGGGACTTCTTCAAATTTTAAATCATATAGACCCTTCACTTCATAGTATTCACTGTCTTCACCTATGTAAGAAGTTTTAATTACTTGTGGCGTCAAATCAGTTTCCTGGAATCCCTCTTTTAATTCATACCTATAATTGATTTTTTTAGCCGGCATTTGTTTTTCAATAACACTTGGCTCCTTATCAAGCTTAAACCAGTCTGATTTATACGTTTGGGTTGCTCGTTTCCCATCGAAAAACAATTCATCTAATTGACTATGAAAATATTTATTTCCTTCAATATTGTCAGACACCAAAAAACAGTTACTTGTTTTAATACCAATTAGCTTCATCAAATTTCCCCTTTTTAATTTTATTTTTATCCTTATAAAATCTCTGTTTTATTTAGATTCGAAAAGCTCAGTATCTTCGTAAATATTACCGATTACTTCATAACTGATGACAGTCGGGTCTGATTCGCTTTTTAACCAACTCAAAGCATTCATCTCACAATCAATCCAAGGCCTTAAATCAAATGCTGGATAGTTTTCGCTATCCAAGAATTTAACTTCTCCAACGTAATAAGGTTCTTCAGCCCATGTGGTGTCGAAAGTAATCCGAATTATATCCCCTTCATAAATCTCCTTGCCGTTATTGTCCTTCAATCCGGTGTATTGTCGAACCGCTTTCAAACTTTTATCAGCAAACGAATATTCATCACCGTCTTTATCTGTAACGTAATCTATTTTTCCGTTATCAAAAGAAATGTCATGAACATCAATAATTTCTTCGTAACTGTCTATACCTGCCCAATGCATATTAGAACCCAAATTGCTTAATGCATGTTTAACTACCAACGCCTGAAATTTAATATCTCTCATTCTCTCCACCTCCTGTTATTGTCTCCGCTCAAAACCGATATTAACGTTTGCTTGTTTAGGTCTGATAACTTCAACTGTGCTACCTCTGTCAGACAGCCTACTTTTTAATTCCTTCATATCCTTGTATGGCGCTATTTGCAAGGTGCTCAGATCGATAAGAATAACTTCATGTTTATCTTTAGCGGCATACTCTCTGTCTAGTGTTCTAACAATGTATACATCAGCATCATCTATTTTAATGAAGTACCCGTCCTCTAAATCTTTCACCTTTGGCTTATCTGCTTTGTTCTTTCTAATCTTTAAATTGATCGCCATTATTCTCACATCCACTTATTTTATTTTTATCAAATAAATCAATTATGTAGGCTTCGTACATCTCATCCCAATAAGGATCTGTTCTTGCTATGTATTTCTTTGCTTTTCCATTCTCCTCAATTTTAAAGGTTTGCCCCTTTTGGATATCCGTGAACTTCTCCTTTGTCCATATACCTCTAATCAACACTTCAACTTCTTTTACCTCAACTGTTTGCCGCTGCATCACATTCCTCCTTTTTGATTTTCGTGTATCAAGCCTGTACAATATTCAAAAACCCTAAAGGATGATGAACATGTGCGGCAGGTTCACTTTATTCTCTGAGTTTGACGACATTATCGAACAGTTCAATATAGATCAATTTTTGTCTGAAAACGAATACCATCCAAGCTATAACGTTGCTCCTTCACAAAACATCCTGACAATCATTAATGATGGATCAAACAACCGTATGGGTAAGCTTAGATGGGGTCTTATCCCTCCTTGGGCCAAAGATGAAAAGATCGGCTATAAAATGATCAATGCTCGAGCTGAGACATTGGCCGAGAAACCCAGCTTTCGAAAGCCACTCGTAAGCAAACGTTGTATCATCCCAGCTGACAGTTTTTATGAATGGAAGCGTCTTGACCCAAAGACTAAGGTTCCTATGAGGATTAAACTTAAATCATCCAACCTCTTTGCATTTGCCGGCTTATATGAAAAGTGGAATACGCCAGAAGGCAATCCGCTATATACCTGCACAATCATTACTACAAAACCCAATGAGTTGATGGAGGACATCCATGATCGGATGCCGGTCATTCTCACTGACAAGAACGAAAAGGAATGGCTAAACCCCAAAAACACCGATCCTGATTATCTTCAAAGCTTACTGCTTCCGTATGATGCTAATGACATGGAAGCTTATCAAGTTTCATCCTTAGTTAACTCGCCTAAAAACAACTCACCGGAACTGATTGAATCCCATTAAGTACCACAGTCATTTTGCTTTATATATCACCTTCGCTTAGCTATTATGTTCTAAGTAGGAGGTGATATTTTGTTTGTATCGCCAATGTTATTGCATTCAATCAAAGAACCATTTGATGACGATGATTATATTACCGAGCTGAAGTTTGATGGAATTAGACTGATCCTCTCCAAGTTTAATGATCAGATAAAGCTTTATACTCGTCACAACAATGAAGTAACAAGCAAGTTCCCAGAACTGTTGGATCTTGATATACCCAATGGAACTGTTTTAGACGGTGAAATCATTGTAGCTACCCCAGGCGGTGCCCCTGATTTCGAAGCAGTCATGGAACGCTTTATGTCTAAGAAATCAGCTCATAAGGTGGTTTACTGTGTATTCGATGTAGTTTATATTGATGGACATTCAATCGCTAATAAGCCGCTCACTGAACGTAAGAGCATGCTTTCAGACCTAAACCTTGACCACGATAATGTCTTTGTGATCGAAGGCCTGCAAGGAAACGGATTAGCTTACTTCAATCTGGCCAAAGAAAAGAATTTAGAGGGAATCGTACTAAAGAAAGCTAACTCCCCTTATGAAATCAATAAACGTTCCCATAGCTGGCTGAAAGTGATTAATTATGATTACACAGATGTGCTTATCACTGGCTACACCAAAGAGGATATAAAGTTTCTTCTGTCTTATCCTGATGGTACAACAGCTGGATTTATGGAATTCATGCCGAATGCGGAACGAAGTAAGTTCCACTCTATGAAACAAGTAAAGTCTGAATCTGATGAATATGTATTTGTAGAACCGATCTTATGTAAGGTTAAACACAGATTTAAGACTAAGCATGGCAAACTCCGTATACCTTCCTTTGAATCCTGGAGAGTCTAACCTCTCCGTTACATAATTCCTTAATGTCTCTTTCTTAACAAAATTCAAAATCTATTACATTAACACTTTAAGTTAGTTCTATTCCATCTCAATCCACTTATAATATTTCCCTATATGACAATCAAAGCGCCAACCATCCTCAATGACTTTCGTATGACTATTCTTATATTTCGAGTGATTTAATAACACCCTAGGAGAAAACATTATTCTCTGCCAATTAAATAATTCTTTCATTTTTCATACCCCTTTCCTTGTGAATTTTCACTTTTGATAACAATGTTATCTTTACAGTTCGTTCAATTAAATATTCTGCATTGCAGTAATCGCATTTTACTCTAAATTCAAGAGATGGCTCATAAACAATGGTTTCTCCACAAATCTCACAAGGAAAAACATCTTCATTGATTCTCCCCATAAATAAATCACATCCTTTAAAATAACTATTTTATTTTGATTCCTTAATAATCACCAAATATCATAGCCCACAAAATCATTTAGAATATTCGTCATTTATTCTCCTCCTCCATTTCCATATCCGCTATGGGAACTACTTCCGAATAACCCGAGGGAAACGACTAATGCTGTTATAAACGACAACAATATAAGGGGAATCAAAAATACTGCCAAACCGGTATAGTTACCCGACTCAAATGTAATAAGCTGTGTGATCGAATATGCGAAAAAGAAAACATATGCCCCGTACGTAATCCAAAACCGCAATTATTCACCATCCAATCGTTTTAACGCTTCGCCGTTTTCGCAAATAGTTTCGTTAATCAATAATCTACGAGCTTTCTCCTTCGCAGTTATTCGAAATGTGCAATCGTCTTTCCCGTACATCTCGCAATAAACAACGTAATCGCGGAATAGGTCGTTCATGTACTCGATGTCACCACATCCATACAGCTTCCCGTTCAGAAAACACGCATATATTTGCACGAAATGCTCCACCTCAATTTTCTTCATGTTTTTTTTCAATTCTTTTTGATTTTCATATTACTTTTCACTCTTTTATTAATAGGAGCATGTCATACACATGCCACCTAAAAGAGATAGGACATTTTTGTCTCGGGAGGTGAAATCTAATGAATTTTCTTCTGGATCTTTTCACAAATTGGACTTTTGATAAAGTCATGGATTACATGCTAGCTGCTGTAATTTGGTTTGCATTCAAGTCCAAGTCAAAGCAGAATGAGTATCCGGATGACTTCGAAAAAAGACGCCACTATTGAGACTGATATTCTCTTGATCGTTAGAGCGATCTTCTAGTGGTTTAATTTAAATTCAACACCCAAAAAGTCACATAGCTCTTCCTTAAAATCCGGTTCTCCAAATGTTCCATTCAACAACCTGTGTTCTAATACATTGAGAGCAACCTCTTCAGGTTCCCACTGATCTTCTAAACCGTGGCATGAACAGTGGGAACCATTAACCTCGAACAATTTCCCTCCCTCTTCAATTAGAACCCAAGCGTTCCCTTCACAAAGATCACCATCATAGGAGGCAAACAGAATGTTTACATCAGTTTCTTTTTCTTCAAAGTCTGACAAAACGTCAGCCTTTTCTTTTCCTTCCCATTCGTTCAGAAGTACTGATTTTTGCTTAATAATTTCTTCAAATGTTTTCATTGTTACTCCCCCATTTTCACTTTAAAAACTATCTTTTATTTAGACCTTCTCATAAGTCTGATGAAATATGTCAGGTTTACAAGGATAAAACTCACCTTGGACTCCTTTAATAACAAAATCATTAGGCGAAACGATCATACTGCCTTCTAAAGTTTGTATATGACGCATTGTTGTAAGTAAATCATGCCAGATACCAACTACATCACCGCAGAATTCCCGTAATTCATCATAAGAATCTTGTGATCCGTCATATTGGATAGCATCAACTTCAACTGGTTTTTTATATTTCACTTCCCACCTCTTCCTTTAAAATCACGATTTTATGTAGACTAAACCTTTTTCTTGCTGTCATGCGTTCACACTTTTGGGTAAGATACTAATCTGTTAACATTAATAACTCATCAACTTTATAATTGTATTCACCGTATTCACCCGAGCTCCATTTAACACCTACAGAGCCTTGATTTGTCACCCACAATATAATTCCCATTTCCCCATTTTCATGCCATCTTACTTGCTGCCCTTTCTGATAACCAAGCATGTTTCCACCCCTTTCTTAAAAAGCATTTTAATTTAACTTTAATGTGTATTGCCTTGAGAAAATCCCCTTTAATTGGTAAACTCATACCTAACTTACATACGAGTGGGTGATTCCTTGAATAAAACAATCGGTATTACTGGATTAATCATCAGCATAGTAGTACAATCATTTTCGGCCGATGATTCGCTAACCCAAAAGATTGCTACGGGTTTGTTATTTGTATCAATAATTATCTATAATTTTGAACATGCTAAAGATTATTCTATAAAGTCACTTGTAATTTTAGGTGTTTCCTTTATTGTTTTTATGCTAGGGATTTATAAAATCCTCTCTATTACCAGCGATTACTTTGAAAAGCTTAATGTGAATTTTGGATACATCCTCTTATTTGAAATAGCATTGATTATTGCATTAGTGTCGATTGCAGTAAACGTAATGAAGTACATTGCGAATCGGTTAAAGAAATCACCTGATGGTAAAGAGCTTTGACTCTTTGCCGTTTTTAAGCTAAATACTTCTTCTTATGTGGTCTTCTATGTATGAAATCAAATGCGATATCAACTTTTGCCGGTTCCTTCTCCTCTGCTACTCGTTCCGTAACAACAATCAGTTGCCCATTTTCCTGGTGTTCAATGCTATGAACTGAATACCCTTTTGAAGCGTAATATTCACCAATAATCTCATCAACGTGGTTGCTAAGCAGATTCCTTTTTATCACCCTCATAACCTCCACTTATTTTATTTTTATCCTTTAAATATTTATATGTATTCCATCCACAGCCATCAAATATGCTTATATCCGCTCCAAGATGCCATTTAAACCAAACTAAGTTAAACCAGGCTGTATCAACTATGTACTTGAGGTAATCGATACCCTTTGCCCTCCATTCTTTTATGCAAAATTATATAATTCTTTAATCGTTCATTTGCAATATCACAATACTCTTTACTAATTTCTGTTCCTATGTATTTACGGTTATTTAAAGCTGCCATCTTTGCAGTTGTTCCACTTCCCATAAACGGATCAAATACTATGTCTCCTTCATTTGACCAAGAGAGAATGTGATCTTCAGCAAGCTTTTCTGGAAATATTGCCGGATGTTGAAAAGCGATCTTGTCTAGTGTTGATTTTTGATGACCGTTCGGTATCCTCCAAATGTTGAACCTCACACCGAACTCCTTTAGTAAGTTCTGTTTATGATGTCGTACTTTTTCGCCGTCCATTTTTCTGTAATGTCCTTTTATGTGTTTCTTGCCGTTGTACCATTTATTTTTCCTGTCTGCTAATAGATTGATTGTTTTTGGCTTGCCTTTCGAAAAAATAAACATATACTCAAAAATCTGATAATATCTATTCTTATCTGGAAAGCTGATACTGTCTTTTTCATAAATCATTGTGTCATGTAGGTTAAAGCCCAACTCTTTAAAGTATAAAGCTTGTCTAAAACTTGACCCTGTCTCGGAACCTTTATGTGTTTTATCCCCTACTACCCAAACAACGACTCCGCCCTCTTTTGTCACCCTATACAATTCTTGAGCAGTTTCCTCAAAGTTAAATGAATATCCATTGTAATTCCTTAGGTCATCATAAGGAGGAGAAGTCACTGTTAAGTCGATAGTGCAATCACCAATATTCTCTTTCATGAATTGTACGCAATCATTATTATGTATTTTGTTTAGTTCCAATAAATACCCTCCTTTAGTTTTCAGATGAAATAATCCTTTTACACAAATATTAATGTAGGCTCCTTGTCCTCTTCATATCGTTCGTATCCAATAAAATAATGATCGTAGTCCTTTTGAATATATGATGAAATCCAGTCGATGAATTTTTCAATCTCATCATCGTAGTTTTTTAAATTACATCTAATACTTACATAACAACCACCAACAACAGCGTCATTTTCAATTTTGCTATGGGTTTTCCCATCGAAATAATAACTATCTGATTGAAGCATCCATTTCCATCTAGTATCTTCAGAAAACAGATTATGTTCTGGCAACTCACTTGGATGTTCATCTCTTTGACCAGTCATAAACTCTAAAATTTCAATTATTGATCTTGGTGTTTCCTCAATAAGCTTAAAAGCACAAACCAATTCAGTATACATTCCCATTAATATATCTCCCTCTCTTTAAAACAGTCTTTTTATTGAAAATATTTATCTGATGTGCGGGCCATGTCTTCCCCGCCTAAATAGTTTTTTATTTCATTTAAGCTATAAATGACCTTATCGAATTTATCCCTAATGTGCGGTGCATATTCAACTGATGAATCAGACATCCCTAATTCCTTTAGATTTGTGTCTAATTCTTTAAAGTAACCTTGTAACTTTACGTTCACTGAAAACTCTCCTTTTTTTGTTATTATTTAATCTCAACAATTAGACTGTCTGGAAAATTCTTCACATCAAGTGCATTTACATGACAGTAGCCTACATAGCCTTCTTTATCTACATACTTATAAAAGAAGTTTTCCCCATTATTGATGATGACTTTACCATGATGTGTATACTCCATCTCTGACCCCTTATACCAAATCACTTTAACTTCAGTTCCTGGTTTGATTTTATCTAGGTCAAATATTGTTATTTCTTTTAACAAACGACAACCTCCTATATATTTTATTCCTTCTCCCCAGAAAGCTCCTTGATTAACATCTGTCCAAGCTCATCACTGATATATCTCCAGTCAGCCCCTTCAGGCGTTCTAATACCAAGAGAAAAACCGCCACACAAGGTATCTTCAGCCAACCTTAAAACTCCATCATTTGTTTTAAGCAGCTCATGTTTAACCATCCCTTTAATCATTTCTCCTCTTCCTCTCTCTTTAAAATTTTACTTTTATTGAAACTTGTGCTTATTTTTCAATAGCTCATCTTTGATTTCCGCGTAGTCTTTCCCCAATTTCACCAAAACTGAGATAGTTTTTTCAGCTTGAACCACTTTTTTAAGATCCTCAGTTGTCATTGCGTCCCTAAGTGAATCTTTATCATCTAAATCATATACATTCATTAGTTCCTTTTTGTTTTTATCAAAACAAACTTTATAAACAAGTTGAGTGAAGTTTGTATACGCATGAACATCCTTCATGTTTCCTTCATAAAACTCCTTAATTGCATCGGTAAGCTGTTTTCGTTCTGTCCTCGCAATTTCTCTTTTTGCTGCCCAAATAGCAATTTGCTTTGGAGTGGCCTCCTCTACATTTAACAAATAGTGTCTAACTGATTTTCCAACTTTGGATTCAGTAAGTAACATTCCTAATCTAAGCAATCCTCTTCGATTAACAATTTGCAAACTTCTGACTTTCGAGCTTATAATTTTGCGAGGTTCATCATGAACCTGACAAAATTCTTTTAAACTCTTACCTTTTAAAACTCTAATTTCAGCATAATCGTTAAATTCATCTCTATTTCTTTTAATGACGGTCTTGATCGTATCAACAGGAACCATATAATACTCCGCGGCCATCTCAACTGTAATCTCTGTAGAGTTCCCAAGTAGAGGTACTACTTTTATTCGATCCAAAATCTCGTCCCGGTACATGTGCTCCTCTCGGATAGTTCTGTGCTCGAATACGCCCATTTCGTTATTTTCGTTAATAGTTGCTTCAATTTGCTCATTTTTGTTTTCTTTTTTCATCTAAATCACTCTCCACTTATTTTTAATTTAGTTTAAAATGCATCTTTTAACTGGTTGAACTTATACGTTTATTCTTTTCCACTCCATGCTTCAAATTTCTCTATGGCAGCTTTTTGTTTATTTTCATGATTAATTTGCTCCTGAATAGTATTTTCGTATGTAATGACTTCATTAATTGCCATCTCTATGTAATTGTAATCCCACTTTACTTCACAATAACTTGGAGCAAAATTTCCTTCTCTTGTAAGACACTTAAACTTTTCTTTCCCGAATAAACCGCGTACCTTTTTATATAAAGAGACCCTGACAAGGCCTTTTGAGTATCTATCACTGTAAATACTTACGGCATACTCATTACCTTCAACCGAAGTCACGGGATATTTGTGTAAGTGAAATTCTTTCATTCCGCGCCCTCCTTCTGACAGTCAGGGCATAGAGTTTCAAAACCGTTACCTTTCTGCGTGAATGTGTAATCGCGGTGCAAAGCACCATTCATATGCCCCTCCCATGATAACGGCTCTCCTATGTTTAAAACCTTCTCTTTGCCGCATTCATCGCAAATAACAACCGTTTTGTATATAGTCTCAACCACTTCTTTATGAAATGCCATCACTGCGCGCCCTCCACTAACTCAGGATTTTGATATACGTTGCCGCCGATGTCGCGTTCTCCCCAAACTATCCAAGCGTCAATACGGTAATCGCAATCGCTGGGAAATCTAAGACCGAAATTACCCCCAGCTCGAGCAACGATCATCGGTTCGTTATTCATCATGTCGATGTCGTACTCATAAATCATCTTTTCGTTTCTATCTTTCAACCCTATGCCCCACATGAGAACGGAATTTCTGTCATAACTTTCCGCAACAATAACTCTGCAACCATCACGCCATAAAATCCAATTGTCCCCTTTGAGTTCAAGGCTCAACCCTTCATCATCCCAATAATGCATATTCTCGCCGTCCCACACTCTGTATGCGGTGTTCATAATTTCCGTGCCTCCTTTGGGTTTTCGTCACACATTTCTTTTAGTGCCTCCACAAATTCTTTTTCACACATATTCAACGGCGTATACCACTTTATCACTTCATAAAACGGATGGAGATAATTTACCAATGTATCTTCAGCACCTTCCTTTCCTTTTGTTGTCCCAGTGAAATTATTCAAATAGTCTTCACGCGTCATATTTATGTGCGTCGGACAGTCAACCACTGAACTAAATCGGCAGTACCGTCCATTCGGCTGCTTAGCGATTAATGCGCCCATGTTATTCCCCCTTATCTCAATCTCTATAAAACTTACATTTTAAATGCTTATATTTCATTTTTATTAAGCGCCATTTTGATGAAGAATTTTGTGTACCCTATGTATTCCCTCTTATATTTACTTCCCTTCTTATCAGAGCCGGCAGCAACAAATTCAAAGTATTTTTCCTTTATTGGATGAGTACACACATAACCCATCTTCTCTTTTTCTATAATTCTTTTAACTAAACTTGTTTTACTAAAATCGGATAATGAAATTGTATTGTTTAAAAAGCTTTTTGTTCTAATTATTGGCATCTCCTTCTTGGTCGATTTGAATCTCAGCTATGTACATACCTTCATACGCATAATCAATTATGGAATGAAACAAACCTACAACTCTTCGCATTTCTCTTTTGTTTTTGTGAACGAGTAGTGTGTCATATGCTTCTTTTAATTTAATTAGTTTTTCATCAAGGAGCATCGCTTCCTCAATCCGCCTCCGTATACTTATTTTTTATATTTAACTATAAGTTAACTCACAAAATAATATTTGTCAATCAAATTCGATCATATTTTTTCCAGATGATCGAATTTGATCTTCATTCTGCAAATTTAAATATTATTTCATTGATATGATCCCTTATTTTCACCAGATTTTCTGGTGTGACGGACACTGTTACGTCTACATGTTTGCCATTAAAGTTTAAAAGGAATTGATATTGCTCTGATGTTAAAATCTTTTTAGTTAGTTTGAGATTAACGGTGTTGTAATCCTGAAGATCAACAAACAATTTCACGTGTTCACCTACAAGCTCCAACTACGCTGCTGCAATGTTTCATGCTGTAATTTCATGGAGTCTTCCTATTTTTTTTATTTAAAGTATTTCTTCAGTATTAGAAATCTCATAATCAATGTCATTCAATTTAAATTTTTCAACTGTCCCGTCTGCCTGTAGAAAGCACACTTCCCTGGCGACCATTAATTTTTCACACAGTCTTTCAGCAAGGCTTTGAGAAACCTCTTCGTTTTTTGCTTTGTTTTTAAGTACAATTTCTAGATGTAGTGATACATTGTTCAAATAACCTGCCATCCTCATTCTCCTATACTATGTTTTTTCTCTCCGACAGCCTTACAAGGGAACAAGCGTTCTGTTTTGTTTGATAACATTATACAATTAATATGAGTGTAACGCTAGTGGTTATTTGAAGTCATCGTATGGTATGATATGTATTATGTCTTTCCATAACAGAACTAGCAGGAGGATGTCCGATAATGATTAAAGTTGAGATCGGGCAATGCTTGATACCTGAACTTTGTAGAAAGAAAGACATTACAATTAATGAACTTGCTGAAATAACCGGGATCAAAAAGCAGCAATTGAGCGATTATAACCGGATGAAAAAAGTCGAGATGACTATCAGAACAGCTAAAAGGATCGCTGAAGCATTAGATATGTAATGTGGAAGACCCCTATGAATTCAAGGTTGAACGGCATTGAGTTTCGACTAAGACAAATGTCTTGGTCTCCTCCTGAGTAAACCATACGGTTTACACAACTATTTTACTACATGTTACCATTGGTGGAAAGAGCTTATTTTGGCGTATTGTGTCTAGTTTTGTCGAATGTCAAAAATTTTCGTATTATCATTATCGATATACTTATATTTCTCTTTTAATGCAAAATAAACACCCAGACTTAAGCTGGGCGGGGAAATAAATATTTAAATCAATTCTTCTTTTAAATCCAATTCTTCTGCATAAAGCTTCTTTACCACTTCTTCATTAACGTAATCTTTCATACTGTAAACAGCCCTAGACCTATTACTAACAACTAAATTAAAATCATCAATGATCTGGTATCTAACGGCATTATCTATAACGCCTCTTTCCTTATAAAGCTGATATGCGCGATACAGATGTCCTGACCTTACAATTGTATTAGGCGTAAGAAAGTTTATTTTAAAGAACTCTGAGATATCTGTAATTAAATTCGTAATTATATGTCTACCGGCTTGCCCTTCATTTTTTCCCCGGGTTATTTTGGTTTTGATTACATAATCATTGTCCACCAGTGACACTGCTTTTGCCCAACCTTCACCTCTACCATTTTTCAATTGATACATGGTTTCCTTTGAAGCGTTTAATGCAATTATGAGACAATCACTACTAACTTTTAATTTGCGATCTCCATTCTTTATGTCATGCAATGTTAGAACATTATCGTTTAGCATTGCTTCTTCAATTTGTTGCCGTGAAAGACTAAGAAGTTCGGAGTGCGCCATGCCTGAGATGCCTTCAAACAAACATCTTAGAACTGCTTTCGATTGATAATTGAGTAGTTTTTCTTGCATCTCTTCCAGTTCACTATAGGAGATGTATAACTTTTTACCACCTAAGCACCCATATAGCTCTTCATTCGATATAGTTCTCGCTAAATTTACAGTACCCTTGCTCAAATTATAAGATGCTGCCCAATCGATATACATTGACAATAATGATAATGTTCTTTTTACACTCCCAATTGTTGTTTGATCGAATGATCGTATTAGCTCTAAAATCTGTACTGAAGTGAAATCATAAATATCTTTTTTATAAAGATTTTCCGTTATTTCTGATTTTGAGAACAGGGGTCTCAACTGATGAGCTACTGCCTCTGTAACAGAATCTAAATACTTTTCCTTAATATCACTATTGAACATTGCATCAAACATCTCCTAAGCTAATTAAATTGCTGCTCTATCTCTATTTCTCTGAAGAAGTCACAAATTTTTTGAGGAGCTCTCGGATTACCGTTACTATCAATGACCCCAAGCTCCTTCCAAAGAGGATTGTCTTTTCTGAAATCAATTGGTTTTAGTATCTCTTCAACCTTATTTTCTACATCATCAATCGATACATCTGATTCCTGTAATCGTTTCGCTAATTGAACATAGCCGTTAAAAAACAAATTGGCGTTAACAAGAGATCGCTTCCGTTCGTCTGCAATACTGCCTAAAAATTCATCAATATAAATATTGGCCATAGCATCAAAAAAGGCACTTAAGTATCTCCCGGTTTTCAAGATGTCTGCTTGATTGCTAAAATCCTTTTTAGAATAGTTGCGTTCAACAGCTTTCTTGAAATCCGAAAAAGTAATTAACAGGTTTTGCCCGCGGTTGATCCAATCACTGTTGGTCTTAATGTAATCGCCAATGAGACTGTTATCTTGAATAAACTTAACGATCTTATTCGAGAAATAATGCTGACTCATCTCAGCAACCTTAGATTTTTTCACTGGGTTTATAGTGTTCTGTTGTCCAAAATGCTCTCTAGCCTGTTTTTGAGTGTAATTGTATATGTCTACTTTGAACACACGCTTTAGCAAATGCTTTAATTCAGGATGTTGTCTAATAGCAGTGGTTATCCCGATAAGTCTATGATACCCGTCCAGCACGTCCAAAATTGTACCTTCAGTTACTGTTAAAGACATATTTTCTTCGTCATATATTAACTCAATTCCTTCATCCGCGCTGCCTACACGTGCATTAAAAGTGAACATTGAGCTTATTAATTTTCCCTCTTTAAACAACTCTTTAATTTCATCTACTGATTTTTTATTTAATTCAGGAACAGGTATTTCAATATCAGTTCCTTCAAGTTTTTTGGTTTTATTTGTTCTTTGAGCATTCGGATTATAATGAAGTAGCTTATTTTCAAATAGACGATAAAGCTCTTCAGCAGTAATCTGGAATGTTAAATTGCTATCTGAGTATTTAACAGCGTTTTTAAAGGTGTAAGGAAGTTTAATTTCGTCTTCCACTTCGCCTTCCCAAAGCGTTTCAATATCCTGCATATCGGCTTCAGTAAAATAATTGGCAGGGTTAAACCTTTCTGATTCAAGAATCTTGAATAGGCATTTAGCTAAAAAATACATGTATTCTTTAGAAAGGTCTAACTCTGGATTTTCTAATTCGTTAATTATTTTTTGTGTTGTACCAGGAGGTATTTTGAACTCCGCCATACCTATTTGGACATCATTTATAAAAGAGCGTATATGTTTTTTTTCAGAAAACACGTCTCTCATTTCGGTGAGCAATTTCTCATTTGCAGATTGGTCAAATATCACCGTCATTATATCACCTCATATTATGTTGCTAAAATAAAGTTACCAAAGGGAAACTTTATTATCAAGAGAAAAATAAATAATAATTATTTTAATCATTTCTCTTTTGATTCCGATTGGAATTTAATGAATTTATTCAGTATTGACGGCTCCACTGTTTCAAAAAAAGAAATAAAATCTTCTTTTTTAGCTTCATAAAGAATGTCAATTTCAATGTCCTCATCCATAATAACGCCTGCAGCCTTGGATATATCTTTTCTTTTACTCATATAACGTTCAGTGGTTGCTACACTGCTATGATTACCTTGTTCCCTTGCAGCTAATATGTCGTGACCAGTGTGTTCGTAAACATAGTCAATACCCACGCCCTTAAAAGAGTGAAATTTCAAGTCCCTCTCAGGCGGAATTCCCAGCCTTTCTTTAGACCGTTTTAGAGAATGTCTTAGAGATTGCTCAGATAGACCTTTAAAAACATAATCCGTGTCGACTGCGTTTTCATCTCTTAGTTCTAAAAGCTCTTCATAAAAAGATTTATTGATCCCAGTAGACACCACTTTAGAGCCCTTGTCTAAAACTGAAACCACATAATGACCGGTCGTCGGATCAAGTTCAAAATCAATCCATCTTAATACTAATAATGCACTAAGACGAAAAGAAGTTCTTGCTGCTGCCTTCACACACAGTTTTTTGTGTAATGGTTTTTGACGTTCGTTAATATACATATCTTCTGCTATAAGATCAGCTTCTTCTTTGTTTGTTCTTCCCCAATTCTTCTCAACTGTTTTCAACTTTCCAACAGAGTCAAATACACTTAAATCAATAAATTCTTTGTAATCGTGGCTAAGGTATTTATATAGCATTCTTAAGGATGCTAATTTTCTTTTAATACTCTTATTTACAAGTCCTTTACTTTGAAGATGTTTTATATACCCAGCAAGATCACTTTTAGTGATTACTAAATCATTTTCAGACAAATATTCGATTTCTTTTTCTTTTAGGATTCTGAAAAATTGCTTTATATCACATGCGTAATTTTTTCGAGTATTAGAAACAGCAGTTAAATCCTGAGTTTGGTACTTTGAGTTACCTGAGCTACTGGCTATGTCCTTGGTGTAGAGAAAGCTCATAATATCCTCAAACACCTTGTATTCCTTAATAGGTTTAATTTCTGCACTCATCGTCATGTTCCTCCCTCCGTTTAAATTCGCTATCATAAATTAGATCATCAATGGAAACATCCAGTACCAAAGCGATCAGCTTAACGGAAGTTACATCTCCCTCATGCGGTTCATTAATGATTTTCTTGAGTTTATCAATATTAATCATTGTTTCTTTTGCAATCTGTTCCATTGTGATGTTGCGTTCTTCCATCAGCTTTTTAATTCGCTTTGACATAGGATACTCCTTATAAGTTATGTATAATAAGGATATGCCCGCCTCTAGAGTTGCGGTTTATAAATAAATTGCTCAAATTCAATTGAGATATGTGTTTTTAAATTCTCCATAAAAGCTATAAGCGTAGCATAATGAGGATTAGACTCTGCAGTTCTAGACAGCGCATCTCCGCCTCTGAGCACGTGCTCTATATCCTGAAGCAATGCTTTCACTTCCGTTTTTGCTTTAAATAGGTCGCTTTGAGTCTTTGCGTTAAGTATGATTTTTCTGATGTCCAATATACTATTTAGATATGTCTCAACAGCCATTTTAGTAAAGTTTTCATCAATGCTCTTAGTACAGCTAATTTTCTTCTTAGTAGCCTTTAAATCCACTACTTGCATGGGTACTAACCCTCCTTACACACGCTCAATAATTTCATATAACCCTTAGTCATTTCCTTTCTAACGGTTTCTCCTCTCTTTATTTTTTCTTTTTCTAATTCCTTTTCGTTTGCAAAGAAATCGTTATGTGCAATATTTTCAAACTTATTCTGATATAAGGTTTTATGTAATGTCATGCTGCTTTGCAAATACTTTATAGCCGACATAATTTCGCCTCCCGAACCAATACTTATTTTTTCTTTTTATTTCTAAATTCATTTTAATGCATTAATCCTAATAAGTAAAGATGTTTTAACGACAAATAGCACATTCTTTTTAATCTTTTTTCGAATGCGCTTTGAAAAGTTATTTTGTTTTTCATTATTTGGTTTCAGTATGTATAGGGAGTTCCACTAGAGTTTTCAAAAATTAAATAATCTCGTGAGTGTCTTTAAAGTACAAAAGACGCTTAGCTCGATAGAGCCAAACGTCTTCCATTTCTAAGTTATTAAATTAAGTAAATGATACTAAATATCCCCTTATGTGTCAATGACTAAGCTCCTCGAACAACTCCTGCAACTTCGTAATCACCTGAAGCCTGTTCATTTGAGACTAATTTGACTGATGCATACGAAAACATTAGAACTGCTGCGATTGTAATCCCCATAAATAGTTTTTTCATAATATCACCTCCTTTCAGTTATTTGTTTACATAGAAATAATTTTTAGTAGCCTTGGATTCTCACCTAAGCTCTCCAATTTAATAAGAGGCATTTTAATAAAAAGCTTGTCTTGCGAAAGTTTAAAATATTCAACTGATTTATAAAATGCTTCTTTATCATTGGTTATAAGACCCTCTAAGTAATAATGAAACCCAAGATCATTTTCGTTTTGCTTTTTTCTTTCCAGACTCTTTAACAAAGTTAAAGCTCTCTCCAATTTTTTTTGGTTTATAAGTTCAAAAATAACTTCTTGGACATCAGTCACTGCATTTGAATCGTAGTTGATCCATGGATTTTCTTTATTCCAAAAGTTATTTAAAAAGCTCAAATTTCTCTTGAAGAATTCTTCAAAAACACTGTTCCCTTTTGCAATTTCATAGCCAGATAAATAATTCTGCTTGCTTAAGGCATAGTCGGAAAAAATATAGGACGTACCTATTGTTAAATAACTAAAAACCAAAAAACGTTTGGTATCAGTTGATTTAATCGCTTTTTCTGCATACTTTCTAGACAATTCAAGTTCATTTTCATTTAAATAAATATTAGATAAAAGAACGTAAATTCTAGTCTCAAACGACTTTTTCAAATAATTATTTTCTTTAATATCATTAAGGTCTATTTGCTTCAGTAAAGACTTCATCGGAGAGAAGTTCCCTTTACTTAAATAGTCGTACATGGGAATCATTTTTGAAAAAATATTCATTTCATCAGTTTTGATTCTGTACTTTCCAATATTTTTTGATGCTTCTAGAACATCTATCTCTCCTCTTGATAGCTTCCTATGTATCTCGTAAATTTTTCCGTACTCTTTACTTTTCAAATTAGAGGCGATGCTCATTTTTTCTACCAGCTTATCAGTTAGAGTATTAAAACTGTTAGCGTCTGCATATTCCAGTGCGCTTCTTGCAGCCTTAGTATTTGGGTCAAGCAATAGACAGTAATTTTCCATGAGTTCATATTCTTGGTCAGGGTAGTGGGTCTTCACAATGTTAACTATCGAGTTAAATTCACTAAAAGTCTTACCATCATGGTTTAGGAAATCGTAAAGAGGGTTTGGGTTTTTAAGACCAGCTACCGCAGCCCATTTACTCATGAGTGATTTATCATTTTCTAAATCTTTCCGCATAGCTATTCTTATAAGCTCCATTCATTTCCCCTCTTTTCATATGTTCCTTTATTTATAGTCTTATAATACAGAATAAACACAATTCAGTCAATAGTTTATACTTATTTTTTATTTTTATATGTTTAAAATTCGTATTTTATATAAACACAATGAGGGTTAATCCTCATCGTGCATAACTGGCCAAAAATATTTCTCTATCTTCTTTTTTATTTCCTTTTGTGCATCTTCATCAAGTTTATTGAATAAAGATTTCATAAGCGAACGTTGCTCAAATATAATAAAGTTTCCATATTTTTATTTCTTCGTCTTATATGTTCAGCACGCTTCACTCCTTCTTTGTATCCTCTTTTAAAAGCATCGGATTCCAACTTATTGAATTCATATTGTTTCTGAATCTCTTCATAGCCCATGTTTTATTCCGCCTTTTGTAAATCTCAATTTAAATACTCACCATGATACTGCTTCTTCAATATTTAATCCAAAGACATTCAAAAAAAGCTCAAAAAGATAATTAGATTCCTTTTCTCCGCCGCAATACTCTGGTGATAACGCAACAGTAATCATATCCCATACCCACATATTATCCCTGATATTTTCTAGTTGTGTTATTATTGAATCTTCTGGTAATAAAACGGCGTTTGAATTGTAATCATTAAAATTTTTATTAAAAAAGTCTAGATCGAGGTCGAGGATTACACTTGTCCCCTCCGTCTCTTTATACCACCTGTGTCTTAGGTTTTGTTCATAATGATTATATGAATATGCTCTTTGGAAAGTATCATTTTGTTCAATGTGCACGCTATCGTCACTAATAGTGAAACATTTTTTTATTGTCCCTATTCTTTGTGCTGGCAATATAAATTCTGAAACATCTAATTGAGATGCTACTTCTTTTGCCTTCAATTCACTGTCAATACCTTTTGCATTTACTGGATTATCACAGTAATCAAGATGTGCGTCTATATGGATTAATGATGCACCAGGTTGAATATCCCCCCGCAATCTTCCTATCTCCCAAGCTGCAAACGCAAAGTTGTGGTCTCTCATTATAAATATTTTCTTGTTAGGAAAACTTATACGATATCCTTCTTTAATTATTTCTTCGGTCATTATAACCCCCCCTAATTTTTATAAATTATATCTTTTTAAATCTTCTAAAACTCTATTATGATATTCGGGATCTTCTTCTATAACATCATATACAATTTTAGTTTTCGTGTATTTGTCAGTCCAAGACATATCAAATGTATCTTGTGAACTCACTAATAATATTTTCTTGATGTTTTTAAAAACGGTAATATCCTGCATTAACTCTTCTCTCAGCTTTTGTTTTGTCAGAGGCATAAGAGGATAAACAATAGCAAAGTCTAAATCATTCGGTGTATTCCCCCATGTGCTTTTTGTAATAGTGTCGATATAAATTGAGCTTCCGTTCAAATTATAAGGAATTCCTGTTTTTAAAGCACGTGAGGCCTGCATAAATTCCTTGGCATTATTTAAGCTACTTGTTCTAAGCATGATTTTTGATCCAACAAAATTCTCTGTTATTGTTTTAAGTACAAGTTCATGTTTCTTATACATGTTCGTCCCAGTTACTAAAGCAATTTTTTCATTTGATTCAATGAAAGTTAGTATTTTTTTAATAGCTTGAGTCTTATTGTTCATTAATTATCTCCTTTGGTTCCTTTTTTAAAAATCTGAAAGGCACATTTCTTCAGAACGTACGTTTCTTCTGACCAGTTTTTTTGTTTTTTCATGCTATTCATTAAAGCCGCTTCCATTCAACCCACTCAAATCGTTGCTGATAAAGGTCTTCCAGGATTGCAGCCCATTCAACCCAACCTTCAGCAACGATACTTTTCTTCTCCCCATCTTCAATCCATTCAATCCAGTACACCTGCATACTCCTCACCTAATAATAATTTCGATTTGTCTTATAGCAGAAGTGACTTTAAACTCTGTATGTAGCTCGTTTGCGATCACTAAAGCTTCTGACATTGTAGTGAACTTAGAAGCGCTATGAAGCCCCTTAGATGTCTTATAACCACTTCCATCTAATTTAAATGACTTGAAGTAATCATCATTTTCAAATTGAATAACAAAAAAGGTATCGATAACCGGCATAGCTAACTCCTCTTCAGCAGACCAGCAATTTTTATGGCCAGTGGCAGCAATCCAATTAATATGTAAAACACCATGATATTTATTTTATTCTTAAAGAACAGTTCAATCATATTCTGCTCCATACCTGGTGAAAATGAATCAATCAGTTCCTGCTTAAACTCCTCATCATAAACCTGATCAACAAATAAGGCCTTAAATCCCGTTAGAAAGCCAACACCAAGCCAGAGTATTAAGAAATATGCTATTCCAATCAAATTAAAACCCTCCTTATATACATCGTCTGGTATTATAGTAGTGTTAAATACTTTGTGTAGGTGAAATTTAATGGAAGAGAAAGATTTTGAGACTAATGGCTACGATGTAACAGTTGTATATGATTATAAGGAGTATCCTGATGTTAAATATGGACGCTGTGACAATTGTGATTACGCTTTATTCAAGAGTTCAGTGAAAAGTGGTGTGTTTTTGCGTGAATGTCGACGATGTGGTATGAAAAAGAGCATTTAGTTTAATGCTCTTTTCAGTAAAACTCTGTGTCTATTTCATAAATTTTAATAGTAGGAACAACTGCTTCACCATCAAAAGTTTCGATAGCCTCCATTCCAATCGCAGTTGCTTTAACACCAACAAGAACTGATCTTTTTTCAGAAGTGCCTGCTTCAATTTGTTTTTTTAATTCCCAGGTTATACTCCCAACATCACTTTTCAAAGTTTTTTTCCCGATATAACATTTTATAATGTCTTTGTTTGCATCTCTTAAAAGAAAATAAGGGTTAGCCAATTTAAGATGTCTCCACTCTGACATCCATAGATAACCTAACAAATAAAAAGCATGACCGAGTTTTTTATTTTCAATATCATTAATTAATTTCCCTCGATCCTGTATCAAGTAAAGAACACACTGATCTTGCAATTCTCCATATATCTTTCTTTGAATCTTCTTATCATATGCAGCAAGTTCTTTTTTCAAAGTAAAGAAAGATCTCACACTAATAAGCTTTTGAATATATGGTTTAGTAATTTCCTTTATTGATTTATTTACAGTTACATTGGCGCGCTTGGAAATTACTGTATTAGAAGACCCACTATTATTAAAATAAATTTGCTCTTCTTCTAGTGGAACAACCCACTTTACCTCATTGTATTTTGTCCTTTTTTCATTTACTTCAAATACATCCACATATTCATCAGGAATTAGATAACTACAACCATTTATATGGTTGTTTGGCTTACCGTTTGGTAGTCTCCGCAAAAAGAAATATGGTTTAGGGTTCTTACCACACCCCTTATTATGACTTAATTTAGCGTTGCAATTTGTATTTGGGCAATAAAAAACTTGGCTTCTATCCTTCATTATTTTTGTAACATCTCTTGCATAAATCGATTTTAAAGTTCCATTTACCTCTATATGTGCTTTTTGAATTGATCTTCCTCTCCCCATTGTAGTTACTTACCTCCATTAAATTTTCTTTTAATTACGAATGAGGATGGGAAAAGTTTCAAACTTCTTTATAAAACACTTCTTTTATCTTGATTCTTTATGCTCTCGGATTAAAACTCGTAATCGTGTTAAGGTTAATTCATGACTGCATAAGGAGTGATACCTTTGCTAAAAGTTGCAAAAATTTCGGTTTCTTGCATTGCATTAGTCTTGTGCGTATACTCATTGTTCAATCAAAATGAATTATTGTTGATTGTTATGCAATTATTTGTCGCAGCCCTCTTAACAGTAGTCGGGGTTGAAGGGATATTAAGCAAACAAAAACTGTCTGGATATTTACTGTTTGGATCAGCAGCCTTCTTACTTGTGGTAAACGGATTGAAAATCATGATTTAATGTGTTAATTCCGTAGGAATATAGAGTCCCAAAACCAATAAATGAGAGCTGCAACAATACTCATAATGTAATAATTTAAGCTTTTTAGCACAGCAAGAGCACTTGTTAGATTAGTCACCGCAAAAAACGATAACGCAGCTACAAAAGCTATTGCTGTGTAAATCATAAGAGTAATAAAATTAAACTTTTTGCCCTTCTTCTCAACCACATTTGCAAAGGGACAGCAAATACCAGGTAAGTTATTAAAGCGTAAAATTCAATGATCCCAATAGTTACTAATGCGATTGCCATAAAACCGGAGTAAACAAACATATACAAGCCAAAGATTAGACCATATGACAAGCTTGAACATACCAATGTATAAGCGTAACTGTCTAACGGTCTATATAACCCCAAAATGGTACCTCCGCTATTCTTCCGTTTCTATTAAAGAATTGCTTTATGTTGAAGGATCAATTACTTCTGGTTTATTAACGTTAATTCTATAGTCTACTTCTTCCGTTCCATCAAGTTCAATTGTAAGAAGAAGGTCATAACCATCTTTAATATGTACAACTGAGTGTGAAAAGTCATCTGGAAACCCGACATGATATAAAAAATTCGCAAACTCAGTTGATCTCATTTTAGAAGGGCCAAATGTAAAGTAGTTTTCAATTAAAACAGTGTCCCCATTTAGAAAATCAACATAAGTTAAATCATCTCCAGAGTTTTCCCCATAATGAAAGTGAGTAATTTTTGTTACTTTTTTAAATCGCTTAGTTTCAGCCATCATTTTAATATCATTTATTACAACTGATGGATCATCCCTTCCCCTTACCGGTCGAAAAATAATTCTTGGCTCTTTGTTATACTTATATTCCTTAGTGAGTTTTTGCAAACTATAAATATTCATTATATTCTCCCTTATCTCTTTAAAATCGTAGTTATATTGTCTGTTTGTCTGTTTTAATCACAATTTGACACTCAATTTTATAATCTGTTTCACCGGTCTCAATCTTTGTATCATCACGGTTAACTTTATATTTTCCTCCATACAAACTTGCTGAGATTGGGTGCCTTATGTCACTCTTTAACTGATCGTAAATGTATTTCTTGCCTTCTTGAAAATCCTTTCGAGGAACATGTCCTACTTTGCAATCATTTACATAGACAGCTATAGCTTCCGGATCGTGCTTGTTGTTCTCTTCTAACCGCAATTCACAATTTGAGAAAAGGGCATTATGATAAATAAATATCGGCTCATCAAAAGTTGATTCTAGAATCTCTTTATTTGTCATACCATCATATTTTTCATCGAAGAAAAAACTATCTTCATCCTCATTCTTGATAGCTTTCTTAATATCTTTTTGATAGTGTGATGTTCCTGCAACCTTAAAGTCTATATACTCGAAAAATGCAGACTTTTCTTCATACTTCCTTGAGAAGGCTGTTTCTTGAATCAAGATTGGGAAATTTTCTTTTTTTGATTCCACCCCTGTTTCGTTATTAACCTCAACAGTGTTAATACTATTATTTCTATTCTCATGCTGTTCATTTTTATCTTTGTTCTTGAAAAAGTTGAGTATGCCCAAATGTACCCCTCCAATTAAAATAAAAGAATGATTTTATTCAGTAACACCATTTTCATATTCAAGGTTGTATGTTGATATTTCGTGTACTCCTATATCCCCTGCAAAGTTTCCATCCTCATGTTCCTGTTGTAAATAAACCTCTTTATCTTTTTCGAAGATTTCTCTTGCTTCATCTAATTCAGTTACAGCTTGCGATCCCATTCGATCTGTTACAGTAAAAACTAAGCACCGTTTTAACTCGGTACCATCTTTAAGGACTACGTCTGCCATGACGTACCCATTTGGCTTTAGTTCGCCAATTTCATTACGTCTTTTATCGATTGCCTCTTGAAGAACCACAGAAACAGTATTGTTATCAGACTCACTTAAAGCCATTTCTAATTCTTCAATTTCCTCAAGTAACACTTGAATTTCCTCTCTCATTTTCATCTCTCCCTTTGTTGTTAAATGAATCATTATCTCTATTTAAGCACCCTGAGTATAGCCTGATTTGTCAATAGTTACGAGATGTTCAATGTCATCATAGTGCTCTGCGTTCATGACCTCATATATATCAATCCCAAGATTCTTTTCCAAATTTCTTTTGGCATGTAAAACAATCATATTATCTGCATTAATACCATTAGGCATTTGTGGTACACCCGCATCTGTTTTGATTTCTACACCGTTTACATTGAAAGTTACTTTTACTGTATTTTGCATTGTAACCTCTCCTATTCCCTATGAAAGTACGATTTTATTTAAACATTGCATTTAATATATTCGTCAAAATCCGGAAAGATAAGCCAGTCATTTGTCATCAGCTCATCCACTTTTTGCAAAAATTCTTTTGATCTGCCTTTCAATTTAAAATTGCCGTCTCCTCCATAAAATTCGCTCAAGCCTTCATAACCGCCTGATTTGTAGTCTGATATAAAACATCTCCCATCAAAATTCCTATTGTTTCCTGCCTTTTCTGAATCTATAATTGCACGAGTTTCTTCCTCTATTGCTTCAAAATTGTAACTCTTTGCAATCCGATTTACCTCTGTCAATCTGGAGATGATTTCATCTGACCAGTTACCCCTCACATCTCTTAAAAGTGCTTCCATTAAGATGATTTCTTCTTGCTTTATCATGGTCTTTCCTCCTCTAATTAAGTTTGTATTCCTACTCCATAACCTTCCCTTCAAGTACAACCTCACTTGCAGTCCAAGTGATCTCATTAACTCCATTCTCATCCATCAAGGTTTTCGCTTTACTATCCGCGCTCACTTTTAGGTCTTCCAAACTTTCGGCTTTAATTATATCGGCTAATAGCATATAGTCCTGATCGTAAAATTTTACTGAATAATCCTTCATATATTCTCTCTCCTTTTGTTGTAATGTGCGCTTTAACTTAACCTTGAAAATTTTCATTTCCTTACTTTTTTTGTAACTTTAGTATACCACGATCACTTAAAGTGATCAATATCTTTTTAATCTTTTTTGTAAATCAACAGCTCATGCAACTCAATGTCTAAATATGTACAGACTTTATCCAACAGATCCCTTGGATACCGCTCCATTTCGTCATGATACAGCTTTCTAACTGTGTTGAAACCATGGTCAATATCATTGGACAGCTTTCGAATACTGATATTTCTTTCGTCTAATATCGGCTTTAAATTTGATTTAATCAATTTTACTACCTCACATTCATTATGTATGATCACTTTAAATTATCATTATATCCATAAAAAAGGTCAAGGATATACCTTGACTATGTATTAAGCTTACCAATCAAATGAATCTTCATGTTCAAATCCATAAATACCTTTAATCCACACGTCTCCGCAGCCTGGATTCTTTGTAATCTCTAACACATGATTACGATTTGCATCTCCCTCTACTCGATCTGCAGCAGTATAGTCGGCATAGTTCCCTACAAACTGCTTTTCACTACGTGGGAATACCCAGCCAGAAAGAGTTATCCTACTGATTTTCATATTTAGAGTACACCCTTCAGCATTGTTAATTGTGAATTTGTAGAAGAGCCAAGTGCGATCAAAATTCCGATCAAAATAATCTGCCATTGAAAAACTCTCTGAATCCTCACTCATGTGAAAATCCACATTTTTGTAGTCTAATGTAAGCTTCGCCTCAGCACTTGGTGTCGTGAAACACGAGATGAAACCAATGCAAATTACAGCCAAAAAGATTAGCTTTTTCATTTACTCTCCCCCTTTTCCAAATTATACTATATTTGAAATAAAGGCGAAAGAACAGGCAGAAGCTTCGTGATTCATCTGTATTCTTCATGATATAGCTAGATATACATGTATCTATGAATATCTACATGTATTTATAAGTATCTATACCTCCCTACACCATACAAATATACCTTATTGAGAACAAAAAATAAATATTTTTGTTCATTTTAAAGAACAATTCTTCCGTTTTTATGATATAATCATCACTGCTTATAGGTAGCCTTACTGCTTATTCGCCATATGGTATAGGAAAGAGGTTCTTAAAAATGAACGTAAAGCATTTTAATTGTTTCTTTGTTATCAGGCTGTTTGCTGCTCTGTGTGTGCTGGTTGGCCATGCTACAAGAGACTTAAACATTTCTGTCTTTGGTTATACCCCAGAGAGTAAAGCATTGTTTCACACCGGCATATCAATCTTCTTTTTTCTAAGCGCATTTTTTCTTTTCACTTCTTATGAAAGATCCAGGCTTAAAGGAAATAATGTAACCGATTTTTATTGGAGCCGTATTATCAGGATCGCGCCCGCAATTTACACCTATGCTATTGCCTCCACCATCCTGTTAATTGTTCTAGGAGCTCTTTCATTAACAGTATTCACTACTAAAGAGTACTGGACATGGCTTCTTAGCAATTTTGTGTTATACCCTCAATACTTCCCTGACATATTCCATCACATTGGCACAGGTCGCCTTAACGATTCACTTTGGACAATTCCTGTTCAGATTAGCTTTTACCTTGTTTTACCCGCAATTTATTGGTTTTATAAACGTTTCGGATTCCAAAAAATGATTCTTTGCTCTTTTGCTGCTGCCGCTTTCAGTGTGTTAGTCTCTTTCATAATTTTAAAGTTCGCCCCTGGCAGTGTTTTCGGCAACCTGTACTTACATTCTTTCCTGCCGCAGATGTTTTATTTCACTTTAGGTATCTTCTGGGCTAAGGCATGGAGTAAGTCACCGCAGCACCTTGTTTTATTTTTATCGTCTGTTACTTTATTTTTATTCTGTAAAATTGACCCTTTACATCTGAGCTCAATAAACAGCACATTATGGAGCTTTTCATGGTTCGTGCCTTTGAGTTATGCAATTGTCTGGTTCGGTTACAATGGGCCGAAGATATTTTGGCAGCTGAACCGGTTAGATGATATCAGTATGGGGATTTTCATATGGCACATGGTGATTATCAACGTCTTCCTATACACCGGAATTAATAAAACACTGTCTGATTACCCGTTGATCATAGTTCTAATTGCTGTCACTGCTGCAATCGCATTTCTTTCGTACAGAATAGTGGAAAAACCCGCTCTTAAATTGCGTAATATCAAGAAAAACAAACCAGTCAAAACAAGGATTGCGAGCTAATGGCCAAGGGCTGTTCATGTAGGCAGCCCGTATCCCATTTAGCATGAAATGGTGTTTTTATTCAGAGTCCTCGGTTATTTAACCAAAGCTTTTTGAACAAGAATAGAGTCCCAACCCCAGAAGATCAGAGCATATAATACGCAGAATAAATATATCTCATAACTCGCTAGTATAGACCCTATTGGATTATAAGGTTCAAAGAGAACGGCCATGATTAGCCATGTAACAAATGAAGATACTGTGTATATTAAGAGATATTTTAAATTGAACCTTCTATGTTTCCGGTTTAAGATAAGCTGCAATGACAATTCAAAAATTAAATAACATGTCAACATGATCCCACTAATTATAAGATAAGGGACATATTCAGCTTGATTCAGGATGATCACATATACCAGTGTGGCACATATGACCGACAAAATAAGGACAGCTAGGTATCTTACTGCAATCAAATCTATCTCCCCTTAAACGCTGTATTTCATTCAAAGAACGAATTATCAAATTTAAATTTTAAAATTTTCATTGAAATTGCGTCAATATGGACTAAAATTATAAACCAATCTCAATCGCTTTTTCATATGCTGAATGGAAAATGATTTTGTTATCTTTCCATTCGGCATTACCTACCCCTAACACATCAAGGTCGTCTTCACCCTCAGTATTTCGTGTCATAATATATACGGTGTCCTTATTCACTTTTCTCATTAAACCAGGGTATAAACTAGGAACATGCACATAAAAATCGTAAAAGTGATTCGTTTCCCCTAAGGTGGCGTTTCTATGCTCTATTGTTACTATTACATTTTTAGTTGGCGAAGAAATGGTACCGTATGAATCACCAGTTGCCACCAACAATGCAACTATAAGTACCACTGGAATTGTTATGCAAATTACAAATAATCGCCGTATTTTATACCACCGAGCTAACACAAAAAAACCGACTAAAGTAAGTAGTACAGGAAAAATACAATTTGTTTCCAGCACAAAGCTTAAGTAATAACCATCATGAGACATCAAGAAAACAGCTAAATCAAATGCTAAAATCAAGACAAAGAAGATTGTTGCTGCATTTATTTGGCGCAATACTTTGTTTACCATATTCATTCCCCATGTTTTATTTAATCTTAGCTTCTATTTGTACAAACTCTCCCAGTGGCTCAACACATGCTACTTCGTACATGCAGTCGTCATATGTATTGAGTAGAACCTGTGTTTCCTCTGTTATTTGACTTCTCTCTAACATGGTTTGTAATGAATTTATTAGCTGCTTTATGTTCATAGACATTAATTAATCTCCCCTTTCTACTGAATTTCTCTGTATATTTCTTAGCCTTTTAGACAATGCCTGTTGATACTTCTTCCCTTCAATAGTTGCTGAACAATCAATTAGGTTAAGCGTGTGGCATTCTTTTTCAACAGTAGACAATAATTGATCACCTACATCACGATTAACCCATTTTTTATGCCTTCTTTCTGCCATGTATGAAAAACCAAAATTATTTTGTGTGTGTAAATTCACTATACAGCTGGTTGATAAACTTTCGATTGCAGTTTTAGCAGCAAGAATTATTGATCTGTTTTGCGTTCGCTCTAAACAGGTGAAATATGTTTCTTTCATAATTCCTTTGTATCTAAATATCGCGATAGCTACCCCAGTTTTTGCAGGTGCTTTTTGTAGCACTCTGATAAAAATATCAATTTCTTTAGACATAATATCCACCTTTTCAAGATTTTATATTATATCTAATTATCACACATTTAGACTAAAGCTCAATATATTTTTCGTTTTAGTCGTAGCCAACTTTTCACTCATCTTTATAGCATATCCGCTCCCTTTAAAAAAAGAGAGCGAAAGTATTTTAGTTTAGAATAATAACATTTAGTTATACATCTGTTAAGCTGGCTTACGCTTACTAATTAAATCGGTTATGTAGTCTGCACCTTTAGCAGTTAGATACGTTTTTGAAACATATCCAATCTTAGATGTTGGCACACTTTTAACTTCAAATAAACCACGACCCATATATTTCTGGTATGGAAGGTTATTTGCCATCAGGATTTTCTGATCCTTAAGAAAAGTGAATAACTTATTACGTCCAAATCCTTTGATATTTAATTCCTTAGCAAGTGAACCAATGTCCATTAGCCCGTCAGCGTCCAAGAACTGATGATACTTCTCCACTTTTGGTTGATACTCAGTTACCTGCTGTTCCAAAAGGAGTTTTTCAGATTCAATTCTCTCACGTTCCTTTTGTTCTTGAATCCATCTCTCTGCCCGTTGGATTGAGTTATCAATCATATAGGAAGGAACTAATTGTTTTTTAAGCTGTGTTTCCATTTCTTCAAACCGAGTGACATAATGTGCCGTAAACAAAACGCCTTTTGTGCCATTCATTTTATTAGCCACCATGTCGCAACCTTTACGTGTTAGAAGATAATACTTGTAGGATTTATTGTTGCCCTCTGTTTTATAGTGATCTTTAATGTAAAAATCCTGAGAGCGCAATTCTGCGCTTTCTAAAATTTGGATATGATTATGAATTGTTCTAAGAAATTCTTTATGTTCTTTCCCTACCATATCAGCCACTTCACGACTATCCATTAAAAGTTGTCCATCCCGTTCAATTACAGTTAAATTTTTTTTCCAATAAAATCCCTCCAATTAATTTGATTTATGTATATTTAGATCTTTATCAAAAAGTTTACATTTCACATTCAAATCACCCCCCTTACGTCCATTATCTTCTTAATAAAACAGCAACAAGAACCCTTATGATAAAAAGCTTTTAGAGGTCTGTTGTATCCTAAAAAAGAAGAATAACCATTAGGATTTTTTCAATTCATATAAAATATGCATTTTATTTAGATTCTTAGCAAACAAGTTCATGTTGCCTATACTCATCAAAAAACATATTACAGTGACCAATTTGACTAAGATACAGGCTCTCCTTAGGTCTTGTTACGCCGACATAAAATAATCTTGCTTCGTCTAAAAGATCGCTTTTTCTATGAGGAAACTTACCATCTTCAACCCCAATTAAAAACACATGTTTAAATTCTAGACCCTTGCTTGCGTGAATACTCATTAATCGCACGGCATTTTCATTTTTCTTTTTACTTGGCTTGCTGCCGTATACAAAATTAATGAACTGCTCTAAGTTATTATTCTTAACAAATTTCTTCATGGTATTGAGAGATTCTTTTCTGTCAGTTATCTCATCTTCATCGAGGTATTTCTCTTCTATGTAATCATTCATTCTGAAAGTTTTAACTACATTGTCGATCAATTCTTCCACGGCAATCCCTTTAAGCACTTGCATTTGGAGTTTATTAATCATACTTTGGAATTTCAAGACGTTATCGTTTTGAGTCGGACGATCAAATCTCATATTTAACATGGCCTCATATAAGGACATATTTGTTTGTCCTGCAAATGACTCAACATCTTTTAAATTCTTATTGCTAAAATAACGAAATGGATCATTCCTTAGTGTGAAAATATCTCGAAAGGCTGCATCATCATGTGGATCACGAATTAATCTTAAATAAGCTACAATCCCTTTTACCTCTTTTCTCTTGAAAAAGCTCCCATTATTAGTAATATCATATTCAATTTCACGCCTTTTTAATTCATTCTCAACATAGCTAGAATGAGAGTTTAATCTATAAAGGACACAAATTTCTGATGGTTTTTCACCGGCTTTAAGCAATGTTTCAATTTTATCAGCTGTATTAAGACCTTCTGCTTCTCTGTCCTGATACGTTAGTGTTTGAATATCGCCATTGTTATGAATATTAGGGACGGAGTCTGCGTAATGTTCATAGTCACCATAGTATTCCTTGATAAAGCTGTTTGCGTTATCAACTATGTTTTTATTTGATCTATAATTTGTATCCAGGTTAATCACAGTGGCGTTTTCCCAATCCTTTTCAAACTCCATACAATACTCAGTATTGCCGCCTCTAAATGTGTAAATAGCTTGTCTATAATCGAATAAGCAGAATATGTTACCAGAGGCGCAAAGTTCTTTTAAAATGAGATTTTGTACTAAGTTAGAATCTTGATGCTCGTCTACAAGAATAAATTCATACGTATACTTATGTTTATTGTTTTTTAGCACCTTGTAACACTCCAATAAATAATCATCATAATCGTACAGTCCGTTTTTGGATTTAAAAGCCTCATACTCCTTATAGAAGAGACGTAATTGCTCCTCGGTATATTTACTCTCTTTAATTAAAAACTCGTCTGTGTAGCCCCTTAAAAAGTTCTTTTGGTAGCTGATGAAACCCGTAATGTCTTTAATGTCTGGTTTCTCTTCAAGTGATTTAAAACAGTTTTCTCGCTGCCATTCTTTAATCGTATTTTTCTCGTTAATTTCAATTCCCTCTTTGAGAAGAATGTTGCGGCATACTGAATGAAATGTACCTACATTCACACTAGTTAATTTCTGCTTATGTAATTTCTTCTTAAGCTCATTTGCAGTATTACGCGTAAAACTGATAGCTAAAATATCCTCTTGATCTTCACCGTAATCCCTCACTAATGTTTTAACACGGTTAAGGAGAACGGTGCTTTTACCGCTCCCTGCCCCTGCAATGACTGCACAAGCCCCTTTATAAAAATTAATCGCTTCTAATTGTTGTTTGTTAAACTTTAGAGTCATTCTAAATAATTCCCCCTTTTGTTCCTTCTTCTGTTTTTTCTAAATATGTAAATAAAGCATTGACTTTCTCTTGTTGAAGTGAATTATTTTCATGCATAGCTATGTATTCGTTAATTTTCTTGTCAATATATTTTCTGCTCGGTGTCCATCTTTTAACAATTTTCAAAGCAGCTTCAAAGTCATTAATGTTAATGCTCGAAGTATTAGGTACATTTAGAGCTTCAGATACTTTTCCATAGCATTGCATCAACAACCCTCTATAAAATAAAAGGTGTTCTGGACTGCCAATTGGTTTTACATAATCAAACACTCTGCTTTTAGCAGCATTTTTAAACTCTAGAAATTTTCCTGATTTATCATGTTGGAAGGTAAAGAATGTTTCATCATATTCTTTAAATTTGCCTTCCATCTTTGAAATTTCTTCTGCATTTTCACTTTCTTTTAAAGACAACTGCTCAACTTGTAGTTCCAGCTCTTTTTGTTTATCAGCCATTTTTATAAAATCTTCACTTAATCTATTCACTTTTAAGCTTAATACCTTGTCCATGAGCATATCAATTTCCCCGTTTGACATCTTGTTCAATTCCAATTCATTAATCGCCATATTAAACCACCTCAATAATATTATTTTTATTCGTAATTTTTCTCATTTCTTTGCACCAGGATTCCACATGCCCGATTACAGAATCAAGATTGTTCATTATAATTTGATTGTCACTCATATCCCTAATGGCCTTTGCATACTTTACAGGCGCTAAACTACCTTTTAGTACTTTTTCAATCTCCCAAACCATTTCAGAAAGCTCTGAAGTGGCCTCAACTTGTCTCCCTAGATCATCCTGCTCTCTTGTTACGGCCTTTAATTTGTTTGTTAGCTCCTCGTATTCTTTTACTTTCACATCACTCCTTTCAAGTTGTTGCTCTAAGATCATTTTTTGTTTTGATAAGTTTTCATATTTTTTATTTTTGTACTCTAATTCTTTTTTTAATGTGTCTATTTGTTTGTAGTCAGTGTTATCAATGACTTTTTCAACAACTGTCTTGTTTTTCTTTTCTTGGTTTAATTCATAACTAAGATTCTTATTATCCTCTTCAGCTTTCCTCAACTTAGCTTCAAGTTCTTTGTATTCCTTTAATGTCTTAACTTCTCCATTTAAGACTGCTTCCTTAGCTTGTTTCTTTGAGTCGGTTGATTCTGATGAAGGTTTAGCTATCTCGTAGGTTAAGGATACAGGTAGGTCTTCGAGTAAATTTTGTTTTTCGGAATTTCCGAAAATCATTTCGTAACGTCGGATTAAACCGTAAACTTTATCATTTTTAAAACCAAGTGACTTGTACCAATCTACAAAGCATCCATAACCATGTTTTGATAAGTGGTCTTGCGCTTCTTTCAGTTCCTTACCTAACTCCGTATACGCATTTCCCACAATCTCACGCATATTAAATTCTTTTTGCCTGAGGAACTCAGCTGTTGATTGATCAACTAAATCATATTTGAACTCTGTTGATAATTCGTTTGTCATTGTCTTTACATCCTTTCCAAGTTGCCGTTCCGATCCATTTTTAACTTTATGTTTTTCAAAGGGTTGTCCTCTTTTTTCGCTTTTGTTGATTTGGAACCATCTTCATCATGATCAATCAACTCACTTGCTATAAGCTCTTGAAGCTTGTCTATTCTTTTCTTCTGGCTTTTAACTTTGTTACTAAGTTTATTGATCTTGTCATCTTTATCAGCTAATAGTTTGTTTGTTCCAGTCTTCTCATGTTTCAAAGACAAAATTTCGTTTTTAAGATCAAAGATTTCTTTTGTTGAGGTTTCTGTCATGTTTTGCACAGATTGCTGCATATTAAAAATCGGCGTTAACATGTTCTTCACCTCATGTAGAATTTGTATATTGTTCGACTTCATCATTTCTTTAATTACATTTGTATCTGAAGCAGGCGCAACAACTTCTTTCCTTTCATGAAAAACCGATGGAACAAACTCTTGTTGAGCACCGTCCTCCTCATCTGTGAGTTCTTTTCTTACCTTAATGGCTGTATCTGAATTTTTAAGGATCATTGCCAATCTTAAAGCTGCTCTTTTAGGAACGATATATAGCTTAATGAATTTCCCAGGCATATTATATTTATGCTTAAATCCTTCAAGCTCTAATCCTTCTAGTTTCTTCAGTCCGTCTTCAACCAAAACCTCATTATTTCTGTGGATGTATGTAGTTAATGTAGGTACTTTCATTCCGAAATACTCTGACAAGAATTTTATTGAAGTATGTTTTTTGTCACCTAGCATCTTTAACTTTTTCACTTTGTCCAAGGCATCAATTCGATCCATGTACTGCTCTCTTTCACTTTCCCTGATTAAATATAGATTGGTATTCTTCATATTATGTATTCTCCTCCTAATTCATATTTTTTATATTTGTTAATTACATTATATACGGGTCACTTTAATAATTCAACAATTTATATACATATTTTTTATTTTTATATGATTAAATATGATTGCTCATGAGGGGGTTTGGGGGTGGTGTGAGCAAAAATTGTTCAGGTGAGGAACGAACCGTTTTGAACAATTAGCAGCACCCCCATTCTCTTAATTTATTATTTAATTTATTTTTGTCTCTCTTAAAGACTTAGACGGGAAAACCCTTGGTATTATTGAGCTTTTTTTAGAGTTTAAGAGGTTTATTCTCTTTAGCTACCCATTTAACCATTCAATAAGTAGCTCCCTCATCCTTAATGAGGGTATGTATAATGTTATTTCATCACCATCTCTTATTGCAGATCTCCAAATCCATTGTACTAACTCGGATAATGCAAATGCATCTTGATCAATTGTTATTTGATATTTCTCTTTAAAATAATTATATAGAACAGTGTTAACGTATCTGTTTATTGTATACACTAAATGTTTTTTGTGCTTAAAATCATTGGTAGCTCTTGCATTACATGACACAAACCCTTTTGTATATCCATTACCTTTTATTTTATTCTTATGTTCTGAATAGGTCGTCCACATAGCTTCATCACTTGATGACTTAACAATGTTGTTAAAGTAATTGAATACATTGTTCTTTACCTTCTTGATCGTATACGGTGATTTATTTTTATACCAATTAGATGATAAAGAATAATCCAATTGGCCAACTGTATTCAAGTTACCTTCATATATTTTTATTTTATTTCTTAATTGAGCCTTTAGAATACTCTCGTATTCAGTATTATGTTTTGTAAACCTGTATTGCCCATCTATAAATTCAGAAACGTATTTTTGATACTTGATATTGTTTATATCATAATAATATCTTTGTATTTGAGCATCAAACATGTAAGTGAGTATGTAAACTTCTTTAAACAACTTGAATATATCTGCAGGAAAATTCCAAATCAATATATTGTCTTTAAAGTACATCAGATTATTGTTTAAAGCCATATCACGGATATCATCATAGCGTGTTTCATAGTCCTTTTTTTCTTCGTTCCATTTGACAAACCCGTCTTCAACATATATTAACTTTGATTCAAATAGTGTAGTTAGATCATGCTTCTTAACGCGTAACTGTTCAACTACTTCCATAACTTCATCTAATATCAATGTATAGTTGCCTGAAAGGATCAGCTCCTTTGTTTCGTCATTAGCATTTTTGAATAGATTATGTGTAGCAACAATATTTTTGTTCTGAGATAAAAGTTCATGAAATGACTCAAACTTATATTGTGTTTTGTCACCTTTCTTCTTTACTTTAGGTTCATAAATTTGTTTACTGCTTATGCTCTTCTTAATGCGATCCACTTCATCCAAGTATGGTGTAATGAAAATAAAGTTTTCGTCTGTCCCTGAATTATTAATCATGTCAATTGCTGCAGATGTTTTACCGCTACCCATAATAGAATCGATAACTTTAACTTTTTCCATATATCCTCCTTATATTTTAATTTTGTATCGAAAAATAAGGAACGATAATTGCCTTACCGCTCCCTTATTTATAACGCATATTTAATTATCCTTATGTTGCTGCATGATTAATACTGAATCACCTTGTTTTACTTTGCTTATCTCTTCTCTGTACTCTAAAAGGTCTTTATCAATTCTGACAGTTGCTTCTTTGATGGAGTCAATATCTTTCTTGAGCATTTCCAATTCCTTTGTCAGCTGCCGAATAGCATCCAGGAATTTTTTCTCCAATCATCTCACCTCAATGAATTAATTATACCATGAGGCCTATATGATTAGTGTGACTTGTTTCTTAGTTTAAGGAATACAAAATAGATGATCCATAACAGTATGGCAATGAAACACGTGACTATGAATGTTGTGTTGATTAGTGTTTGTGCTTCGCTGCTGAAGTAATCTTTAATAAGTTGAAACATCAAGAATAAGCCAATGAATGTGATATGGGTAAACCATAATGAGAATCGTTTCATGTTTACAATGTGCTTGATCATGTTATAATATGGGTAGAACTAAAGGAGAGGTTCATTCCCCTTTAGCTTGGTACTCATCTGCGTATACGTTTGCGTTGTCTCTTGCTACGGAGTCGCTTACGTGTACGCTTTTTCTTTTTGCTTGTCCCATTCTTTAGGTTTCTTATCTTCTCAACTATTGTTAGACTGTTGATTGTAAGAACCGTTAAAGATATGAGGAAAGCAACTATGATACCCACTTTCTCAAGCACTATGTACACCTCCTTTCCTATGACTCTATTATAACATTTTCCAAACTAAATATATACAATTATTATACTTATTTTTTATTTTTATATCGTGTTAGTGGATAGTGTATTGTCCATATAATTGCGTATATGAGGATTTAGAGTTAAATAGACTTATGGGATTAGATTGGAAATAAAAAGGCTGAGAAAGGTATTAGAATGCTTCTGAAGAGACGTTGGTGAATTATGATGGTGAAAAGGTTAGGGGATGAGATGGGATGATGTGCTGAATGGATATGTGAAAGAGGAAACAGGATGAAGGAAGACTATGAATGTGATTAATGCGGAGAATTGGAATGCGTAATATGATGAAGAATAAAAAATAAGACTTCGATTTGCTTCCTCTCGTTATACACACGATTATTTTTAATGAATGGTCATTCATATTTAAAATACACTCTTATTTAATTTTTAAAAATAAATATTGTTTTTCGTTTGTAATCGTGGTAAAGACTCAGTTTAATGGCTGAAATCCTCAAATGCAGGTATAACGGATATTATACGTGTATTACATCACCAGTATATGGGGGTATATTAACATCTAAAGGTCAAAAAACAGGAACAAATGTACCCCTAGCACTTCCATTTCCACACCCAACTTATTTTTTCACATTCCCGTTTTTAGCCTATTTTTGCATCGTAATCGCTATCGTAAAAGCCTATAATATCAATGTTTTTCCACCCCTCATTTTCACCTTTTTCATTAGATTTTTAACTCAACGACCACTTTTCCCCTCTCCTGCCTAGGTTTTACGATCACAAAACACCTATTATCTCCTTTGACAGCTCTAAAACACTGCTATATCAACTAAATAACCCTTTCCGATCTTCATTTACGATAAGCAATTTTTTAGCTCATGATCACCCGGGGGGTCATTAAAAATCAAAATAAAAAAGCCACCATAATAGGCAGCTTCCCTTTAAAATTAGCGCTTTAGTCTCTTCAGTGCCTCCATATAAGAGGTCTTTTTCGGTTCTCTGTTCTCCAGTTTCCTCGGCTTGAATAAATCCTCTCTACGGCGATTCTTCGCTTTATAAACAGTTGTTTCTTTAACTTCAGTGTTCCCGCTTTCAATTAGAACATCTAATTGTTTCATCCGTTCATTGATCCAGGTTAATCCACTAAGAATCGTTATCGCCCTATTCCCTTTATCATAATGTCCTTTAAATAAGTCTAGGGGCATCTTGTTATCAAAGATATTAAACAGCTCATTATACGATATATGCTCCGTTAAGAACTCATGGACATCCAGAATAACTCCTGCTCTCATCACATTTTCAAACTCAACTGGTGTGAAAATTGATTTGTTCCAAGACTTTTGTATATCGTCATGCAGTTTATCAAAATACTTGCCCTCATTTGTAAATTCATTGAGGTCTGTTTGAGCAATAGTCATGATTCCTGGTGTGTCAAAAAGTTGATTTAAATCCTTCCTGTCTAGTGTGCTGATCTTGGATACTCTGTCCGTGTAATCAAGTAAGACTTCAATTAAATCCAGAAACAGCTTGTTTGTCTCCTTGTAAAGCCTACTCTCAGAGATATTTCCTTCATATTTACTCAATACCATTTGATTATCCAAAGGTAAGACACAGGTATTTGGCATAGATAAGTCTTCAAGTAACTCCAGTGAATTCATCTGGTTAACCAATACCTCATTATTATCAGGAAGGATTGGTACAGCAACAATTGTTTTATGTGTAAGACATTCGTTTAACAATTCTAATAATATAGGGGCTACTCCTGAACCGGTTCCACCAGCTGCAGAGAAAACTACGAAAATGACTTGAACTGAAGGCTTTTCCATTGTGTTCTTTATAAACTCAATAGAAGATTCCCAGTTGTTTTTCATATGTTTCGCCGCTACACTTCTTTCTTTGCCAACTCCTTCTGTTCCGACCAAATGCAGCTTATCTTGAATATTGACCAATGAATTAAGGTCTGAAAGTGAATAATTTATTGCGACAGAATGAAATCCTCTCTTCATTGCTTCATCTGCTACACTTCCGCCGGCCTGACCAACTCCAATAAATCCAAACATTAAACCCTCTCCCCCTCTAATTGATATCTCAAAGCTTCGTATCCGTAATCAGTTAACATTACTTTGTGGGATCTAGCCCCAGCCACAATTTTTATAAACATAAGAGCTTCAAGCCGATATAATGACTTTCTTAAAGCTGCTTCTGTCAAGGGCGTACCTGCTTCAATAGCTATATCTTTGATTTCATTTTTGGAAATTGCTTTAACTTTAATGTCTGCTCCCCTTTCCGAAAGAAAAGTCAAAATTGACAAGTCATCAAAATTTAGGTTTGAAGTTATCAACTCAAAATAATTCCCCAAAATTACTCCCTCCACAAAATGATCAGGCTTGATATTTCTGGATAAAAGATTACCCAATATGATAATATCCGAAGTAATCATTTTCTGCAACTATTGTAATCACTAATGATTACAAAAGGAACACTATATTTAAAAAATCAATAACTCGATTGAGATGAAGGTATTAGTGTTGTATCTTTTAAATAAGAAAGGATGGTTATTATTGAAATACAAAATAAAAACCAATTTAGAACCTTATTTAAAAGAACGAGGTATTCAAAAAGTTTGGCTTGCAGAAAAAACCGGTGTAACAAAACAGCAGATTTCTAGATGGTCTAAAAATGATGAAAGTGGTTTCTGTAAGTACACCCCTTCACTTTCATATGCCCTTGTCATTTCAAAAGTCTTGGATTGCGACATCAAAGAAATTTTTGAACTTATTGAGCTGAAGTAATTTTTCGGCTCAGAAAACCATAGACAAAAATAAAATATAAGTATATAATATAAACAATAAAAAGGAGGTGTAATATGCGGAAAACATACATGACTACCCACGTAATTGAATTTCTAGAATCAATTGTGCAAAATGATTGGGCTACACAAAGCGAATGTGAGCTTTATGAGGACTTCAAACTCTTCGGTACGATTGATAAAGAATCAATTATATATAAAAGACTGGTTTATAAATATTTAAGGAGCGATTATTAATATTAAAAATAAAATATAAGTATTAAATGGAGGGGATTGATTGAAAAGAAAAAAGGATGGACTGTCTAAGCAAGTTCACATCTACAGTGTAGACACATCAGCATTTTATAATGACAAAGAAAATTCATTACATAATAAGATTTTGAAGTCTTATAGATACAGAGATTATCTTAAAACATTAAACAATGTACATAATAAACATAAGAAATACATATCACAAAGAATTACATACCTTAAAGAATGCCTCTATTCCGCATTCGAAGAACATAATGACATAAGAACACTTCGAACTGACAGTTTAAGGGACAATAAAGTGATTTCTTTATTTGATTCAGTATTGACCCGTACATTAGGGATTAAAGAAAACACCCTTTCAGAGGAAATCATGGTTGTCCAGACTTACCATTTTGAGGTGTTGAAGGATATTATTGATCAAGGATTTTTACATAACAATGAAAAATACATTTATTTCACAAGCAGTGCCGGTCAAATTCGTACAAAGAAGTCATGTTTCATTAAAAAAAGCACCTACGATAAGTATCAGGATGCTTTGACATGCGGATTGAGTATTGAAAAGATTAACTCCCTTGGCGGTAGCAGCATAAACAAATGGAATAGCTATATGGCCCTTTCTAACAGTGCCAGTAGCCCTTGGGAGATTGATATTGATAAAGCCATTGTTGTCAACGACTTAGAAACTGATGTGTCGAGTCTCGTTGACTACATTGATCGAGATACCTACGAGATCACACGAAAAACAATGAACATTCCCATTGAGCATACGGATGGATGCGGAATGATTCTCCCCACTCTAAGTAGCAAAAGCTTCATGGTTAGACTCCCATGGGTAAAGGGTTTATTAGTCCCTTTTGATTTTCGTAAATTTGCTGAGGAAAACAAAGCTTTTAAAGTAACTGATATATACGGCAAGGAATGGGACGTAGTGAAAGATGGTGTTCAAATTATCTTCACTAAAAGTCAGTTTAAAATGTGGAAGTATTATTCATCGTGGGAAGAATATCAAGGAAATTATAAAAAATATGGATGCTTAGGGGCAAAACTCAACGAAGAAGACCCTTCTGTTGAAGGTAAACTCACTTATCAAATGCTCCAGACACTTACAGATATCTCGGATGAAGAATTAATTCAAATGAGCTCAAAGACTGTAAAAGAAATAACCACATTGGGAACTGACAAAGAAACCATGTTAAGAGTTCTTGGAGCTACGGAGAAAAAGAAACATCGGACAGCTCTTCAGGACGCTTTGCTTCTATATCCAGAACTTCTTAACGATGATCACACGAAAGAAATTATTAAAAATAAAAAGAAAAGCATGATTAAAGATGCCAAATCAGGAAAATTGCTTGTTGATGGAGCTCGTTATACATACTTATGCCCTGATCTATATGCTTTCTGCGAAAAATTATTTCTGAACATCCAGAATCCAAAAGGACTGCTTTCAGGAAGTGAAGTCCATTGTTCTTTATATGATGAAGGGTATATTGATATCCTCCGCTCCCCTCACTTATATAGAGAGCATGGTGTTAGGTGGAACAAAAAAGATGAGAAATATGAAAAGTGGTTCATTACCCCAGGTGTTTACACCAGCATTCATGATCCAATATCTAAACTGCTGCAGTTCGACAATGACGGGGATAAGGCCTTAATTATTCCTGATGAGTTAATCGTCAATATTGCCAAGCGTAATATGGAAAACATCGTTCCGTTGTATTATGAAATGTCTGTAGCCCAGAAACAAGAGATTAATAGCAAGAACATTTATGAAGCACTAACTCTTGCTTATGGGATCAATATCGGGGAGTACAGCAACAACATCACTAAGATATGGAACAGCGACAACATAAACCTGGACGTGATCAAATGGTTATGTATGGAAAATAACTTTACTATCGATTTTGCAAAAACCTTATTCATGCCCACCCGTCCTGATCATGTTGATGAAAAAATTAAAGATTACATAAAAAATAAAGTGCCCCACTTCTTTATCAATGCAAAGGATAAAGAAGAACATAGTGTTGAGTTAATTAATGAAAGCACAGTAAATAAGTTAGACTCCATTATCCCTTCTGACCGAATTAATTTCGCAGCTGTGGCAGGAAAGTTCGATTATCGTTTCCTTCTTAAGAACAAGGATATTAAATTGGACGATGCAATTATTAGTGAATACAAACGATTAGACCAGAACAAAAAATGGCTCATGAATGATGAAGACATTAAGCCTGGACAAAAACTTTATGTCTATAAGGTCATTAAAGACAGATTATTGAAGATTCATAGCGACGAGCAATATGTTGCTGATGTTTTAGTTAAACACCTATATAAGAAAAAGAGTAAGTTTAAGGCAACTTTGTGGGAGTGTTTCGGTGAAAACATTCTTAAAAACCTAGAAGTCAATTTAAAATCAACCAAAATTTGTTTATCATGCAATAAACTATATAAAACCAAATCAAATAAAAAGAAGTTATGTGACAAATGCTCTAAGGAAAAACTCAGAACCTCTTGGAGGAATAGCAAAAGAAAACAAAGAATGTCCTAGAATAGAAAGTGCCCTGAGCCTTACTCCCCCAAGGGGTACAGCGATTTTACCGGAAAAAGTTTAACGAAAAAAGCGCCTTGAACCCTTGATACGACTGGTCTGAAAGCCCCTTTTGAGATAATCGCCATAAGGGAGAAAGAAAGCTAATTTCCACATATAAGGGTGAGTACGTCTCCCGTTTTTCAAAAGAAGCATAAACGTTACCGTAATTTTACTTTAACACAAAAATAAACAATATCACTAGGAGGAATTAAAACATGAACAAAACAGAATTTGCTGGAGCAGTTGCAGAAAAATTAGGAGTTACTAAGAAAGAAGCTACACCTAAAGTAGAAGCAGTATTTAATGTCATCGTTGAAACACTAACAAAAGGTGAATCAATCAAGATTCCTGGAGTTGGAACATTTGAGGTTCGTGAACGTGCAGCTCGTAAAGGGAGAAATCCAAAATCGGGTGAGGAAATTGATATTCCAGCTACAAAGGCACCTGCATTCAAGGCTGCTAAAGCTCTAAAAGACGCGGTGAAAGCTTAATATATAAAGTGAAGGATTGGTATCTCTCCCCTCTTTAACCTATGAATGTGGTGGCGGAATAGGTAGACGCTTAGACGAACATAAGGACGGTACTGTGAAGTAGACTAACAGAGCTACATAATAGTCGATTTGGCTAACGGTTGTTGAAATCCGTTCATGAGAGGTGCAAATCCTCTCCCGTATTCATCTCCAGGTTAATTAATTAGAATTCTTTTATTGGTGGCATGGGGGTGTCGTCAATAATAAGCTGATTACTGATATGTGGGATATCAGTTCTCCGCTAATATTCATTTGTTTGAGGACTTGGAATGTCAGGGTTTCGGATAAGTGGATATTAGCGGGGTTTTGCCCCACCGTGGTTTAAGCTTTTTCTAAACATTGCTATTCTCACTTTCATACGAGCAAAAGCATTAAATTCGACTTTACAACTACAACTGGTCATTGTAGTTAGTCGGATAATGGTCATTTATGAGGGTTCGAGGTTAACTCGGATGTCTGTATCTTAATAAGATAGGTAAATGGATATTATCGGGCTAAATATGCCGATAAGACTTAACGCATTAATGCAAATTGCGACTGAATCCCATCAGGGTCTTATTATGGGCGGCATATAAACTGAATATTAATTGCGGTGTATTGCTTCGGCTTGCACTTAGGGAAGGAAGATGCGTCTCCCTTCCCTTTAAATAATGCCCTTGTAAGTAATGATGCTTATTATCTGGTCACATAAAAATTTTCCGGGTTAGCGAGTCTTCTATGCTCGTAAAATAAGCGGAATGGTCTTTGAGCGCCTGATCAACGCTCCCATATCCGCGCGGAAGGGTTATTTTCGGTCTTACCTTCCGATCCCATTTGCGCATGTACCAAGATGTACAAGGCGTTTCTGAAGACGATAATTTGTCTTTTGTTTCGCTCGTTAATATACGGGCAAATCACGAATGCGGTGGCGGAATAGGTAGACGCAGACAAGCCGGAGGGCCGTAAACTTATGCGAGGTGCAAATCCTCGCCCGCATAATAAACGAATAGCCAAGGCGGCGTGTCAAGTTATCGCAACTTGCTAAAAGCCAACATACGCAATCAGAACGAGGCTTCCGCCATCACGGCGGAGGTCTTTTTGTGCTTGCGTAAATAAAACGAATAGGAGGCGGTATGATGAGCGAACTAACTTATGAAACAGTACGCGATTGGGTGATGTCCAACCCTTTGAATGACGGTAATATGTCGGTGTTTACGATAAAACGTAGATTCCGTATAGCACACGAACGGGCGGAAGCGGCTATGGAACGACTTATTGAGGACGACATAGTTAGCGCTTATGGGAAACCGTGCAAAATTCTAAAGATAAATAAATAACCAAAAGGAGACGGTTTAAACGACGGACATCAACGTAAAAGTAAACGTAGGCATCTGAGACTATAACCGACCGCAAAGAAAAGGTGGCGTGTCAAACTATCACAACCTGCTTATCAATAATCTCCTTCGGGCGTTTCCCCAACGCCTATCCGACTTATCTTTTCATCTCCCTTATATCCCCTTTTCGGACGTTACCGATGCTTCGGATCATCGGGCTTCCGAAGGAGCTTATTGAACGTAAATAAAACACATATTGGAGGAATTTAATTTGGCTAAAGGTAAGAAAGAATATTCTTTTAAAAAATGCACTGTAAATGTAGATGAAGATCAAATTATTGAGCATAAAGGTAATGGCATGCACATTCACTCACTATCTAAATACCTAAGAGAGCTTGAAAGCAAAACGGAGCTAATTGATTTCACGTTAAAAAGCGACAGTGATGTTGTTCCTCAAGAAACTGAAGGACTTCTTGAGTAGGTGGTGACTGAATGATCGATCCTGTTCAAACTAAGCGTCACTCAGATGAAAACCTTAAAGAATGGAAAATAAGAATCTGCTCTAATAAAGACATTTATAATCTAAACTGGGAAGAAATCAAAGAGTTAATCAACAAGGAAACTGGTGAATCTAAAGGTGAATCTGCTTATAGAAAATGGTTCAACAACTTCATTGAAGGAGTTGAATACCAAAGAGAAAAGTCAGATGAATCAAATAATTCTCTCCTTGAATTGGAACTGAAAAAGGTTGAAATCATGGAAGAGAGAAAAAAGCTCCAAGCTGTAAAGCATGAAATACATAAAAGCACACGTGTCAAAGGACGAACAGAGCTTCTATATGAAAATGTAACTGAAGCAATTGAGAAAGTAGGCACTCTTCCTCCGCCTTCCTTCTATCCATTGAAAAGAAGCGAAACAAAAAGAGCTGCAGTGCTAGGATTTGGAGATGAACATTTCGGGAAGCAATTTAAAAGCAACAACAATGAATACAACGAACAAATATATCTACAACGTATGAATCAAATTCTTTCTGAAACTATTGAGTACATTCACAAAGAAAATTTAGATGAGCTGGTCGTGTTAAATGGTGCTGATAGTGTTGAAGGTATGGCATTGCGCGTATCGCAATTAACTACCCTTCAATACGGTTTTATTGATCAAGTGATTAAATACTCTAGGTACAAAGCTGAATGGCTTTTAGAGCTTTCTAAGCACGTCAAAATTAAGTACATACATATCCCTTCTGCAAATCATACTGAACTTAGATTACATAATACAAATCGCTCGGAAATGCCTAAAGAAGATGTAGAGCGTATTATCGCTACTTATATCCATGACGTACTCAAAGACAATGAGCGAATTGAAGTTCCTTTATACGACGAAGGAATCGTAGATTTTAAATTACTTGAATTTGAAATTGTTGCTTGTCACGGACACCAGATTAAAAACAAAAAGAACGCTATTCGTGACATCTCACAGATGAAACGAAAATTCTACGATTACATGTACATCTCCCACTTCCACCACGGGAATATGCTTACTGTAGGTGAAGCAGCCACTCATAATATCCAGGTAATACAACTTCCTTCTGTTATGGGTTCCGATGAATACAGTGACAGCTTAATGACAGGTGCAAAAGCTGGAGCAAACCTATCAATTTATGAGTCTGGCAAAGGTCGGACTATTCAGTACGATTACATATTGAATTAATAGGAGCTGTGAATATGAGCAATGAAAAAGAGTTAGCTTTTGGCAATTTAGTAACCATGATTTGCAAAGAATGTGTAAAACACGGTTTTACATTAGATGAACTTGAAAAGGTTCGTCCTCTTGTGAAAAAGTTCTATCACGACAATGCTGTTCCTTTTAAACATTAGAATGACAAAACCTTCTCAAAAAATTTATGATTTTTGATGATGCAGGTATTGAGGATACATAATTCGCTTTAAAAATAAAAAGTTAAAGGAGTGATCCTATGTCTGCCAATGAATTTATTGAAATATTAGTAGAACAGTGGGACAACCTGTCCCCTGAAAGCAAGAACGCTCTAGTAAATTTGATTGTTAATTAATATAAAACTTTAATTTTATAAAGATGAGGATGAGGAAGATTGAAAGAAGAAACTAAAATTCTTTGGGAATATGTAAAGCTACTAAAAGAAATTAATGATAGTGGTTATCTATGTAACAGGGAATTAAAAGACGCCCTAACAAGTCTACATAAAAGCATGGGATTTGAGAAAAACACTAAAAGTGAACAATTGAACCAAGATGTCAAATTCTCTACTAAACCCTTAAACGGAAATAGCTACACATTGAGCTCGGGCTATAGTCCTGAAAGAATTGCTGTAATTAATCCTGGAAGAGAAGAAACAACCTTTTTAATTATTGATTTATACAATTCCCGTATTGAGGACATTTCAAAGAAAGTGGAATATGGAACGTTTAAACATCAGGCTAGTCAAATAAAAGCCATAATTATAGACAAACGACCGAGTAAATTAATAATTGATGCAAACGGTATTGGAAAAGGTTTGCTTGATGCTCTTGCTGATACCTTAAAAGGAACCAAGGTTGTTTTGTCCGAAAATGGTGCCTTAACTTATAAATAAAATACTTTTTTAGAACGTCCAGTGATGATTTGAGAAATCTCGACTCCCTCTCTATTGCTGGGCGTTTTATAAAACGTGTTTTTGAACCAAAATTTTGGAGGTGAACCAATGCCAAGAAAAGCTAAAGAAAAGGAAAAATTGATCTGTGCTGCTTGTCAAAAAGAAAAGGACAAAGAGTCGGGGTTCTATAATTCACGAAGTAGTCTGTATGAGAAAACAGGAAAAGTCCCTATTTGCAAGACTTGCTTGAAGAAAAACATTGATTACAGCAATATCGAGTCAATATATACAGTCTTACAACAGATCGATGTTAAATTTGATCCGTTGTATTGGGAACAAGCTGAAAAGAGAAAAACAGATACATTTAGCGCTTATATGACAATGGCTAATTCATTGAAGCAGTTTAACGGTACTGGTTATAAAGACAGTGTTTTTGACAGACAACCAGAGAAGCCACTTATAGAGGAATCTACGCCTACAAACAATTCTGGTGTTAGCCAATCTGAAATTCCAGATGACCTGATTGATAAATGGGGTATTGGTTACACCCCCGATGAGTACCGTCAGTTTGAAAGAAAATACAATAAACTTATTCGAAATTACGGAGAAAAAACCACACTTCATACTGAAGGCTTGCTTTCATATATTCGTTTCCGTGTAAAAGAGGAATTAGCAACTGCTAAAGGTGATGTAAAAGAAGCTAAAGAATGGGGTTCATTAGCTTCAAAGGCAGCTACAGATGCAAAAATTAATGTATCTCAGTTAAGTAAGAGCGATATCAGTGGTGGAGTCGATGTACTTTCTCAATTATTTGAAGCCGTTGAAACAGAATTGGGCATTATCCCCCTTCTCCCCCGTTTAGCAGCCCAACCATATGATGACGCTGATCTAATCATTTGGGCGATTATAAATTATTACAGAAGGCTCGAAGATAAGGAAAAAGTCGACTACAAAGACATTTACCACTTTTATGATGAAATGCTTGAAGAGGACTTCAAATCAAAAGGATTGTCGCCTGAAGAAATTGATAAACTAAAGAGTGCTCGCAACAATGTTTTCAGAGACTTGGAGAATGTGTACAAAGAACCTCTTTATGACACAGGTGATGAAGATTAATGGCTAGTTATAAAAACTTCACCTCGAAAAACAAGAAGCACACAAAAGACAGAACAGATATTTACGACGCAGCTTTTGAAACCCCTCTGAATCCCGATGACAATTCAAACCTCATTGGCAAGAATATCTCCAAGTGGGCTGAGTTCACCTCATTTATTCGTTTTTATCCAGACATTTTTTACGATATGTTGAAACCCGAAGTCGGCGGAATTGAGCTGGATTTATACCAAAGAGTTATGATGAGAACACTCAGTCGCTTCCCTCAGAACTACTTCTGTATTCCACGTGGCGGATCAAAATGTGTTGCAGGAGACACAGTTTTATTTACTGAAAATGGATTAGTAGAAATTGGCGAACTATTCAATTACGAAAAAAAAGAGTCTGAAGTTGAAACAATACATAAAATCTCAATGAAAAACAGATATGGTCTAATGGAAACTTCTATGGCCGGCATATCAAGCGGATTCAAGAAAACGAAGAAAATCAAAACTCAAGATGGTTATGACTTGGAAGCAAGTTTAAATCACCCAGTATTAGTAATGTGTGAAGATGGAAAACTAAGATACAAAAATTCTAGTGAAATTAAAGTTGGGGATTTATTACCTATTTCAAGAAACAATAATGTATTTGGAAGTGAAACAAAGCTAAATGTAAGCTTTGATGATTTCTTAAATGGATTTAGCAATCAAGGCAGATGGCAAGTAGAAAGAAACAAATTCAATATTCCAGAACACATTGATGAACAATTAGCATTAATTATTGGTTATCTTCTTGGTGATGGTTGCTTGACTAGAAACAATTCAATACTTTTTACAAATGAAGACGAAGATATATTAAATAATTATATAGATTATTTTAACAACGTATTAGGTATTGCAGTTAAGCAAAAAGATAGAATTAATTTTATCGTATTTGGTAAGCTCATTCGAGAATTCTTCAGACAGTTAGGACTGGAAGAAAAAGATGCTTTTGGTAAGGAAATACCTAAAATTATACTTAAAGCACCTAAAAATATTGTTGCAAAAACAATACAAGGTCTATTTGATACCGATGGATGTGTGACAAATAAAAGCGTACAATTTTGCACTGCATCAGAAAAAATGAGTAAACAAGTTCAAATGTTACTTTTAAACTTTGGTATTATTTCTTTCAGAAAAAAATATCTAAATAAAAAATTTAATACTTATCATTATAAGATCAATATTTCTACAAAGAATATTGATCTTTTTTTACGGGAAATTGGATTTAGTTGTTCAAGAAAGCAAGAAAAACTTATATCAATATGTAACAAAAATCGCAATCCAAATAAAGATGTCATCCCTTATCAGCAAGATAACATTATAGCAATTTATCCTAAAGGTAAAACAAGAGATAAATTTTATCATGTTCTTAAAGGATCTAATGATCTTACTTACGAAAAATTATCACTATTATTAAGTGAAAATGAGCGTTTTGATAATAAAGATAGCGATGAATTCAACCATTTAGTAGAGCTTTATGATTCTAATTACTATTACACTAAAGTAATTGAAACAGAAGACTCTGAGAACTACGTTTATGATCTATATATGCCTTTAACCAACTCATTTGTAAGTAATGGATTAGTTAGTCATAATACATTGACCCAGATTATGGTTGCATACCATACAGCTATATGCTTTCCTAATGTAACGTTAGCCATTACCGCTTCTACAAAGGAATCAGCGGTGAAAATTTGGAAAGAAAAGCACGAGGAAATTTTAAGGTTTTACCCTTCCATTAAAGATGAAATCAAGAGTGAAAACTTTTCAAAAGACAGTGGTCGAGTTGAATTTCAAAACGGGGCGATCATCGATAACCTGGCAAACGCCCAATCCTCTAAGGGTTTACGTAGAAGACGTGGCTCCTTAGAAGAATCGGCCTTGATTGATAAAGATTTATACGATGACGCTATTGAGCCGATCTTTAACATCCCTCGCACAACCATGACTGGCGAAATTGATCCCGCTGAATTAAATGGTCAGATTAACCGATTCTCTACATCAGGGTATAAAAACTCAGATGAATATGAAAAAATCCTTACGATGGTTAAGGAAACTGGTGATCTTAAAGGATCCTTTGTATTCGGATCTGATTGGCGTATTCCTATTCACTTTGGTCGTCAAAAAATGTCTGTTATTAATAAAGCACGACAAGGGAATGTAACTCGATTCCGTCAAAACTATCTTTGTGATTGGATTGGTGCAAGTGACGGTGCTTTAATTAATATCAGTAAATTGATCAAAGCTCGGACAATTACCCATCCTGAACTTTCTTGCCCGAGAGATAAAAATAAGAACTTCTTGCTACATGAATATGTAATCGGTGTTGACGTAGCCCGCTCTGCAGCTGAATCAAACAATAAAACAGCTATCGTCGTTTTGAAGATTATCAGAAACAGCAACAACCTCATTAGGCAAGTCCAAGTAGTCAATATTATAGAGCCGCCAAACGGATTGAGTTTTAAAGAACAATCAATCATGGTAAAAAGAGTTTTCAAAAACTATGGAGGAAATCAAGATACTTCCCTCTCAAGAGTTAAAGCTGTTATTGTCGATGGAAACGGAGTCGGTGGCGGTTTAATCGACCGGTTATTAGAGGATGTTACGGATCCGGAGACCAATGAAGAACTTGGGTGTTGGGCTACAATAAACACTGATCAAAAGCCAGATGTCCCAAATTCACCGGAAATCGTTTATAACCTAAAATCCCAAGGTATTAACCAAGACATTATTACTCAATTCCTGGATTATGTAGAGTCCGGAAAATTGAAGTTGCTTAAGTCCTATGACGACATCAAGAACCAAAAAAGTATATCTGATGATGTAATGATTGAGGCAGCATGTATTCAAACTCAATTGTTCATTGATGAAGTTGCAAACCTCCGAATTAAAAAGACACAGAATTCTTTCACTGTTGAGCAAGTTGTAAAAAGAATTGATAAGGATAGGTACAGTGCAATTGCTTATGCTCTGTATTACATAGCTTTATTTTTAGAAAAGGAAGAATCCGATGATGAGTATTCATTTGGATTCTTTTTTAATTAGAGATTGAGGAGGTGAATAATGACTACACCTGAACCACAGTCATCATATGAATTTAATACGAATTTAGCGCCGCTTGATTCATTGTTTTTTAATGATTTATTTAACGGCATTTCTTACGACAAAGTTAAATCATGGCTGAAAGACCACAACGCCTATAATAAACAGATTAGAGATGCCTCTAAATTGCTTTATAACGCAAATGGCGTGTATAGAAACGTTATTGACTACATGGTTGCCCTTCCTACTTTAGACAGAGTTATTTTGGGATCAAGTAAAGTGGATAGTTTCAAATCGAACAAACAAAGATTCAACCTGGCTTTAAGAAAAATCGGCGACAAAAGTGCTGTCAGGGATGCATTAGGAAAACTCAGCAAATATGGCACTGGTTTTTATTATTTTGATTCTGTGGTAAATGATTCCTTCCCCACTACTCTAAGTGACAATGAGATCGGATCAATAACTGAATCAAATGCTATTGACGACTTTAATTGTTCTGTCCTCCCCCTTCCCCTCGATTATTGCAAAATTATAGGCAGGAAAAACTCCTCTTATCAGTTAGCTTTTGATGTCTCCTATTTTGACAAGTTCACAAGTAACGGAAGATCGCTCAAGCTTAGACGATGGCCAGAAGAAATTAGACAAGGCTATAGGGCTTATAAGAAAGATCAAAATCGAAAATGGCTAGTTCTTGATAACAATAAGACCATTGCTGTTAAAGGAAGCAGCGACATTGAAGATCAATGGGGACGGCCAATCGGTTTATCTGCATTTATTGATATGGTTTATGATGAATACTTTGTTGACACTAAACGGAACATTTTAGATGAGCTCAACAGCACTTTAATTTATCAGACTTTCCCTGAAGGTGATCAAAAAGGTAAATCTGCATTATCTCAGAAGCAACAGGAACAGCAGCATGAGAATATAAAAAAAGCATTAGTTGCTAAAGGAAGCGTTAAAGGTGTTAAGTTCTTCTCCTTGGCTTCGGGAACAAAATTAGACAAGTTAGAAACCAATGTGGATTTCTTGAAGGTTAAAGGTGAAGACGAGCTCATTAAGCGAATTACTACAAATTTAGGATTTGCCGGTTCTGCTCTCAACGGGCAAGATGGTAACTACTCTTCTCAACAAACCAATATCGAGATGGTTTCTTCCCAAATATTCTCCTGGTTAGAACAAATTCAAATTGAGTTTAACAAGGTGATAAACGCCAATATCATCAAAGATCCTCGCTCTTATATTGAGGTTTATTACCTCCCTCTTACTCACGTTAACAGGAAAGAAAAAGTCCAAAACATGAAAGATCTTTATACAAGTGGTCGAGGTAGCCTTATTGCTTGGATAGCCGCGACTGGATGGAATCCTGATGCTTACTTATCCCTAATGGAATATGAAAAAGACGAAGGTTTTGATGAAAAGTTCCCTGTTCATGCGACCTCTTTCACAATGAGTAAGAATAACGATAAGTCAGCCGGAGCACCTGAGATCGATGATCCGAAAAATGAAAACACGATTAAATCGAAGACAAATAACAGTAACGGAACGCCTTCTGGCTCTTGAGAGGAGGTGATTAGTATTTGAAAAGCACGATTTTAGAAATTAACAATCAGAAAAAAACCAGTGGTCAAACATACATCAAGTGGGTCGTTCTTGAAATTCATGAAAACAATACTCAATTTAACAAGAATGGCATTACCTGGCTGGAGAAATACATAAATGCTAACCTTGAATCAATCAAGTTAATGCCAATTTGCGCAGAGTTCTTGGATGATGAAAACAGTGAGCCTTTCGGACACGGGTTAACAGAAGTCAAGGACGGTACCCCGCTCTTTGAAAACAGCGCAGTGGTTGGTACGACTACCAATGCCTACATTGATACTATAGATGTTAATGGTGATGGTGAGCCAAAAAGAGTGTTAATAGCTGAAGGCTTCCTATACAACCAGCGCTACCCTAAATTTGTTCAATGGTTAAAATCAAAAATGTTTGATGGTGATTTCCCTGAAACCTCGGTTGAGATAGCAGCTGTGGAAGGTTCAGATGCAATTGAATATGAAGGTGGCTGGAAAGAACAAGGACGTATACCTATGAAATTTGACTTTACAGGTGATGCAATTTTAGGTATTGACCCTGCAGATGACGCTGCCATTTTACTTGAATTAAACTGTAACAAAAAGGAGGATAATTTAATGTCAAAATCTCAAGAAGAAGTAGTCCTTGAGTTAAACAACAAACTTGATAATAAGAATAAAGAAATTGGAGAGTTAAATCAAAAAGTTGAGAAACTTACTGAGGACTTAAAGCAAAAAACTGAAGAACTGAATGCTGCTGTTAAAGCTGCAAAGGATGAAAAAGCTAAGGCTGAAGCAAAAGAAAAAGAAGCGCAAAAAGCCAAGGATGAAAAAGCCAAGGCAGATGAAGAGCTTAATTCCCTAAAGGAATTCAAAAACAAGGCGGTAGCCGAAAAGATGCAAGGAGAGCTTAACCAAGCTTTAAAGGAATATTCTCCTGAAGAAAAGGATGTCGCAAAAGAGAAAATTGAAATGTTCTCTAAGTCCCCTTCTATCGAGCTTAAAAACGAAATTATTTCTGAAATCAACTCAGCAATCGCTCGATCCTTCATCGCTGAACGCTCAAAGAAACAAGCCTCTGAGACTAATAGCAAAAATTTCGATATTTATTCAGACGTTCGTGATTCTGGGCAATCAGTGACAATTGATGATCTTTATTAAGATAAAATAACACTTTTATAAAATTTAGGAGGAATACTCAATGTTCAAATTCGGAACAATTGGTGCTTATAAACAAGTACGAAATAATCCACGTTGCAAGGCTAGTGTCGATTTAGTCCCTGGTCTAGTCGTAATTCCTAACGATTCATCTGGTAATGCATTCCCTCCAGGCGCATCTTCAACTGCAAAAGGTGATGTGTATGTGGTTGGAAACATTATTGATAAACCTGAAATCCGTGATAAAGCCGACTTCAAAGTTTTAAAAGGTGAATATGTCCTTGCTTTTAATTTAGCAGACTTAAAAGGACTGCCCATTGAACTCAGCTCAGACGTGGTAGTTGATTATGATGCGCTTGTTAAAGATGACGTATTGGTTCCTGCTGCGGACAAAACAGGTAAATGGGTTAAAGCTGGAGATGACGTTGCAGAGTTTAAAGTATCTCTAAAAGTCTTAGAGAAAAATACATTTGGCGGAAAAGGTTTGTACCTAACAGTACAGGCTTAATTAATATTCTGGAGGTAATTATTAATGTTTACAGTTGAATTAAACAATGTTCAAAAAGACTCAAACCATTATGCAAATGCTAAATTGAATGCTAAATCCCCTCTTGTGGAAATCTTTTCTGCAGCTGCAACGGGTCAAGATCTTTCCAAATTTGGTGCAAAAGCCGATGCCGCTATGACCCATGTGAAGGAACTAGCCTCCAAAGCTCTAATGGGCAACCCTGTAGCTAAAGCTGAGATCAACACAATTGTGCGTTATGCTATTGAGCCTAAACTTATTTCAGCAATTAAGCTATTTGATTTTATGGGCACGTTTAGAAATATTGGCTATGATCAGCAACCAATGATGACAACATACGCACATGAATCCATCCGAAGCCAATTCCAAGCATCCCGTGGTGACGTACCATTTGCTACTACAACTTGGAGCGAATACCCAATTGGAACACAAACCATTTCTTCTGGTTATGCTGTTAACTATCGGGAGATTCAAAGTGGAAACCTCGATAAAGTAGCTGAAGGCATGGAGCAAGTTCAAACAGATATGATGAACAAAGCAATGTACTATGTAGTAAATGAAATGTTCAATGCAATTAAAAATGCAACAGGCGTTAAATACTTTGCTGAAACTGAAAACATCACCAAATCATCTGTAGACGATATAATCACAAAGATTCGCCGATTTGGACAACCTTCTATTGTTGGTGACTTTTCTGTTGTTTCTCAGTTAAATGACTTTGCAGGATTCCAGGCTGTAGCCGGAGATGCTTCAAGCACTAAGCTCCCTCAATCTGTAATGGATGAAATCCGAAGAACCGGATTGCTTAACACTTATAAAGGTTCTTCTGTTGTAGAATTGCCTAACTCTTATAATCTTACTGAATTAAACAAAGCCGGCGATAACTTCAAAACATATCTTCCTGAAGGTCTTCTCTTCTTCATTCCTCAAGGCAAAAAGTCTCCTCTTCAAGTATTCCAAAAAGGCGGACTTACTTCAATGAATGGTAACGACATCATCACTGGAACTGAGATCACTCGTTTTGATATGGAAATTGGAGCTGGTGTAGCCAAAGGACAAGAGCATCAAATTGGTCTCATCAGAGACACCAAATATGAATTGCCACAAATTTAAACAATTTAAAATCTAGGAGGGCTGTGTCCCTCCTTTTATTTTTGGAGGGATTACATGTCTTTTAATTTAGATAAAAAGATCACAATTAAAAATTTATGTCCATGGGATTTATATTTCCGAAAGATTGACACTCACGGTGACTTCAGATTGCCGGCCAATGGGATTAGACAGATTACAGCTGGAGAAGTGCAATCCCAAGTTTATGACAGTACCTCACTGTTCACCGGAACTGACGGTCAAGGCACACATGCCAAAATCTATATCGATGACAAAGAAACCCGTGTACACTTAGGTTTCGAGACCGAAGATAAAGACGACAAGCAAGAAATTGTTACTGTAGAACGGATTAAACAAATCTTGGGGTATAAAACACAAAAAGCTTTCGAAGAAAATGTTCAAAAGGAAATCTTACTTGAGTCTGAGAAAGCTCAGCTGTTTGAGGTAGCTAAAAAAGAAAAGATTAATGATTACGCCAAGATTAAGTTCATTGAAGAGTACACTGGATTTAAATTTGATACTCAATCATAAGGGGGTTAAATCTTGACTCCTTATGAGAAAGTAATTAACGTTTTCCACTCAATGTTTCAATCAAATGAAGTTCTCCCCGATGGACTTGAGCAGCAATTTTTCACTAACGCCGTGGGTGAATATGAAACTGAACTAACGGAACTTGGCTTTGATGAAGAGTCCAATACATTTAAAGATCCCCTCACATCTCCTCAAATTCAGATTTTAGGAATGCTCATGTATAAAGGTTATCTTGGAAGATACCGGGACAGAGCCCTAAAATTAAATAATGTTGTGGGGCGAGATATTCAATTGACGGGGTTAGCAAATACAAAAGCTCAAGTTAACAGGGCGTACGAAGACCTAATCGATGATATCGAAAAAAAATTGAGCAAATTAAAAATGAATAACTTTGATTGAGGTGATTAGATGTCTATAGATTGGTATCTAACCTCTTCTTCAAATTATTTGAGTGGCTGGGAAAACGAAGAGTTTAATTCAAACAAGTATGAAGTTTTCAAAGAAATCTTAGCAAATTCACCTGAAACTTACAACATTGAATTGAATGGTAAGCCTGAACAGGTGATAATTCAAACCACTCAGGACAGCGAAACAAAAAAAGTCCTTACAGTTTTAGGCTTATTAAATCGTGGAGATTTGATTTTGTATGACGGTAGTTACTGGCTAGTTAATTCACGTCCTACCGATAACAAAATGAATGACAGTGCTATTATGCGGCTTTGTAATTCATCAATTAGTCTAACATCTTCTGATGAACTAATTGATTCTGGGAAGATTGATGAAGTTACAGGGAGACCGATAAAGATTAAAGTACCTGGTGAGAAGGTTGACATCCCGTGTGTCTTTGAGCGCACAACCTCAATAATTGGATCCGAATTGGCCATAAACATTCCTGAAGGACAAGCACATGTCACCATCCCCTTTTTAAAACATGAAAAATTAAAGAAGGGTCTTTTTCTTTCTTTTTATGGCGAGGAATTCCGTGTTGATGATATAGACTATTCCAAGGTCTATGGAGACAGCGGAACCATCAGACTTATAGCCAAAAAGAAAGTTGGAGGTGATAGCGAATGAGTATGATGGTCGAACATATGACAACTGTATTCAGAACTATTATCAATGATACAGAATTGAATCGTCTTTTATATTATAAAGATGACCCTCTCTCGTCTTCTCTCCCTGACGTTCAGACGTTGGAAAATTATTATGGTCCAGTTGATGATTCCCCATCGATATTAAGCTCCATAATTAAACGTGCTCCCAAAACTGATGATTTAACCGATCAACCAATTTGCAGGCTTTGTGTTTATCTTGGCAATGGAATCCCTAAACCCTCAATCCAAAGTGCGATGCTGCTAGATCAAGATTTGATGATTGATGTTTATACACACATTAACACCTATGAAGAGACTGAATTCAGGAACCTGAAAATTACTGATCGTATTTGTGATATGCTCTTCAATCAAAATTTTGCTGGTATCGGTAAAAATATTAAATACACAAGATTGCTCATATCGAACGCACCTGAAGGGTATTTGGGATACAAATTAATATTCACTTTCGGAGCTATGAAATGATTGATATGGAGTTTTTCATTACTGGAGAACCTATCTCTACAGAACTTGGTGAATGCAGATTCATTAAAGTTAAAGAGTACGGTCAGTTAGCCAATTATTTAAGGCTAATCAAAATGTCCAAAAAAGAGATCATTTATGTTTATAGCAAAGAAGATGTTAATCGTTTTGGGGAACTTGATGAGCTTGTTGCTGAATTAAAAAAAATGACTCTTTATGAAATTTCGGGTACCCTTCCTAATTTTCAAGAAGCCTATAGCACAGTGTTATCTAAAATGTTCAATGGAGAAGAAATACTGGATAAACTTACTCCAGGCAACTTCGATTCCATTAGAGAACTTGTATTAAAAATGTGTTGTTTGAAGGAAGAAAAAATAAGCTCAAATCCTGAGATTCAAAAAGCTAATGAGCGAAGCAAAAGAGTCAAGAGTCAAGATGTGGATCAAGTAGATATGGCAGATATCATTAGCACAGTATCAACTTATACAGGCTATCTTTATAAAGACATTAATGATATGACCCTGTTTCAACTTTATATGACTTATCACCGAATTGCTCAATTCAAGCAATATGACACTTCTACCCTCTTTGCTACAGTTTCACCAGAAGCAGGTAAAAACATTGTGAACTGGGATAAACACATTGACTTATTTGAGGAAGAGAAACATTACATAACCCGAGATAAATTTATGAATGAGACCAAAGGTTTTTCTAAGGGCAGCTAATAGCTGTTCCTTTTTTATTTTAAGGAGGAAATCTATAGATGAAAACAGTTATTCAAGATACAGCTGATGTTTATTTCAGAAAAAAATCTGATGGTCAGCTTGTATTCACAGCAGAAGCACAAACAGCTTCATTCTCCCAAGCCATCTCCGAAGACAAGCTTCGTGGCGGTATCGGGAATAAACCACTCTATATCTTGAAGTCTGAAAAAGAAATTAATCTTACTGTCAAGAATGCATTTTTCGACCTTGAATGGTTGGCAATGACACAAGGTGAAACAATTGAGGAAGAAGCAAAAGTTCAGGTTTTTGACCGTGAACATGGTCTAATTGTTGATGATAAAAATGCGGTTACTCTCAAAGGTAAACCGGTAAGTGATGTAACCTTCTTCAACAAAAAAGGATTAACTTATAAGACGCCTGTATCTACAGATGGCACATATTTAATTCCTACTGGATTTGCTGGTACGAAAGAGAAATTAACAGCCGTATATCAGATTAACAAAATCGGCAGACGGCTCGCTATTAAAGCAAGTAAATTCTCTGAGCGATATGAAGTTGAATACCGCACAATTGCGTATAACCCTGATACCGAAGAGGTCTATAGCGATATCTATATTCAATTCCCTAACGTATCCCCTTCAGGTGAGTTTGAAATGTCTCTCGAAAACGGTAATGCATTAGCTCCAGAAATTAAATTTGAAGCACTGGCTGACACTGACACAGACGAAATGGCTGTTGTTATTGAAGCGAGCAGAGATGATAATGTAGCCACTCCAGATCCTGACCCTAACCCTGACACAGAAACTCAAACTAAATCCGTAGACGTTGGCAATTAATTTTACAGGAGTGATTTTTAATGGCAGCAAAACTTAATGATTTCGATGGTGTAAAATCTTCAGCTAGAGATGATGGAAACGGTGGCTTAGTAACTGACATTCATCTCAAATCACAAGAAAAACCACTACAAGTTGACTTTCCTCAAGCTGGTTTGGATGCTATCAAAGGCATCCAAGTACAATCCCCTTCCGTGACCTTGAATGAAAGAGATCCTGGTTTCTCCTCTTTTAAAACGGATAAATTCACTGTTACTTCAACAGCTCAAAAAGTTACCGCAGGTATCACTGACAGAACAGCACTTACTATTTACCCACCTGCAGAAGGCACGATTTACATTGGGAACTCAACTGTAACTGCTGATACAGGTATCCCATTGACAGCCGGTGACAAACCTTTTTCAGTTCCTGTCGCCGCTGGTAAAACACTTTATGTCTATGTGATCAATGACGGTACTGACAGAGACGTAAGAGTATTTGAAGCTAAATAATTTGAGGGGGTTCTTCCCCTCTCCTTTTTAAATAAAAGTCAGTTTTTAAACAGATTTAGGAGGTGGAGTTGTTGACAGAAACCGATGCAAATATTTTAAAAACCATTCCAGATAAAGCAACCTTTACATTCCACGAAGCAACAACTGCCCCGTCTGAAGGTGAAGAATTTGTAGTATCACATTATCGGGATATTACTGTTAAGATCTCTGGTTCCTCAACTTCAAGAGAAATAAAATTCTTTGCCGTAGATGAAAATGGTGAAAAGACAGAAATTGCTGGAACAAACAAAACTGATTTTCAATTAGGTACGGGCACATTGAATACAAATGAAATCTGGGATTTTGATATTGCAGGGCTTTTCAAATTCATGGTTGAGGTTGTTTCCGTAAATGGAGATGTAACGATTAAAGGAATTGCGGTGAGTTAATGAGTAGTAGTAAATTTGTAGGTCAGCTCAAACAAAACAATGAGCAAATTAATAATCTTAAAGATCAATTTTTCAGAACTGAATCTCACATGTCTGATCATGAAAAACGCTTGAATGACAAAGTTGATGAGTTCATGGAGAAGCAGAATTTCGATTTAAAAATGCACATTCAAAACAATGCGAATCCACATCAAGTCACAAAAGAACAAGTCGGATTATCAAATGTAATCAATGAAGAGCAAGCCACAAAAGTAGATTTTGATAGTCATCTTGACGATAAGGAAAATCCCCATTCAGTTACTAAAAGCCAAGTTGGCTTGTCTAAGGTTGATAATGTACAGCAAGCAACGAAGGTTGATTTTGACGCTCACAATGCAGACCTCGATCGACATATCACAAAGGATGAGCGCAGTTATTGGAACAGCTCCGATGAAAGGACAAAGTCTTTTTTAGCTGAACATACTAACGATCAATCCAACCCACACAAGGTTACTGCTGAACAGGTTGGGCTTGGGAATGTAGACAATGTAAAACAAGCTACTAAAAGCGACTTTGATAATCATCTGAATGACACTAATGTCCATATCAACAAACCTGATCGGGATAAATGGAACGCTGCTCAACTTTTCAAACTCACTGCCGATGATGGAAAAGTAATCTACAAAGACAGTTCTGAAAAAACGGAATACAACGATTTGATTACCACCGGGTTCTATTTAATCGCCAACCAGGGGCTACACTCCCCTGCTAACTTGTCCAATGTATATTTGGTTGTCATGAATTATGGTGATACAATAGCCCAATTTGCTTTAGAAGCATATTACGGAACTCATAGTTATTTCCGATTTAGAAAGAGTGATTCAACTTGGACTTCATGGCAAACACATGAAACGACCGACGGAGCACAAGCAAGAGCTACTGCTGCACTCAACTCAGCTAAAACCTATACCGATACCAAGCTTTCCTCTCCGACATGGTACACTCCTACTTTACAAAACGGATGGGTTAATTACACTGATGCTAACTCTACAGATCAAACAGTGTTTAAAACTCGATATACAAAGGATGCTACAGGGACTGTTTTTGTTGAGGGCGCTATAGCAAAAGGAACAATTGGCTTTGGAGTGGCTGCATTCACTTTGCCTGAAGGATACAGACCTGGAAGAGCGTTTCAGTGGGTTGGTGTAGCTTCCCAAGCAGGAATGTCAGGTGTCCCGCAAACTCACAGAGCACTTATTGACACTGACGGAAAAGTTATTATAGAAAATAGCTCAAACACCTCCAAACCCAATGATTACATTAGCTTAGGCTTTAGTTTTAAGGCCGTGTAGGGAGAATATTATGATGCAAGTATACAAATATGACGAAAATTATATTTACGAATTCCCTGTTGTACTTGAAGACGATAGTCCGCTTCCTGATAATTGTACTACTATAGCTCCATCCGATGGTCTTTATATTCCTAAATTCAGTCCTAAAACGAAAAAATGGGTTGAGTCCGCCTCCAAAGAATACATTGACAGTTTAAAACCCCTTGACCCCGAACCATCGGAAGCTGAAAAAGTTAAAAAACAATTAAGTGATTTAACATATCAACTAATGATGGATGGTGTACTTTAAATGAATTGGTATGAACTTATAAAAGATTATTACAACGATGGTAATGGTGTCTGGGATGAATACCGAGTAGCGCAAGCTGTAGTAAAAGGGAAAATTACACCTGAACAGTACGAAGAAATTGTTGGAAAGAAATATATTGAACCAACTACCTAATTATGATAATTTTAGGTTATGAAAACAATAAATTTTATAACATTCATCAGTGCTTTAGTCTTGCTTGGAGGATGTTCATTTAACGAAGTAGAAACATCAGCTACGGGATTAGGAAAAGGAAGCAGTAAACAATACGAGCCGTTAATGATTGCACATCGAGGCGCATCAGAAATTGAGCCAGAGCATACCTTACTCTCCTACGAACGAGCAATAAAAGACAAAGCAGACTACATTGAAATTGATTTAAGACAAACCAAAGACGGTCATCTAGTCGCAAATCATGATAAGACTGTTGATCGAACCACAAACGGCAAAGGAGAAGTTGAGGATCTTACATTAGATCAGATTAAAAAGCTACGTACTGAAAAAGGGCAAAAGATATTAACGATTGAAGAAATCATTAAAAAGTTTGGACAAACTACAAACTATTATATCGAGACTAGAACAAACAACAAAGGCAAATTAGTAATGGAGAAAAAGTTAATTGACATACTCTCTAAAAATAAACTAATCGCTAATAACAAAGTTGTTCTAGAATCATTTAGTGACAAAAGTCTAAAGAAATTACATAAGCTTAACAGCCATGTGCCTCTTGTTCAACTTTTAAAAGATGAAGACGTAAAGAATATGAGCAATTCAAAGCTAAAAGAAATAAAAAAATATTCTAATGTTGTTGGCCCTAATGCCAAATTGGTTGATAAAGATTTTGTTGAGAAAGTCCACAATAACCATATGAAAGTACATGTGTTTTTTGATACTGATAAAGAAAGAACATTCACTTCCAAAATGCTTAAATTGAAAGTTGATGGACTATTTACAAATAACCCAGCTTATACAGAGAAAGTTCTAAAAGAAGATTATAAATAAAATACAAGTTTTATTTTTATTTAGACACCTCTCCCCTATTGAGGTGTCTTTTTTAATGAGTTCAGAGGATATATAAGGAGGAAATGAAATGGCATCGAAAAAATTAAACCTTGGGTTGATCGAAGAAAGTGTAAGCAAATATGACAAGAAAGAACGAGTGCAACTTACTGATGACGTTCATGTTTTTATTTACCCTTACTTCTCCCCTACCCGCTTAACCAAAATGCTTACTGAATTAATTACTGATCCACAAAATGCTGAAGAAAAAAACATTGACTTTAAAAGCATAAATCCTGTTCAATGGGGATTCTTTTCACTAATTAAAGAATTTACAGACTTGGGTATTCCAAGTGATATCAAAAACAAAGTTAAATGGTTTGTTAAGCTTGTGGACTCTGAATTTTTCCCATTGATTATTAGTAGCTTCCCTGAAGAAAGCATGAAGAAATTTGGCGAGGCAACAAAGATGATGCAAGAGAATTTAGACAAACTTTCAAACATATCTCCTGAAGAAATAAATGATCTCATCCTTAATAAGGTCGAAGAAATTGAAAATGAACAAGAGGCTGAATAATGGCCAAGAATATAAAAGAAATAGCAGCACTAATTGAATTTGCCGCGAAGCAAGCCGTTCAAAAACAGGCAAACACAAAAAATACGATGATTAAAACGGGTCAAGAGCATGTGCAATCTGATGTATATGACGCCTACGATCCCCTTGAATATGAACGTACAACTCTTTTGAAGGACTCCTTTGTCATTCAAAACGAATCTAACGGAATTTCATTAGACAATACCCGTGAAGACAACGGTAAGGATGTTGCCACGGTTGTTGAGACTGGTCAAGGATACACTTATCCAGATAAATACGGTTATGGTTACGGAAAACCTCGCTCATTTATGAAGAATACCGCTGAATCGTTAAAAGATGGACGATTAGTTGCTGCTATGAAAAAAGATTTAAATACAAGTGGTATTAAAACAGAATAACGGTGGTGTATTAATGGCTAGAGAAATAAAACAAAACATGATGCGCTCTAGAGCCGAAAAGTTGCCCGAAGTCACGGATGAAATGTGGGGTCAGGTTGATGACGAGCATAGAAGCTTAACTCAAGAGTTTCTTGACGCCCACTCATTCCGAGATAAAACCAGGAAGCAATACAACTCCTCTCTTCGTCAGTTCTTCTGGTGGGTGCATAATTCCTTGAATGGGAAGAAGCTTTACAAAATATCCAAAAGGGATTTCATCAGATATCAAAGCTTCCTGAAAAATAGAGGGATGTCTTCAAGTGGAATAGCTTTAAAAAAGGCTGGAGTATCTTCTTTAAATAACTACATTGAAAATGTTGTTGCTGAAGATGACGATAATTACAAATCATTCAGGAACTTCACAAGAGGTCTCCCTGCCATCCCTAAAACAACCACGTATGAAAAAGTAAAGGTTACTTACGATGAATACAGAACAATGATGAAAGTGCTTGAAGAAGATAAAAACTATCTGGGGATGGCTTGGTTAGCTACTGCCTTTAATGTAGGTGCCAGAAGAGCTGAAATTATTCAGTTTAAAACCGAAATCCTGAATTATGAGATACCTGAAGGTCAATCTTATGTCATGGCTCACAAAGTTCTTGGAAAAGGAAAAGGCGAAGGAAAACCCCTCGACTACATGATTAACACAGAAGCACTGGAATATTTGAAGCTTTGGCACGAAAAACGGGGATATGACCATGAATATCTATTTACTACACAGTACGGTGGCCAACCAAGACAAATGTCAGAGGGTTGGGCTGACTATTTTTGTTCTGATGTTCTTTCTGATATCCTTGGCCGCCGCATTAACCCTCACCTCTTTAAAGCCTCCTGTATTACTTACCTTCTTGAAGTCAAGAAAATTAAGATTGAGCTCGTGAGTAAATATGTTGCACAGCATAATGATGTGTCTACAACAATTAAGCATTACGACCTTCGTGATTTTAAAGAAGAAAAGAATCAAATCTTCTCGTAAACATTATGAGTCTCTTCAATCCTCACCAAAGTTCAATTGAGAAAATGCAACAGCAAATTGATGAATTGGCCGAAGCTGTTGCTGAATTAACTAGGCTGCTTGATAATAAAGCAGATAGGAATCAATTCGGGTCTAAACAGATTGATGAATCCAAAATCAGTGATGGTAAGGTTCTTGTTTACAACGCAAGTACCGGTAAACTTGAATACGGAAAGATTAAGAAAAGCCTGCTGGGAGACATATCAATTGATTTGCTTTAGGCAGTACTCTTTATGAAATCCCTCTTTTATGCAGAATCAAGATTCCTCAAACCAGAGGGATTTTGCTTTTGGATAAAAAACAGACAAAAATTTCCGAGCATGCAGGACTTCCCTCCTAATATGAAGAAATATTAATATTCATATATTAAAGATTGGAGAGAAAGCATTTGCATGCCATTGGAATTAGAGTCAGCACTAAAAGAAAAGATCCACAAGGAAAAGTTTATTTCGCAGTTATAAAATATGATGATACAGGATTTAATTTAATCAAAACTGCTTATATAAATATTCCTGTCTCATTTGAAGTTCCTGAACAATTAGCATTTATTAGAACTAACCTTTTAGCAATTATTAGAGAGTTTCGCATTAAATATGCCGGACTTAGAGTTGCGGAAGGTTCTGCGAATACTCAAATTTCTTATCGGAAGAACATAGAAGGAGTCATTCAAGAACTTTTCGCAAATAGCAATGTAGAAGCATACGATTTACTTTTAATTAATAAATTTTCAAGAATATTTGATGCAAAGCCAAATGAGATAAAAAATTATATTGAAGGAAATAAAAGTTTTGCTGACATTCAGGAAGATGAATGGAAAAAGTACTCTAAAGAAATTAGAGAGTGTATTCTCGCAGGCCTTTCAGTAGTATCCTGGGAGGAGATTGCATGATCACTTATACAGATACACTTCTTCAATTTGAACCCAAAAAAGAAATTGGATCCGAGGGCAGGAATTCAAAAGTTTATATAGCCTATGATCCCCAATTAGATTGTGATTTAGTGGTTAAAAAAATTAAGAAAACTGAATTCTCAGAAGCAAAGAACTTTTTTACTGAAGCACAAATGCTTTATAGCACTCAACATCCTAATATTATGCCTATAAAATATGCAACACAGGATAACGATCACATATATATCGCTATGGATTACTTACAAAAAGGATCAATTAATTCACTTATCGAAAGTCGATATTTAACTCCAAGGGAGATAATTAAAATTTCTCTTGAATTTTTATCAGGAATTCATTATATGCATGCCAAAAGGTTAATTCATTTTGATATTAAACCAACAAATATTTTAATAAGTAATGCCAACAAAGCAATAATCACTGATTTTGGAACAAGTAAATATCTTAACAGTAATGGTTTGGCAGAATATGAGAAAATTTATGGACTTCATATTCCTCCTGAAGATTTTAATTTTGGACGCTTTTCGTTTTACAGTGATATTTATCAAGCTGGTCTTACTATTTATAGAATGTGTAACGGCAATCGCTTTTTTAAGGATCAATTAAATATCCTAAAAATAGGAACTCATAAAGAGCTAGCTGAAGCAATTGCCAATGATAAGTTTCCAGATAAGAAAAAATATCTCCCGCATATTCCTGATAAATTGAGAAAAATTATAACTAAGGCACTTAACATACAAGTGAACGATAGATACCAAAGTGTTTTGGAAATGATGAACGACCTTGCTTTACTTGAAAATAAATTAGATTGGGTGTATACTGAAAAAACAAACACACATTCGGTACTATCTTTAGATACAGGTAACCATATATCTGAAATTTCCTTATCAGCAAGTGAAAATAACACGTGGGAATCTGAAGGTTATAAAATTAGAAAATCAGATGGAAACAGGACTCGAATAACAACATATTTCAAATCAGGATTTGCAACAAAACAAGCATTGTTTGAAACAGTTTCTAAACTTCTTTAATTTTATTGAAGAAAGGTGCGTATGAGGTATGAGCATTAAAATTAAATTAAACACTAACTCAAATAATAAATCGCCATATCATCATAGTACCTTGAAAGAAAGGTTAATTAAAGATAAAGCTGTGGATATGAAAGACAATTATCGAATTATTGATTTAAATAATGGTTTCGTTAAAGTGGAACCGATTGATAAGAATAAATTAATAAAGTAAGTAACAGCCCCCTTCTTTACATGGGGGTTGTTTTTATTTATCAACACCTCAATCTTTTTCCATATTTACCGATAATATGGAGAGGTGATGAAAATGTTCAATAAGAAAACAGTTAGACGAAAATTGGTGGAACTGGATGCAACAGAATTAATAAAATTTATAAGAACAGAATTTCCGTCCACTGGGCAAGACTTCAATTCATTAAATACAAAGCTTCAGGTTTTAAAATCTTTAAACCATGAAGAATTATCTTCAGCTATAGCAAGGATGTCAAGAATTGAAACAGCATGCGATGTTTCAAAAACGATATCTTTATCCGCAATTGTTGTAACAAGTGTAACTCTTTTATTTAAAACTGTGTTCGGTGATAATAGCTCAGTAATGTCCTTTTTAGTAATTCTTTGTGTTATAGCCGTATACGGATACACTGTGCTTGATAAAAGGACTCATACGACTGCTGTGTATTTCAAAGACCTCCTCATTAGAATAAAAAGTGATAAATAAACAATCTGCATTCATACTACCCTAATGGAAACCATGATATAATGTAGGAAAATAATACTGGTGGTGGTTTGATGATCTGGGCTATCATTCTAATTTTAGTGGTTGGCGCTTTCATTATCATTGGGGTTAGCGCTTCGGATAAACAAAAAGAAATGGACAAAAAAAGAGCTGGCGAGATTGAGAGCATCGGGAACTTTCCTTCTAATTACAAGTCAATTATTAATCCCGATAAAAATGCAAAGCTTACATTGGTTGAACCGGATGATAAGTTTATGATCCACAAATTCAATCAATATGGAACACTGGAAGAAAAAATTATTCCCTTTGAAAAAATCATTGAAGCCGAGGTTTCAATTGATGATTGTACAGTTACAAAAGTATCCAAAGGAAGTCAAATAACCGGCGCTGTTGTTGGTGGATTAGCAGCAGGAAGCATTGGAGCTTTAATTGGTGGGTTATCTTCCAATAAGACAGAAACAAAATACTTCAAAAAAATTGATTTGAAATTAAAACTCGATGATTTCTCCTCCCCTATTTACAGATTTGATTTCCTGCCGAGTAAAGATGAATTTGGCCTAGAGAATGTTAAAGGGTTTAAACAGGATGATCCAAAAGTTAAAGATGCTTTATCAAATGCTGAAGTATGGCAAGGGATTATGGAGATTGCAATACGGAAAGCAAACAAAGTCGCTCAATAATGAGTGGCTTTTTTATATGCCCTATTCGAAAGGATGTGACCTATATTTGAGTCAAGATTTAAAGATCGTACTCACACCCAAAGCTGATACTTCTTCAAAAACTGTCGAACAGTTAAATCAGCAAATTAAATCTTTAGAGAAAAAGCTAAATTCCCTTAATTTAAAGACCAATATTGATGCCTCTGCTTTAAAGACTCTCAACGATTTCTCCTCTGCAATTGAAACTTATCAAAAACATCTCAAATCCTTCAATCAAACAGTTAAAGAAACCACAACGATTACCAGAAATGCTGATGGTACTGTTGAAAAGCTTACGCAGCAGTATAAGAAAAATGGCGAAATCATTCAGCGTGAAAAGAAATTCATCGACAATCGTAATCAATCACTACGTGAACAAACGCAAGAAGTTAACAGGCTTGCTCAAGCGACTGAAAAACTTGGTCAGGTACAGAAGAAAACAGAACAAAAGAATGCTCAAGGACAAACGACAAGGGTTACTCAAAAGAACCGCAATGGCTTTGACGATATTACCTATACAACTGATCCAAAAACAAACGCTACTACATCTAAAGTAACAACGAATTATGATCAGCAACGAAAAGCAATTGAACAATTAAAACTGGATTTAGAAAAACTTAGACAGCAAGGAATTGTAACTGACACCACCCTCTCTTCCCTTGGACGGAAATTAAATACTGCTCAAACAGCACAACAAATTGAAGCATTACAAAACAGAATCAAAATGCTCGATGATAAGTCTGCTGCTGTGGCGAAAAATAATGAGCTCAGAAAAACTATTGAGCTTTATCAACGCCAAGCACAAGTAAACGTACAAAACCTTAATACGCGTTATGGCGATACGATGGGTGCTGGAAATAGACAAGCTATTCAAGAATATCTGAATGCGGTTAATAGTCTTAACGTAAGTGCCGGCGGAAACAATGTCAGATCTCAAATGCAAAGCTTGAACATGCAATTCAGGGAATTAGCTTCAAATGCTCAAACAGCGTCTAGTCAAGCCTCGTCTTTTGGTGCGGAGCTAACGCAAGCTTTCAAAAGTATGTCGACATATTTGATCTCCGGTTCTTTATTCTACGGTGCTATATCTGGGCTTAAGGAAATGGTCTCCCAGGCTGTTGAAATTGATACTCTAATGACAAACATCAGACGTGTAATGAATGAGCCTGATTATAAGTACAATGAGCTACTCGAGGAATCAATAAACCTAGGCGACACCCTTTCAAACAAGATCACTGACATACTCCAAATGACTGGCGATTTCGGGCGTATGGGTTTCGATGAAAGTGAACTGTCTACGCTTACTAAAACCGCTCAGGTTCTACAAAACGTCTCTGATTTAACTCCTGATGATACTGTTAACACCTTAACTGCCGCAATGTTAAACTTCAATATTGCTGCGAATGATTCTATTTCAATCGCAGATAAGCTTAATGAAGTCGATAACAACTATGCTGTAACCACTCTTGACCTGGCGAATTCTATTCGAAAAGCAGGAAGCACCGCCTCTACTTTTGGCGTTGAATTAAACGATCTAATTGGTTACACTACAGCAATTGCAAGTACCACCCGTGAAAGTGGAAATATAGTCGGTAAAGTGATTGCTGACTTTAAATCTCTTCTGATTGACTTGGAACTCCTAACGTTAAGACGAGGACGACAAGGGGCAAGCGTTATTGCAGCCTGAACGACTGAGCGAAGAGACGCTAAATTGCGAAGCGACAGTCTGAACTTCTATGGAAACATAGAGAGTATGATTGAAGTATCATACCGCCACATATAGTGGTCAGTAGCCTTTAAGGTGAAAGTAACAGAATTGAACTCACTTAAAACCATTTTCGCACGTATCGGGAATAATGATAGCTCAATTAAAGCCTTAGAACAGATTGGCATTTCTGTGAAAACAGCTAGTGGTGAGGCGAAATCTGCTACTGAATTAATTAATGAGTTAGCAGACAAATGGAATAACCTCAGCGATGCTCAAAAACAAAACACCTCGATAGGTGTAGCGGGCATTTATCAGCTTTCTAGATTTAATGCCTTAATGAACAACTTTTCCATATCACAAAACGCAGCGACTACTGCGGCTAATTCCGCAGGAAGCGCTTGGAGTGAACAGCAGAAATACGCTGACAGTTTACAGGCAAGATTAAATAGGTTGTCAAATGCATTTACAGAGATGTCAGTTGCCTCAAGTGAAGCTTTCATATCAGATAGTATTGTTGTTTTTGCAGATGCACTTAAAGGTTTAATGCAAATAAGTGCTCAAATCACTAAAACAGTCGGTCTCCTTCCTCAAGTTATAGGAGCTGCTACAGCTGCAGTTATGCTTTTTAACACTTCTTTACGTACAAGTGCACTTACCTCAGGAATGGCAATGGGCGCAGCCCTTAAAAATTTAGTACTCAACTTTAATGCTGTAACTGTTGGAGTAACTGCCGCCTCTGCCAAAACAGTTGTTTGGAATAGAGCTGTAACTGCATTTAATGCATCCCTAGTTGGACTTAAAAGAGTGGCGATGACCACTGGAGCTTTCTTAGCAGGAAGTTTTCTTCCTATGGCAGCCATGGTTGGACTGGGCGTCGTTATTGAGAAACTCATTTCCTCTTATTCTGATTTAAAACAAGCTAGAGAAGACTTTGAACAAGCTAAAACTACTAGCATTGAAGCAATTACAACGAATAAAGATGAAACAGACAAACTGATTAGTCAATACAAAGAATTACAAAAGGCTAAAGATGGCGGAGCTTTATCGGCTGACCAAGAGCAAGAATATCTGCAAGTAACACAACAATTAGCACAAACATTCCCGAATTTGATCGCTGGTTATGATTCTCAAGGGCAAGCAATCTTAAAGAAAAACCAAGCACTCAAGGATGCTATAAAGTACACTGAAGACCTTAGTAATTTAAACAAAAAAGACATTCAAACAGGTGCCAATAGTAACTTTAAGGAAAGCTTAAAAGACATTGATAAACTCAATGATAAGATTAAACAGTATAAGCAGGTTGCTGATTATTATAAAAACGGCAAGAGCTGGGATATTTTCTCTTCTGAAAATGACAAAAAAAATCAAGGTATTAAAGCTGAAAAAGATGCACTACGTACTGAACAAGAGCTATCCAGCTCACAGGCTAAAATTAGAGAGCAAGTGCAACAGACAATTGATGCCTTTAACTCAATAAAGATAAATCCGAATCTTTCAAGGGAAATATCTAACGCATTCGATAAAATCGACTTCAGCAAAATGAATGCAGATGAACTTGAGTCATTTTCAATAAATGTTTCGAAATACATGGATAATATCCAAAAAGCTCTGCAATCGGGAAATAAAAATAATTTTGATTCCGCCTCTAAAAGCTTAGAACAGCTTGTTAATCAATATATGAGTGGCAAAGATAAAGCTAATGGTTTGGCTTTATCTTATGATGACCTTAAAACTGCCATTGACTCTACAAACGATTCTGCACAAACTGCAAAAGTAACATGGGATGAAAATGGTGAAGGTGTAGATGCATTAGGTGAGCAAGTCGGGAATTTATCTGACAAGCTCAAAGAAGCTAAAGGTGATTTTGAAGCAATTAAAGGAATCATCGATGAATTAGTTGAATCGAAGCAAAATGATGCTGCTATATCTGCTATTCAAAATGAAGCTTATGACACTATGTCTGACAGCATCTCCCCTTTAAACAACCTCCTTGAAAAAATGTCTGAAGGTAAAAGCATATCTGCAACAGAAGCCATGAAGCTTATTCAGAAAGAACATGATCTTGCTGATGCAATTTCAGTTGAAAATGGTGTTGTAAAAATCAACAGAAATGCAGTTGTTAAGCTTCGGGACACAAAACTCAAAGCTTACAATGATATGCAACAATCTGTAAGACAAGATCTAATTAATCAGGCTAATGCATTAAATAAAAAGATTAATATGTATAAGTCTGAAGTCAAGGCTATCAAGACTGTTCAAGACGCTTATAAAATGAAGTCTGAGCTTGAAGACAACAAGAAAAAGATATACGACGAACTAAAAAAAGGGAACAGTGGTGCGCTGCAGTTCCTACCCAAAACACAGGATGATTTAAACCAGGTCACTGATATCACTGATCAGCTTAAAGAGCTTGATAAACTAGCCGATTTGGCTTCAACTTCCCTATCTGAAACAGGAACATCTCTTGATGACCTTTCTTCTTCAAGTGATAAAGCCTCTGAGGAAATGAAAACATCTATGTATGTGGCTGATAAATACAAGGAAGCTCTGGAGAAAGTCAGCGCTGAAGTTGAAAAGTACAATAAGCAGGTAAACGACTATCCAAAGTATTCTCAAAGTTATCGAAATGCCCTGCAGAAAGAAATTAAAGCTCTTCAACAAAAGAAAAAACTTATGCAGGAGCAAGCCAAACTACTCAAGGATCAAATTAAGTCAGGGAACATTGCACAATACGGTATCGTAACCTCTTCCCTTTCCTCTGGTTCATCTTCTGGCGGTTCTTATTCTTCTGGTGGCGGGTCTTACTCCGGTAAATACTCCAGCTACATTAATTCTGCCGCAAGCAAATACGGTGTTGATCCAGCTCTAATTGCAGCTGTAATCCAACAAGAATCAGGATTCAATGCAAGAGCTCGTTCTGGAGCAGGCGCAGGCGGATTAATGCAGCTAATGCCTTCCACTGCTAAAAGCTTAGGCGTAAACAATGTTTATGATCCTTATCAGAGCATTATGGGCGGTACGAAATATTTAGCCCAACAACTAAGCAAATTTGGTGGCAATGTTGAGAAAGCACTTGCTGCTTATAACGCAGGGCCTGGCAATGTAATTAAATACGGCGGCATCCCTCCTTTCAAAGAAACGCAGAATTATGTTCAGAAGATCATGTCTAATTACACTAAGTCTATGACTTCTGCTAATTCCTCCATTGCAAGCTACTACACGAAGAACAGTGCGTTTAGAATAAGTTCTAAATATAATGCGCAAGATGGCGCTTACCGATCAACTCCACATAAAGGTATCGACTTCGCAGCAAAAGCTGGAACCGCAATTAAATCGGTTCAGAGTGGAAAAGTTCAAATTGCTGGTTATAGCAAGACTGCCGGTAACTGGGTTGTCATTCAGCAGGATGATGGAAAAGTTGCTAAGTATATGCATATGCTTGATACCCCTTCTGTTAAAGCCGGTCAAACTGTTAAAGCTGGCCAGACCATCGGTAAAGTTGGCAGTACGGGTAATTCAACTGGAAATCACCTTCATCTTCAAATTGAGGAAAACGGAAAGACAATTGACCCTGAGAAGTATTTAAAAGGTGTCGGTACATCTATTTCAGATGCATCTCAAGCTGAAGCAGAACGACAGCAAGCAATCGCGCAAGCTAAATCCGACCTCCTCTCCCTCCAAGGTGACATTGACTCAGTAAACGATCAGATACAAGAGCTCCAATATGAGATCGTTCAGTCGCATCTTGATGAATATGACAAGCGTATTGGTGATTTTGATGTAAGAATCGCTAAAGACAAAGCGCTCGCTAGTCATTATCTGAGCGACAGTAAAGAATTCCGCAAGTATACCAATGATCAGAAAAAAGCTTTAACTGAACAGCAAAAGATTCAGAGTCAGAAGGTTTCTTTTATTGAAAAAGAAATCAAAACAAACAAAACTCTGAATGCCGCTCAAAGAGCACAGCTTGCTGAGGAATTAAAACAAGCTAAGATTGATCTCATCAATTTCCAAGAAGAAGTAAGAGAACTCCGAGGACAGCTCATTCAGTCTGAGGTTGATCAAACGCTTAACGGTATTGAGAAATCAACCAAGAAAACTGAATCCAAGCTTAAAGATGTTAGCAACAAAATATCCATGACCGAGGAAGATAAAGACAAGGTTAAATTTTATAGCCAACAGATTAAGCTTATTCAGCAGCAACAGAATGAAGCGAAGAAGTATATCAAACAGTTGGAAGCACAAAAGAAAGCTGCTAAAGGGTTCCCGGATATTCAGAAACAAATTACTGAAGAGATCGAGAACTGGAAAGATAAGCAGAAGGATTACAACCTGGAGCTTTACAACACAAAGAAATCAATCAAAGATGTGTACAAATCTCTTGCTGATGAAGTTGTCTCTATCTACAAAGAGATGTACGAAAAGATGCGTGATATCGAATTAAAAGCACACCAAAAAGCTACACAAGACTTGATTGATGAGATTGATAAAACTGATGATGAAGCTAAATACCAAAAAGAGCTCAAAGAAAAGAATCAGGCTATTCAGGAAACCAAAGATAAGCTAAATAAACTGTATCTCGATGACTCAGATGAAGCAAAATCACAGGTTAAAGACTTAGAAAAGCAACTTCAAGAACAGCAAGAAGCATTAGATGAGTTTCTTAAAGATCGTGAAAACAGTAAACGAAAAGAATCGTTACAAGATCAGCTTCAAAAAGATGAAGATTCAATTAACAAGAAATACGATGATCTCGTTAATGATGAGCGTGGGTTTAAGGAACTTGAAAAAAAGCTAATGGATGGGAAGATTACTGATATTGCTAAGCAACTGAATGAATTCTCTAAGTTCATTAACAGCAATATGGAGTCCATAGGGAAAAGCATCTCCAATAACCTTATCGATAAGCTTAAAGAAGCCTCCAATGCCCTGAATACTGTGACCAAAGGTAATAAAACTGGGAAAAAGGTATCCTCTTTTGCATCGGGTGGATATACAGGCACAGGACTAGGCGCAGGTAAACTCGCTTTCCTTCATGATAAAGAACTTATCCTTAATAAAACTGATACTGCAAACATCTTAGATACAGTAAAAGCTGTACGTGAGAACAATACTCCAAGTGAAGAGACACCTAAATGGGGGCAAAGTGGAAAATTAGCTGCCTTGATTAACAAAGGGATTACTTCTATTCCATCAATAATTCCGAATATTAATCAATCCAGTCTTTCTAATAGTTTGATACCGAGTATTCAAAGCCTCTCTTCCCCACCAGATGCTACTAAGTCAGTAAACGGCACTGTAAACAACAATAATTTTAAAGCTACATTTAACATTAATGAATCAGAAAATCCTCAGAAAACAGCTGATTTTGTATTCAATAAATTTGCAAATGGTCTTAAAAACAAGGGCATAAATTTCAATAACTCATGAGCCAGTGTATATGCTGGCTCTTCTTATTTTTGAGGTGATAAAAATTGATTAGAGAAAGCCTCTATTTTTTATTTAATAACGAAAAATCAAGTGACTATGGTGTCACAAATGTTAATACTGATTCAGGCTTAGTTGAGGAACCGTTCTTAGGCTCAAGAACAGTCAATGAGACTTATGTAAAGGGGCGGCCTGAGCCCTACACTGAAGGTGTTAAACAGGAACCTAAGCAATTCCCATTGAATTTTTATCTCGGTGATCACTTTGATGAAAAGAATGTACGAGCAATTAAACGTTGGTTAAGTGTAGATGATTACAAGCCTTTTGCGTTTAGCCAAAACCTTGATATCGTTTATTATGCAATGCCAGTAGATACAGCTGATTTAGTTCATAATGCCGCTCGTAATGGCTACGTCCGGTTAACTATGAAATGCAACTCCCCTTACGCTTACAGTCGAAATGCAATCACTCATGCATTTGATATATCCTCTGGTACTGAAATTGTTGAGTTGCAAAATAAAGGCGATGTAAACATCTTCCCCTCTTTAGAAATATTGAAAATTGGTGATGGTGACATAAAAATCGAAAATCTCAGTGATTTCAGCGAACCGTTTTTATTCAGCAACTTGAAAGATAAAGAGCTCTTAAAAATAAACGGCGAAAAAGAAATTATTGAGTCTAATCTTTATGGCAATGAGCGCTATGACGATTTTAATGACCAGTACTTGAGATTGGGCTTTGGAAGGAACAGATTAAAGGTTACAGGCAATTGTAAATTAAGATTTTCATTTAGATACAAGTATTTGTAGGAGGGGTTAGACATTTGATTACAATTCGTAAAGACACGGAAATTAAAGATATTCGTCTTTCCCTAGCTAAACCAAATAAAACAAAGATCGCAAATATTGATGAAGTAATCAATCCTATGGTAACGCTCAATCACGGCAGCAATGTACACGAATTAACATTCTCAATCCCTTTAACCGCCACTTACGATGGTGTAAATAAACGGAATCATGTTGTTGATCTATTGAGGCCCTGGTACTTAATAAAATCAGAATTTTATGGACTTACAATCTGGTTTACAGTAGTCAAGAAAACTAAATCATACAGCAATGATATGGACACTATCCAGGTTGAATGCAAATCACTTCAATATGTACTTTCTAAGCAAGGTGTCATTAAGTATGAAGAAACTTCGAAAAATCTTAAAGAGGCCGTTACCGACTGCCTAAAAAATACTGAATGGTCTATCGGTTTCATTGATCCCCTCTTCAATTTAAAATACAGACAGTTTGATATTTCTTCTTCAAACAAGCTTGATTTTATGTATTCGGTTTGCGAGAAATTCGAAGCGATTCCTGTTTTTAATACAATTGACTGTACAGTTGATTTTTACAAAGAATCTGATGTGTCTAAATATAAGGGACTCAAAATAACTCCTGCCCAATATATGATTTCTCTGGATGACATTGAGGATATGGATGATGTCGTTACAAGGATTTATGCTACAGGCAAAGATGGATTAAGCATCAACTCCGTAAATCCAACCGGACAATCATACATAGACGATTTTTCGTACTTCCTCTACCCTTTTCAGCGTGACCAGAAACGAAATGTAATCGAAAGAAGCAACTACATGTCTGATGCACTTTGTCATGCAATTTTAGATTACAACTACCTGGTTAATAATAAAGGCAGTTCTTTCTACAAACTTTTAGATGAGAAAAAGAAAGCCGAGGAAAAAGAAACAGCATCGAATAATGACCTATATACGTTGCAGCTTGATTTCCAAAAGATATTGGACAGGATTACAGTTGCAAGTAAAGCCGGCGATGATACTACTGTTCTAATAAAGCAAAGAGATGCTAAATCAAAAGAAGTTGAATCAAAAAAAGAAGAAATTAAAGCAATACAAGCTTCTATTACACAAATTTCAACACAGATTACCGCCCTTAAAGATAAACTGTCTTTTGAAAAGAACTTCAGCACTGAACTCCAAAAAGAACTTTCAAAATACATTATTACAGCCGAATGGTCTAATGACAGTATCTTTGATGAGAATGAATTATATGACGCTGCAAACGAAGAACTTGAAAACCGAAATGCACCAGCTGTTAATCTGGCATTAGGTTTAGTGAACTTTTTCAATTGCATTAGTGAAAAACATAACTGGGACAGGTTTTCTCTTGGCGACATCGTAAGGGTGCAACAGAAAAGCTTCTATACCGATGTAAAAGCAACAATAACAGCTATTTCGATTGATTTTGAACAGTCTAACTTGAGCGTTACAGTTTCAAATGGTAAACGCGCTTCATCGGATTTTGAGAACATGCTCAAAACAGTTTATCGAACAAATAAAATCAGCACTGAGACAAACAAAAGGAAAATCAAGTACGATAAGGTTACTGAAAACTTCAACCTACGCAATGACAGGATTGCTGTTAAACCAGCCTCCCCTATTATAGCAAAGGACGGAACTGCTATTTCTCATACGACCAATGATGATGGTTCTGTTGATGTAACTTTCCAATGGGACTATGTTGAATCAGACGAAGATCAATACAATATTGATGGTTTTGAAATATATCTCCATGGAAGCAATAAAAATGAAGAATATGTTTTCGGCTCAAAAATGGCAAGTGAAGACCTGAAGAATGTAAAGTATGACAAACGAGCCGCTACATTTACAGGACTCCCCTCCAATATGTACTACACCATTGGCATTCAAGCCTATCGACGAGTTGATGCAGACATAGAGATAACTCAGTTTATTGGATCTGACATTGTAAAATCTCTTCATCCAAACGAAAATCCTTACCTCCCCTCTAATTCCGTTGAAGTGAAAGGAAGTCTCGATGGAAAAGTTAACGGACTTTATACAATATCTACAGAGACAAAGCCCATTGCGCCAGAATCGGGAACGATTTGGATCGATCCAAAGACTAATAAACAAGAGCTTTTTAATGGCGAAGAGTGGATTGTGTCTTCTGCGGGATCGGCTGATTCATTAAATGGTTACACGACTTCAACGCTATCCACGCCTAATACAATACCTGTACGTAATGACCAAGGAATCATTATAGGTTCCATAGATGGCAACGCTGAGTTTCTTGGTGGTAAACTACACTCGGAATATGCGTTATCCTCTGATATTCCTCAGACTGCTAAAGGAACGTATGTAGGCGATGGAACAATTAGTAAACAGATATTGCTACCTTTCATTCCAACACATGTGAAAGTGTGGCCAGTGTCTTCTAATGATTCCATGTTATTAATTGATGAGACAGGAGGTTATACGTATCAGGTAAATGAAATGGGAATATACCTGGTTGGAGGAAACTCTACATACGGAAGTATAAACGAGCTTGGATTTATAACAGGCTCAGACAGCAATCAAAGAGGGAATAAATTAAATACAAAGTACATCTGGGAAGCATATAGGAATGTAAACTAAACAGGCATATCCTTATTGGATGCGTCTTTTTTTTATTTCAACTGTCTATAAATAAAATTCTACTTTATGCAAAGACTTGACCGTTTTCATACGATAATACCCCTTCTTCACTTAAAAATACTTTGTAAATTATAAACCATTTTACCACTTGATCCCATAGCAGAAATTGTGTCATGATGGATTTTGGTATATAAAGTGTTTAACAGAAAGAGTGAGGGGATCAGCAATGAGTGACAAAAAATATGAATTTATACACTGGTTTGCGTCAGTACTAGCGTTTTTATTAATAATTTTGAATAGTTTTTTTATAAAAATTGAGGGTGTAACTGTTGGTATTGCGATTGTATATATAGTGATCATGGGAATTGTTAGGAGTACATGGAAAAAGGCTTAAAGAGAAAAGACTGCAGAGTTTAGAAGAGAGAGTCGCGCACTTGGAAGAATTGCTCAAATCAATTACACAATAAGAAAGGACGGTGAATTTAGTTTGGATTTTCCTCAGCTCTATAACGACCCTACCCTTTCTCAAAAAAGGAAGGGTTCAATCGATGACCCTTATTTAAGCTATAGTGAAACTTTAACTGTTTACAATGGTCGAGTCTTACTTACAGAAGTGCCTAACCGTGAGTACAGAGTCGAGGTTAGTGGTGACAGTAAAGAATGGCGAGAAATTGAAGATGGTGAATTAGAAGACAACTACTTTAAGGTTGATTACCTTATGGGAGTTGTCTTTTTCAATGGTTCAAACGAAGGTAAATCACTTACTTTTACATATCAAGGAGAAGGCGCATCCTTCTTCCCTGCCTCAAGAATTTGGATTAAACGGCAAGGAAATATGGTCATCGAAACACTTCAAGGTTTAATTGATGATGCTGAAGATGCCATTATTCGTATCAATGAACGTATTGCTGAATGTGAACGTGTCACCAAGCGATGTATTGAAATAACAAATTGGTGCAGACAAGCAACATCAGATTATGAATATGTAGTTGAAAACACTAGGAAGATTTACTTGCCGTTTGTGTACACCTATCAGGATTTATTAAACACTTATCCTTCCCCTCAAATTGGTTGGACTGTCACTGTAAAAGAAACAGGCATTGAATATCGATGGGATGGTTTCGACTGGATAAATATTAGCGTGTCAGATAAGTATGATGGTTTCAACATTGTTTCCAGCTATGTTGAGCCTTACAACATCAGATCAGTATGGTTGAGAACGAACAATGCTCCCAAAAAGATGAGGATAAAACCTTCTGTAGAACCCCCTGACGGAAGTATGGTTTGGATTAGAAAAGGATAAGGAGGAGTATATATTGAGCGACAATTTAATTCCCGTAAACACAATGGGTTATATGGACGAAGAAACAGAGCAATGGATACCCATTGATGCTATAGGGTTAAAATCAAATAATATCAGATATACTGCAGACGATATTCAAGAGGCTTTTGATAAAGCTTCTAAGGATATAAAAAACGTAATAAGCACAGTCGATTCTGGCTTAACAGATATAACAAACACTATTGGAGATATTTCAAAAATCCCTGCATCCGGTGCAACAATTGTTGATAAAGTCTTAAATGAATTTATCAGACGAAGTGTCAATGTTCAGGATTTTGGAGCTAAGGGTGATGGTGTTACTGATGACACTGAAGCTTTCAAAGCTGCCTTTGCAAGTGGGAAACGAGAGGTTTTTGTTCCGGCAGGGATTTACATGGTTCAAGGATTACATATCCCCTCTTATGTCAGACTTTACGGTGTTGGATCAGGATCTATTATCAAGCTTCACCCAACTGCTGCCGGCACATCTTGTGTGTTAACCAATAGCGACTACACAAACGGAAACGAGTACATCTTAATTGAAGACTTAGACCTCGATTGGAATTTAGACAAAAAGGACAACACTATTACAAATGGAACAAATGCAAACTGTGTGGGTATTGTTAACTCTAAATTTGTTCGGGTTAGAAACGTCAATGCTCGAAATCCAGGTGTGCACGGTTTTGATGTAAGTTCCCCTGTTTGGAACTCTTCCTCTGATGGAGCAGATCATTATCAGCCAAATGGTAGCAAATATGTGTGGATTGAAAATTGTACTGCAACTAATTATGGTGATGATGGCTTCACAACTCACTATTCTGATTACATCTTCTTCACTAACTGTTATGCTTATGACGCTAATGGGTCTGCCCACGATAAAGGCTCTTCAAATTCAAATGGTTTTGAAATTGATGATGGCTCTAAAAACGTATGGCTGGTGAACTGTTACAGCCGAAAAAACTGTAGAGGATTTGAAGTTAAAGCGCACAGCAGAGCCCCAGCAGCAAGAAACGTAAATTTAATAAACTGCTACTCTGAAAACGATATTCGCTCATTTGACTTCAGACACGTTGGCTTCCATCTTGCCACCGAAAAGATCTCCACAAGTGCATTCGATATTAATGTTGTTAACTGTACTGCCAAGTACCCTATTTATAATGACCTTTATACAGGGTTAAATCCCCGTGCTCTTGTTATTTCCGCATATAGAAATGTCAACGTATCAAACTTCAATGCAATTGGCGACCCAGCCTATGATTACAAGAACACTCCTATTATCACTACTCAATATAAGAGTAGAAACATCAACCTAAATAACATTTCAGTTTCGGGATTTACAACAGCGAGTAACGATATTTATGTTATCGGCGGAGCTCAAAAGTCTGACAATGTAAACATTTCAAATGTCACCATTCATCAATCTGCATTAGTGGGGATTGCGGTTGGGAGCAGAGTAGACTCAGTTAATATCAATAACGTGAACCTAACCGGAACAAACAAAGCAGGTTCGATAGGTGTTTATTGCACTAACTCACAAGCCAATATTAGCGCTGCGATGTGCGAACAATACGCTACTCCCAGTAAAATTGCCGGAAAAACCTACACTTTTATCCCGAATAATTTCAAAGGCGGTTTACGCGGGGCTACGACTTCTGGCTATGCTAAAACAAATACTAGTGCAGTATTAGCTTCATCGGGTGAACCTCAAGCACTTGGAGATGCTACTTTAGTTGGAGCCACTACTGGAGGATGCGTTGCAAAAGGAACAAGAACCAACGTTTTCGGATCATCAGGGGGAAGCTCTGTAGATGGATCTCGTAGCGGTGTTTACAACTCCAATGATTCTCATATCGAGGGGCAAAATGTATCACGTGAAATCCACGCTTCTGGCGGGGTAAAACTTGGTGAAAATGATCGCTATATGGTGGTTGGCGGATTTGGCGCTACTCCATCCAGAGCGAATATTAAATGGATGCTAAACTCCATAAATGGGGATATAACATCTGCAGGAAAGATGAATGGCGGAGCCACCTTTAGTGATTACGCTGAGTATTTTGAAAGCCTTGACGGAAAAGCGATTCCGACAGGGACAATTGTCACTCTTGAAGGAGCTAAAATTCGCCCGGCGAGAAAAGGTGAAGATGTACACGGAGTAATCTCCGAAACTGCAGGAACTATTTTAGGCGGAGCTGATATTCACTGGCAAGGTAGATATTTAAAGAATGAGTTCGGTGGATACATATATGAAGATGTGGTCAACCCAGAAACCGGTGATGTTAAGAAACTGCCTAAAGTAAACCCTGAGTGGATTGAAAAAATAGATTACGTCCCTCGTGAAGAACGCCCTGAATGGAATATAGTTGGATTGCTTGGACAGGTTTATGTGAAAGTGGACAACACCGTTTCTGTTGGAGATCGGATTGAAGGTAATTATGGCATCGGCACAAAAACAGAAGACAGGTTTTACTCTTGGAAGGCTATGGAGATTGTAACCCCATATTCAGACAAGCTTGGCTATGGCATTGCCATCTGCTTAATTAAGTAATCCCTCAAAATTAAAGGAGGTGGTTATGTTCTAGTTAAAATATAAATTTTATTCAATTTACAGCATTCAAAAACAGAGATAACAAGAGCATATGTGAGATAAAGAGAGATTGGGATTTGTCCCCTTCTCTCTTTTTTGTGCTCAAATTTAATTTTTAGGAGAGATGTTTAAAATGGCTATTCAAGTAAGAGAAAATCTTGTCTCAACCAGCAAATACTCTATTAAGTGTCCGTATACGTTATCAGCCTCTTATATTACATTTCATAACACAGCCAATGATGCATCTGCAGACGCTGAAATTCGCTACATGATCGGCAACAACAATGAAGTTTCTTATCACTTCGCCGTTGATGATGAAGAGGTCGTCCAAGGTTTACCTACAAATCGAAACGCATGGCACACTGGTGATGGATCAGGTGCGAATTCAGGAAACCGTACTTCTATTGGTGTAGAGGTTTGCTACTCCAAATCAGGTGGAGAGCGCTACAGAAAAGCTGAAGCGTTGGCTATTAAGTTTATTGCACAACTCCTTAAAGAACGTGGCTGGGGTGTGGATCGAGTTAAAAAGCATCAAGACTGGTCTGGCAAGTACTGCCCGCATCGAGTTCTTGATGAAGGCCGTTGGAATGCTGTTAAAGCTGCTATTGCTGCTGAATTGAAAGCACTGGACGGAAATACTTCTTCCTCATCTTCAAAGCCAACAAACGTTGTTAAAACAAATGGTTCTTATGTTAAAAACACAGTTATCGCTGACAGTCTTAATGTGAGAACCCAACGCAATGCAAACTCCTCTATTGTACTCGCTCTTCCTAAAGGCTCCACTGTCCAATACCAAAAAGGATCAACTCAAAATGGTTGGGGATATATCAAATATACAAACTCTAAAGGTGCTACATACAGCGGTTACGTAAATGTGAAATACATTAAAAGTGATACTGAACTTGGACAATCAACCCCAAAGCCTAAATCCACTTCTAAGCCTAAAAGCAGTGGTATCAAATCTGTAGGCAAAATTAAAATTGTCGGTGTACAAAGCGCTGCAATCGTTATGGACAAACCCGATAAAAACAAAGCGAAGAATCTCGGCACTGTGAAGCTAGGTGACACACTCAGCATTTCTGGCTCAGTGAAAGGATCAAACAATGCTAAGGGTTACTGGGAAGTTATCTACAAAGGTAAACGCGGCTACATCTCAGGACAATTTGGGTCAAAAATCTAAATATATTTAAAATATCTTTGAGGATGATTGTAGCTCAAAGTGTATCAATAATTATTTAGGAGGTGATGTGTCATTACCTCCTATTTTTTATGGAGGATGATTGCATTGTGGCTGAAAAAGAAAATTATGAAGTTTTAAAGACCGAGGTCGCTCATATAAAAGAACGTCTTAAAGAACAAGCAGAAGATAGAAAAATCATGTTAGAAACACAAAAAACAACAAGTGAATCGCTCATTAGGCTTACAACTGTTGTTGAGAATCAGGAAAAAAACCTTGTTGAAACAAAAAATTTGTTCACCACTGAGATAGCTGGATTAAGAAATGAATTTCAGCAAGTTAATCAGTCGCAAACAAAGTGGCTTCAAAACTTATTAGAAGGAACATTCGGAAAGACATTAAAGATTTTAGTTTTAATTATTCTCTTACTGCTTGGTGCAGAGATCGCTGGTGTTGATATCACTAAATTAGCTAATTTATAAGGAGACGATTTAATGACTAAAATTAACTGGAAAGTAAGACTAAAAAAGAAAACATTCCTGGTTGCAATCTTCTCTGCAACTCTTTTGTTTGCACAAGCAATTGCATCTGCTTTTGGATACGACATTTCTGTGTTTAGCGATGATCTTACTGAGAAATTTAATGCTTTACTTACGTTTTTAACTGCAATGGGGGTTGTAGTGGATCCAACCACTACAGGTATCTCAGACAGCGATCAAGCAATGGAATACACGGAACCAAAATAACTTGGGGAGGTTATCTCCCCTTTTTTTCATTTTAAAGAAGAAAGGAATGATTATTGGTCATGCAAATAGGATCTGGATATATCGGGAGTTCAATGCTTGAGAAGTCAGAGTCTAACCATGAAGTAATCCCTTCCCCACCTGCAACCTGGACGATTAAATATTCTTTCTATAAATTCAGCTTTTCGAATGATCAGGAATGTCACGTATCAATAAATGGTGGTGATCCTATCTATTTAAGAGCTGGGCAAGGCTTTCAAATGGACGCTCATGATTCACCTATCACAAGCTTCAAGATTTCTGAGTCAGGAATAACATATAACTTTTTGGGGGCGCATAAATGAGTTTCTTCAATCCAATGGTTAATGTCTCAATTGTCACTGGGAAGTCTGCTTATGATATTGCAGTAGACAATGGTTTTTCAGGAACTGTAGAGGAATGGTTAGCTTCACTAAAAGGTGAAAAAGGCAGTACTGGAGCTACAGGTGCAACCGGGGTTAAAGGTGCTACTGGCGCTGCCGGTAAAGATGGAAAATCAGCATATGAATTAGCCGTTCAACAAGGTTTCACTGGAACATTAGATGAGTGGCTCGCTTCGTTAAAAGCAACAACAAACTGA